CCATTGTGCTTCAATAGAAACACCACTATGGTTAATTGAAATAGTGACGCAATCTTTTACTTGTGGTGTGTTATCGTTACTATTCATTGTTTTATTACTTTCTGTGAATTTTTAACACTACCAAGAATATCGGTTTGGGGTGGAAAATTACCCGCCAGACTGGCCGAATTTCGACCAACTAGATTTTTAGCATATTTCCGGGAAAATTGCAAGCCCAAATTGAAGAGTCTAGGGAGAATTTTTAACGATACCAGACTTGGCAAGAATACAGAAGAAGTGCTATAAAACTTAGTTTAGATTGGACGCTTGATGAATGCTAGGTTTTTGGCTAGTTGGTATTTGTCGTAAGGTGTTGATATGATTATACTTAGTTATATGCTTATATTGGTATACACCTTAAAGATAATAGAAAGAACAATAGAAGAATGCGTAGAGATGGTGGAAATTTTGGGGAAATTGGGATGGTAGTCTACATAGCTGACCGTTATTTTATCAATATACGAAAAAACCCGCAGTTTTTGCGGGAATTATTAACATTTTTCAATATTCACACTCAGTGTGTGTTTATGTTTTCTCTTGGTAGTTTTTGGTTATTTTTATATTGCCGCCAAATTTTGTCGACGTAAGTACGAATTATGCACGCCAAACTCACTTTTCTACCATTTCTGGTCTATTATTGGATGATTTGTTGTCTCCGCCTAGGGTAAAAAGTATACCTAAAAATAAAAATGTTCAATATTTCGGCTATTTTTTAACATTTGCAAAACCGTCAATTTTTCTCTATTTTACTATAAAACGCTCATTTTGGCGACGAGATATAAGGACTTACGTCAATTATCTAAAAACACTTACGTCAAATCGTTCGTCCCAGAAGAAATTTTTGTAAGCAAGAAAAATATTTATAAATACTCAAACCTGGGACGTAACCCAATTTATAGCAAATTTGCCTTGTTTTAAGCTATATTTCATTAAAATACAATGGGAAGAGAATAATATATCCGGTCTCTACAAAATATTTTCTGAAAATTAGAATTTTTGGAATTCGCCGGATAGTCAGTCTAATAATTTTTCAACGCATATTTTTGATAAACTCACGATATTCCCTATCCACATCACCAAATTCTTCAAATAAAATCTCAATATGTTTTCTTGGAATTTTATTAGACAGGTGGGCGGTTAATAAATTTTCTTGATTTTCATATACTAATTGATGAACCACGCGGTGACAATATTCGCATAATAAAACTATATCTTCCTTCTTTTCTCTGTATAGTCTGTCGTAATTAGTATGGTGTAAATGAATATGTTCGGCGGTCCCGCATTTTGAACATTTAAAATTCTCTCCGAGATTTCTTCTATACTTAGCCTTTTTATTCCGCCAATGGTGGGAATTCAGGTATTTATTGTAATCTACATGTTTTCTCTTTTTGCCGGGCATGATTTATTATAATTTTCTTTCATTGGTAACTTGCGTCAAAAGTTTACCCATCTTAACTTAGCAATAGATACTATAGTTACTTATGATACTATAGATACAATAGTTACTTATTATTACGTTTAATCGCTGCGCCTCTTGGCTGTCGCTCATCTTGTTCGTTTACTCTCGCACTCATCTTAGAGATGCTCGAATAAACTACACGTACTATTCGACGTAAGTATAATGTGAAAAGTCCGAGCTGTCAAGTAAATCCGTATACTATTTTCACTTATTTTCTCCGAGAATTTTGTTGTCGCCCTAAGTGTAGGCTTGGTAATATGTTAGGGAATAAACTATTTTCCGGAATATTGTATAATTCCCTTACAGTGCTGAACGCCATAAATACTCAAAATGAAAATATGTAGGCGGGCTGGCTTTATATTATGCCGGTCACCAGCACAACCGTTAGGTTGTAATTTCTCTTACAGTGAATTTTCGTATTAAACCATATTCTCGGCCACCAATTAGAATAACAATAACTGTTCCGGCATTTTAATAGTATTTGACTGACTATAACATGGTGGCGGCCTACCGTGTTGCTAGTGATTGGACAACCGCATATTTATTCTTGTATTATTTCCCTTTGATTATTCAATAAACAAAAATATCCGCCTATACCATTACACCGTATAATAGTGTGATGATATGACGGATTATACTATTTTTACCGCTTGACTAAGCGTAGTAATTATTTCTCAAATTAATAAGAATATCGCTGATTTTAACTGACTTTGGCATGATTTTTGCGGGGGAATTAGTACAGATTGTACATTTCACATATAATCTACGCGGTTTGATGCAGTATATGAGAGTTTTTGACGAATTCTACAGTAGTATATACCTCAACTTGACCAACATCAAGTAAAACTAACATAAAACGGCTGATTTTATTAGGAATTGAGTGACTACGGCATGGGCGGCATGGTATAGTTAGGACGGATAGGACAACTGATAATATCATACTTTTATACTTGGAATATGCGAAACTATAGAAACGAAAATACCCGCCGAAGATATGTAGAATATCCTGGGCGGGTATAGAAACGAAAAAACCCCGTTAGGCTATATAGCCTAACGGGGAGTTAAATTATTTTGTTAACCTGATAACGATAATTATCAGGAACGTAAGAAAAATGAGTCCCGTCATATTAACGGCGTGACTTTTGAGGTTTGCCGTTAGTCACGGTTTCCGGTGCCTGGGGCTGTGGTTGCCCGCTTCCAGCAGGAGCGCGAGGCGTGCTGATAACTGAATGAATCGGCTGGGGAGCGCCGAACAAATTCATTTCTTCCGCACCCATCTCGATTTCTTCATCGGTGATGCCGACTTCCGAAGTAGTGCGGCCTCGCGACACGTTTTGAAGTCCGGCAGACGCAAGATTGAACGTCATGCCGCACAATTCAAACGCAACCTTAATTCCACGAATTGCCGCCTCCAGTGTACCGATTTCAATGTCCATCGCCCGCGCGGTTGATTCCTTCCAGTCAGCATAATCGGCTTGGTTTCCGCTGCGCTGTTGCTCCAGAAGATACGTCATGGCAACTGAACGGTTGTGATGATTGCCGCAATTCGGAATTGACTTGCCGGAACGGTCTTTTGTGTTCTGGAGCGCAACAGAAGCTTCGCGCCAAGATTTGAAGGTCTGTCCGGCCAGAATTGCCAATACCTGGGCACGTGTCGAGTTGTCATTTTTCTTCGCCATAGTATCACGTTTCCTCTTTCGTTGAGAGTTTTAATCGAGTCTCCCGGAACTCGCTGCGGGTTAATCCCGCGTGTCTGCATTCATTGTAAGGTTCTATCGGTCGGTGTCAACCGAGAAAATCAAAATTTCCCCGAATTCGATTAGACAGTAATCAACAAAGCCAAACTCACAACAATCCAAATAAAACCGCAAACAAGCGCAGTATCAACCAAATTTCCCCAAAATTCTACGATTTTTTCGCGTTCATCTTCAGTCATAGTTTTCCCTTTTCATATCGTTGTTTAAGACCTCCCGCCATCCTAATAAGATTATCGGCTAACGTCAACAGAATTCTTTACTGATTTTATCGATTCTAGTGGTGTTATCATTTTGATTCAATACTATGGAATACTGTACTCGATTATATTTAACCCTATGGTAAACTGTCTCGGAATTGCACTTATTGTTTTTTCGACATATCCCACACGTCAAGATAAAACGTGTTCTAGAGCCATTCTACGCCTGCACGAACGATACGGTTTTTACTTTTACATACCGATTGCAATAACTCCCGTGCCAAACTAAAATAAAATTTTATGTGGTTCGTGTCACGATTTCTCTATCGTTTGCACTAATCTTTACCAATATGGTCATCTTTATATATCACTCAATAGGTGATGATTATACTTTACCATTTTAGTATAATATACCGTCATATATGAACTATAGTAAGATTACATGCGATAGATACTATAGAATACTATAGGATACTATAACCTACAATAGACTACTATCATCATACTATAGAACTACTATATATAAATTAACACTAAGTTAAACTACTATTGTCATACTATATTTGCTATGTTGGTCGTGTTCATACTATAGTATAGTAGGGGTTATTTGTTTGTATAGTATATTATAGTATAGGCGTCGGCGGCAGGAGGGGTTCATACATAACTGACAACTTTCCCGTAAAATGTACAACCCAACTTATCACACCTATAATTGTTATCAAATGTCAATAGCCCTATGTATATTGTTGTCAGGTTCAAAAAATTTTTGCCACAAATTATCCATAAATTGTCCAATTCCTACTACCACGATTAGCTATATATTTTTATAAAAATCCCGTATTTAACCACGATGAGGTGGCCACTAGGTCACCGAATCGTGTATGATATAGTAGAGACAATTGACATAACTTATTAAAACAACGACAGTTAGTCGTGAGGAGAATGAAATGAATGATAATAAACATAGTCAGGCTGTACAAAGTACAGTATTGGTTCAGGCAACCGCTGCGTTAGAATCAACTGTAGCTAAAGAATTAAAAGAAGAAGATAAGCCGGAGGTTGCCCAAGCAATCCTAAACCAACTCGTAGGAAAAGCAAACAATGATAAGATTACCGAATAACATTTCTGCCGAAGAAGCTAATAATACTATTCATAAAGTATGTCAATCCGTAAGCAGAAATTTTGCGTTTGACCATTTTGAACCAGAAGATATCTATCAGGAAGCTTATATTATTTGTGCAGAAGTAATTGAAAAGTATGACGGTCAACGACCATTAGAGAATTTCTTAAATGTGTCGGTTAGGAACAGACTCTATAATTTCAGAAGAGATAATTCAAAATACTATAAATATCAATGTGATATATGCAATAATGAAGACTCTGATAATTGTGATAACTGTTTAAGACAAAGAGTCTTATTCAATACAAAGAAAAATATAGACCACCCTCTGAATATTGATGAAGTACAAAGTGAGGTTACCTACGAAGTAGACAATATAGATGTAATGTCTAATAAGGAAATATTTGCTTTGATTAATCGGAATCTGCCTATTTCTATGAGAACAGATTATTTGAAAATGCTCTCCGATGTATATGTTAATAAAAATCGCCGGTCAGAAATTATAGACCGTATTAAAGATATCTTGACTCAAAATGATTGTATGGATGAATAATGGCAAAATACAAAGAAGGTAGATTTACTCTTGATGAAATTGAGTATATAGAACAAAATTATAAAAAGATAGAAGTAAAACTTATCGCTAAACACTTAAGTCGTAAGGCTAGTAGTGTGAAACGATATATAACTGAACATATAGTTAATCCTGGCAAATCTATTGCAGCTCAAAATCTTAGACTGGAATACGACATAAAAACCAGACCATATTGGAAAGATATAGAAGCACAATTTACAGAAGATGAACTTCCATTATTTGTATACTATTGGGAAAAAACTATTAGTCAGTTTAAAGATGACGTACTACCAACGGAAGAACTACAAATTGTTGATATGGTAAAAATAGAATTATTGATGAGTAGAGGTCTTAAACAGCAAAATACCAACCAACAAAATATTGCCTTACTTGAGAAATTATTGGTTGATGAACAAGCACAGAATGTACCAGACCCAATGAAGGTAAATAGTCTAAGTACACAAGTTGCTCTTGCTCGTTCTGCCCAAACAGCATGGTCTAAAGAATTCCAAGAGCTTTCTAATCGAAAACTAGCTATCTTAAAAGAACTTAAAGCCACACGACAACAGCGTGTTAAGAACCTGGAAAGTTCTAAAGCTAACTTTATTGGTATGTTAGCTGAGTTAATCGAAAATAAAAACATAAGAAAAGAATGGGGCGAATATATCGAGAAGATGCGTGTGGCTACAGAAGTTGAAATGCGTAGATTAACCGATTACCATCAGTATAATGACGGTGTAGTTGACCAACCAATATTTACAGCCGAAACCGCAAAGGAAGATAATGTCCTCTCGTAGAGATTACAATGACCCAATCTATAAAGCTTGGAGAGTGAAGATATTTAAAAGGGATGGTTTTCGTTGCCAGTTTCCCGGCTGTACTTGTAAGACAAAATTAAACGCACATCATATTATCCGTTGGGCTGACGCACCTATGTTAAGGTTTGAGGTCACCAACGGTATTACTTTATGTAAAACCCACCATCAGTTAATTAGTGGCGCGGAACATTGTTATATGCAGTTATTTGGAGATATAGTGAGAGGAAAACAAAAATGAATCACGAAACATTACCTTTATATGTAATTATGAAAGCTCTTGAGCAAAAGACCAAAATTGGATTAATATTTCCTAGATTTGAATTAGCGATACGCTTTTGTGATAAGATTGCTACTATAACTAAAGAAATTACAGACAAATATCAAGTATTAAAATATGCAGATTTCTATCGTATTACAATAGGAGATTCTGAATTGATGTTTTTCCCAGCTAATCAAGAATATACTTATAGTAGACGTTTAGATGAATATATTTTTGTTGGCAGAAAAGATATTTCAAACGATTTAATTGAAACAGTTATGGCTGGTTTTGGTGTTATAGCAGATAATGTGATTGTGGAATTAGGTTCTGATATTTCAATCATTAAAAGAAACAACAACATATTCCCATGTTTACAATAATCCAAGATACCCGCGAGCAAATCCCACTAGATTTTTCCTTCTTTGAAGAATGTAAAGGTGTGGAAAAACGCAAAGTTGATACAGGCGACTACAGTATGGTTGGCTACGAAGATAAGGTATTTATTGAGCGTAAACGTAATAGTGGTGAGCTATCTATTAATCTTGGTGTAGACAAAGATAGATTCTATCGTGAACTTGAGCGAGCTAAGGATATACAATTCAAATATATTATATGTGAATTCTCAGTAAACGATTTATTAGAATTTCCTAAAAATTCAGGTATACCAAAAGATAAATGGTCTAAACTTAGGTTTAATGGTAAAGCCCTGTATGGTCTATGTAAAAAAATCGAAGAAAAGTATGATATCAAATTTGTCTTTTGTGATAATCGTCACGACGCCGCCGAAGAGATTATTAAAATATTCACACAGGTATATGAAAGTAATAACGTAGGTTTTTAATAATGGGTATTAGTACAACAGATGTAATTCTAAAAAAGAGACTAGAAGAAGACGCTTGGTTAAATTTACCGAAAGGTTTTGACCCGGATTTAATATTTAATCCACTAACCAATATGCCTTCTGGTATTGACGACGAAATACATCTGTATATTATTTGGTTAATGAGTCATCCAGAATATTTTACTTTAATGACAAAGTATATATTTAATATTGAATTAACGCCAATGCAGTTTTGTATTTTAAGAACCTTGTGGGAGAAGAAGTTCCCAATGTTAATCGGCTCCAGGGGACTCTCAAAAACGTTCTTATTGGCAGTATATTGCCTACTCAGATTATTATTACTTCCTAAAAGAAAAATAGTAGTAGCTGGTGCTGCTTTCCGTCAGTCTAAATTCGTGTTTGAGTACATGGAAACAATCTGGAATAACGCACCGGTATTGAGAGATTTAGTTGGTAGTCATGGTGGACCATCTAAAGATATTGATATGTGGAGATTTCGTATATTTGATAGTGTAGCATCATTCATTCCTATTGGTCCCGGTGGTGATAAGATTAGAGGTTTGCGTGCTAATGACGTGCTGGGTGACGAGTTTTCATGTTTGGGATACAACAGCATGGTAGAAACCACCAATGGTTTTATCCGTATACAAGATTTTGACAGATGTACTACACTACCAACAGGCAATCCAATCAAGCCAATAGAATCTCCTACTAAGTTTATTAAAACCCCGTTAACCGACGTATATGAAGTAAAGTTAAGAAATGGCTACGTAATCAGATGCTCTAACATACATCAAGTTATGACTAATAATGGTTGGAAATTAGCTAAAGACCTACAACCCGGAGACTGGATTGAGGAAACAAGAAACGATAACGGATTTGAGTTTGGCAAAACTGAAATTGTTGATGAAAAAACTGCTTGGCTAATGGGAATGTTGGTCAGTGAAGGGTCTATTAAAAATAAAAATACAATTGGCGTAACTACAACTGACATTGTAACACGAGATAAACTTATCAATGAATATGGGTTTAAGCTATTTATTAGAAAAGAATACATTGATAAACGTGGATGGATATGCAAAGAATCTTATTCTCTTTATAAATGTGACACGGATTTAAGAAAGAAATTTTACGAACTTGGTTTAGATTACGTCACCGCCCACGATAAGAAAATTCCTTGGTCAATCTTACAATCTACTAAAAATATAATTGAAGCCTTCTTGTCCGGATTATTTGAAGGAGACGGGTCTTGCTTTTTATTCAATGACAAGCAAAGGAACGTACCTAATAAAATTGGACTAGCTTATTATTCCGTATCTGAAAGATTATGCCGCGATGTACAGGTATTAATGAATAAACTTGGTTTTGATGGCTATATTCAGAATAGAGAATCAAAGATAAGTGAAAATCTACAATGGTTTGTACGATGGAATAGTGCGGCGGCTAGAGACGCTGCTATAATGCTAAAGGTACCAAGGTTTCAAAACGCTATAGATAACTGTTTGATTCCAGTTGAACACGCTTATGTATCATACGACATCGAAAAAAATATTTGGTTTACAACTTTGTTAACTTGCGGCAAATATAAGCGAGTAAGATTTCAAACCAAAGAAGCCGCTGAACTACATGTAATTGAATGGAAGAATCGGCAAAAGTATCGTAAAGTTGTTTCTGTAACTAAATTAGACAAACAGGAACATTTATATGATTATTATCTTCCAGCAACGCATAGTTTTTATGCCGAGGGTTTTAGACAGCATAATTCAATTAGTAGAGAAGTATTTGAAACAGTTATCGTTGGTTTCGGTGCTGTTAGCTCATCTCCAATAGATAATATGAAGCAGGTAGCGGCAGAAGCAGCAGCTAAAGAACTCGGCGTATGGAAAGATGATGCTAAGCAAGCTATATTCACTAATATGCCCAACCAATTAGTATTGTCCGGTACAGCTTATTATTCTTTTAATCACTTCGCGCATTACTGGAAGATATGGCATAAGATTATTGAGAGTAAAGGTGATAGTAGTAAAATAGCTGTTGCTTTCGGTGGAGAAGATAAATATGACCCAAGTATATCTCATAAAGATTTTGCTGTTATCAGAATACCATATGATTTAATACCAGCCGGTTTCATGGATGCAGCACAGGTAGCCCGTTCTAGAGCCACATTCGACGCTGGTACGTTCGAGATGGAATACTTAGCTATATTCTCTAAAGATAGTAATGGGTTCTTTAAACGAACATTAATTGAGGCTTGTTGTGTAAACCATAATACAGAATTTAATATGCTACCACAAGGAGCGGAGATGTTCGCTGCTGTTACAGTAGGTAACCCAGATTGTCAATATGTATTTGGTATCGACCCAGCTTCCGAAGTAGATAATTTTGCTATAGTCATCTTAGAGATTCATAAAACACATCGACGTATCGTACATTGCTGGACGATTAATCGTAAAGGTTTTAAAGAAAGAGTCAAAGCCGGTGTTGTACAGGAGAATGATTACTACCAATATTGTGCTGGTAAAATTAGAGATTTAATGAAAAGGTTCCCGACCACTAAGATAGCTGTAGATACCCAAGGTGGGGGTTATGCTATTTTAGAAGCTTTACAGAATACAAAAGATGGTAAATTCCAGCCACTACTACCAATGATTGACCCGAATAAACCAAAAGATACAGATGCTCAAGCTGGATTACATATTATCGACTTAGTTAATTTTTCTGGCGCTGATTATACAAGAGACTCTAACCACGGTCTACGTAAAGACTTAGAGGATAGAGTTCTGTTATTTCCTTATTTTGATAGTATTACTTTAGCCGAGGAAGATTTAAGACAAGATACTACATTATATGATGGACTAGAAGATTGCGTGCTAGATATAGAAGAACTAAAGGATGAATTAGCTACTATTGTAGTTACTGAAACCGCTACAGGTCGCCAAAGATGGGATACACCAGATGTTAAGTTGTCTGGTGGTAAAAAAGGTAGAGCTAGAAAAGACCGTTACTCAGCTTTACTTATGGCTAATATGTTAGCTAGGTCAAATAAGGATATAGTACCTCTAGAATGTACGGATGGCGGTGGTTTTGCTAATTCTTATCAGAAAGTATCAGAAGGTCCGTTATATGTTGGCCCACAGTGGTTTACTGCTAAAATGAACGGTTTATATTAAAAAGTGTATAATATAGTAGAGTAATACAACTGTAATTCAATTAGGTAAAAATATGACATCTCCAAAATCCGCCTACTCTTCTTTCGGTACAATAGAAGAACGCAAGTTAGCTTTATCTGCCATGACAGAAAACATTGATAGTTATGGTTTGTCTTCAGCTAATATGGGTTCACGTACATTCCAAAATATTGGTCCAAATATGAGCACACTCAGCGAGTATAATCGCGGAGATTACGAATATTTTAGACCCAGTGAAATGTTACCTCGTACTACTATGGAGAAAATAGCCGCCTCTATTAGAGCGTATGATGATTTTGGTATTATCCATAATATCGTAGATTTAATGGGAGACTTTGCTTCTCAGGGCGTGAGAATAGCGCACCCTAATAAAAAAATTCAAAAATTTCTTAATAACTGGTTTAAGAAAGTTAGCGGTAAAGAACGTTCTAACGCTTTTCTTAATATGTTATATCGCTGTGGCAACGTGTTTGTACGTAGATTAGATGGTAAAATTTCTCTAAAAATCACAAGAGAAATGTCACAAGCACAGGATGGTATTCCAAGTCTAGATATACAAAAACAAGAAAAACGTAAAATTCCACTAAGATATATCTTCTATACTCCTTTAGCTATAGAACTTATAGGCGGAGATTTAGCGTCATTTTGTGATAGTAAATTATATGCTTTAAAATTATCTGGAGTAGCTTCTACTATTAAACGTACTGGTATTGCTAATAAAAGCGATATAGAACAATTAGTTGGTGATTTACCACTAGAAATTCAACAAGCTCTGAAAAGTGGTAAGAAATATATTCCACTCAATCCTAATGAAGTAAGCGTTTATCACTACAAAAAAGACGATTGGGATGGTTGGGCAAAACCTATGATTGCTCCTATTCTCAAAGACCTATACATGCTAGATAAGCTAAAATTAGCAGACCTTACAGCTTTAGATGGGGCTATTTCTAGTATCAGAATATGGAAACTAGGTCATTTAGATGGTGTAAACTCAATTTTACCAAATAAAGCAGCGTTGGATAGATTACGCTCTTTAGTATCTAATAATACATCAGGCGGTGTACAAAACTTGGTATGGGGTCCAGAACTTAATCTGACAGAAACAGCTAGCACTTCATATAATTTCTTGGGTGAAGAAAAATATAAGCCAGTATTAGAAGCTATTTATACGGGTCTAGGTATACCGCAAACATTAGTTGGTTCTGGCGGTAAAGGTTTTACTAATAATTATATGTCTTTAAAAACATTAGTAGAACGTCTAGAATATGGTAGAGAAATTCTAGTAACTTTTTGGGATAGTCAACTAAAATTGATTCAACAAGCTATGGGTCATAAAGAACCAGGAGTTGTTATTTTCGATGAAATGGTTCTTTCCGATGAAGCCGCACAAGGAACGTTATTATTACAAATGGTAGATAGAAATCTTATAAGTGATGAAACTCTACGTGATAGAATTAAGGTTAATAACGATATTGAAGAAACACGTATTCGTAGAGAAGCTAAGGATAAAGGAACTAGATTGCCACCTAAAGCTAGTCAATTTCATAGCCCACATGTTGAGGATGACTTGAAAAAGATTCTACTTCAAGGTGGTAGTGTTAGTCCTAGTGAACTTGGTCTAGATTTACTACCACGTAAAAAGGGTGAAAAGTCTAAAAACGACCAACAAATGGAGATGCAGCAAAAAGTGGCTGAAACTAGACAGAAGGGTTCTACGTTAAATGGTAGACCTCCAGCGTCTAAAGATTCTGCTAAGCGTAAGCAAAAGAAGGTATTACCTAAAGCGAAAGCTGATTTTAGCTTTGCTAGTCTGTCTTTGGTTGCTAACGATAAATACAAGTCTATTTCAGAAATCGTATCACAGGCTGTTTTACAAGGATTGAATAAGAAAAATCTTCGTATGTTGACTACAGCAGAATTTAGCGGTTTGGAAAAACTAAAGTTTACCGTATTTTCTAATTTTAACCCATTATTAGAAGTTACCGCCGAAAATGTGTATTCAATATTAGAGAAAGGTATTAACGTAAACTCAAGTATGGCGACGATATACAAAGGTTTATGTACTGAATTTATTAAGAAGAATGATAGAGAACCTACTACTGATGAACGTCGTTCTTTAGAGATTTCATCTTATATAATAACTTACAGCGAGACTGACGAGACCTAAATCCTTAATCGGTCTTATAAAAAAAGATAAGGATTATATAAATTTTTTTAAAATTCGTGTATAATTATGTGAGGGAATAGATGGTAATTTTCGAGCAAGAAAGAAAAGACGGTATAGCCGAACTAGTTAGTAGTAAAGCTTCTATCGCTTTTGATACTCAACTAATTACTAAACCAACTCCAAAAGACGATAAAAGTATCGCCGGTTTATTAGAAATTGAAAATCCCAACCAAATTGATTTATTTTATCTTAATTGTATATTAGCTTCAACTGGTTGGAATAAAAATGACGATGTTTTTGATAAATATGAAACTTGGAGAGCTAGAGCTACACCTGTAGATAAACCGTTTAACTTTATGCATGACGGTAATGATATTATAGGTCATATTACTGGTAGTTTAGCTATTTCACAACAAGGTCAAACTATTAGTGATGACGCAAGTTTAGATGACCTGCCGGACGATTTCGATTTACTTGTTAGTTCTGTTATTTACAAACGTTGGCCCGGTGAGGACCGAACAGAAGAAATAGCGCAATTAATAAAAGAAATCGGAGAAGATAAATGGTTCGTTTCTATGGAATGTTTATTCCCTGGTTTCGATTATGCTCTTATTGACGCATACGGAAATCAACATATAATTAAAAGAGAAGAATCTACCGCCTTTTTAACCAAATATTTACGTGTTTACGAAGGTACTGGTAACTACCAAGGTTATAAGATTGGTAGACTGTTAAGAGATTTCACTTTTTCCGGTAAAGGTTTAGTAAGTAAACCAGCGAACCCAAGAAGTATAATTTTTAATGATTCTATGATTTTTAATGGGAGCGAAGCTTCTGTTAATATGTTTACTGAAACAGAAGGAAGCAATACAATGTCAGATGAAAAAGATACTAAAATCAGCGATTTAGAAAAGCAAATTGCTAGTCTTGTAGAAGAAAATAAGACTCTTAAAACACAAGCTGATGAAGAAGTTAAACAAGGTTATGAAGATAAGATTGCTGTGTTAGAAGCTGAAATTGCTAATATTAAGACACAACTATCTGAAAAAGAAACAACTGTAGCTGAACTACAGAGAATTAAAGATGAAGCTAATACAGCTTTAGCATCTAAAGAACAAGAATTAACACAAATTAAAGCTGAAATGGCTAAGACAGCCAGAACAGTTAAATTAACTCAGGCTGGTGTAGAACAAGATAAGGTAGAAGAAATTCTAACTAAATGGTCAATCGCTAGCGATGAAATGTTTGATGAAGTAGTTGCTCTTTATTCTGAAGCTAAGAAAAACTGTGCTAAGGATAAGATGGGTGACGAAAAATGTTCAGACAAATCTGCGGCAGATGAAGAATTAGAAACTGATAAAGCCGACGTAAATACTCCTGCCGAAATTGTAGTAACTGAAGAACCAGAAGATAAATCTTTAGCTACTAGTGGTACTACTCCAGAAGAAGCACACGCTCAATTATATGAGACAGCCAAAGCTGGTTTGAGACAAATCTTCAAAAATACTCGTAACAAGAAATAATTATAAGGAGAAACAAGCAATGGCTTTAAAACCACACCGTATTCACTTAGATAGTGATATCTCTTTCTTCATGAACTCAACAGCGGAACGCGGTGGATTTGCCGTAATTTCTACAGTTGGTTCTGGGGATGCTCTAGACCAATCAAACGCAGTCGTAGCTTATGCAGCAAACCCATCTGGTAGCATGGCTATCGGTTGCTTAATGTGCGATGTAGTCAATATTGACTTAACTCGCCAAAAACTAAATCCATACAAGCATGAAGTTCAAGTTAACACAAAGGTTACACTATGGACTAAAGGCGAAGTTCAAACAAATATGATTTATCCAGGTTTAACAATTTCTGCTGGTGATAAGGCGTATGTAACAGTCAGCGGTCTTCTAACTAACGTTGATGCAGGCGTGACAGCAACTCCAATTGTTGGTGCTTTCCGTTCAAGCAAAGATGAAGACGGTTATGCTAAAGTTGCCTTTAATCTACCAATGGCGCGTAGCTAATAACCAATAATTTAAAGGAGAATAATAGATGAAAAGCCAATATAATGATTTATCACCAGAATTGAAAGAACTTATCGTTAAGACAGGTTCTAACAATCGCGACGAAGCTATTGCTGCTCAAGTAGAGTTTAGCAAGGCTGCTCAAGATGTACTAAGAGAAGGTATCCTATCTGGTGATGTTGTAACTAACGTGTTCTCATCAACAGTATACGGTCCAACCGCTGAAATCGAATATCCTTTGGATGCTATTGCTCCGGGTGAAGAAGATGAATTCGTTGCGTATACTAACCCAGGTGTTGGTCGTATTCCAGAACGTACAGCGGAAGCTGATTATGTTAAGATTCCAACATATGGTGTTGCTAACGCCATCGACTGGCCATTACGTATTGCTCGTAACGCTCAGTATGATATTGTTGGCCGTTACCTAGAAACCCTAGAAGCCGGTTTTACCAAGAAAATCAACGACGACGGATGGCATACAATTCTAGCCGCTGTCGCTGACCGTAACATCCTAATTTATGATGCTGACGCAACAGCAGGTCAGTTTACTAAGAGATTAGTTTCTCTTATGAAAACTATTATGCGTCGTAACGGTGGTGGTAACACAGCATCTCTAAACCGCTTCAAGCTAACCGATATGTTCCTATCTCCAGAAAACGTAGAAGATATGCGTAACTGGGGTGTAGACCAAGTTGACGAAATCACTCGTAGAGAAATCTACGTAGCTGGCGACGGTTCTCTAAACAGAATCTTCAGCGTTAACCTACACGAACTAGATGAACTAGGTGAAGACCAAGAATACCAAGATTTCTTCTCTGATATTCTAGGCGGTAGCTTAGGTTCTGGTGACACAGAGCTATTAATCGGTCTAGATATGAACAAGAATTCCTTCGTAATGCCTGTTCGTCAAGAAGTTGTATTGTTTGAAGACCCAACTCTACATCGTCAGCAAAGAGAAGGTTATTACGGTTGGGGTGAATGGGGCTTTGGTGTCCTAGATAACCGTGCCGTTATTGCTGGTTCTTGCTAATAGTAGATTAAATATAGTATTTTTAAGATTAAGGAGGCCGTTTACAGCCTCCTTTTTCTTTTGGTGTATAATATTATGAGGACAATAGGTTTAGCGTTTTCATAGGAGAATTTTATGACTATAAATGTAGGCAGCAGATTATATAGCAACGCGGTATCAAATACTAGTAGTGTAACTCCAGTCCAATTAAATTCTAATCAAGAATTAAAGTTTGGGGTAACAGTATTAGCGTTATCTACTAATTCAGCAACGGTTTATGTTGGTAACTCTGGTGTTACTACTTCAAACGGCTTTCCTCTAGCCGCTGGAGCCGGAATTCAATTAGCTATAGATAATCTTTCTAAAGTATATATTGTTGGGTCTGGTTCAGTTAGATGGATAGGAGGCTAATATGGGATTTAGCTATTTTCCTCCAGCCGGAGCCGCTGGCGGTGGTACAGGTGATATGTTAGCTTCTAATAATTTATCTGATTTAACTGATAAATCAGCCGCTCGCTCTAATTTACAATTGAATAGTATGGCTCAAAAGCCTAGTGGTGAATATCTAGCCAAAAGTGAAAATTTAATAGGTTTGTCAAACGCTGCTACCGCGCGAACTAATCTTGGTTTAACTAACATGTCTATCTGGAATGTCGTTCCTCCAGCTAGCGGTGGTATCGGATTAAGCTCTCTTCCAACAGCTAATTACCTTCTTGGTGGTAATTCAGGTGGTACAGCATATGAAGGTAAAAATGTAGTTGGTGGCGCTGGTATTAATATTACTCATTCTACCGGTCAAGTTAAATTTGATAAATTCAATACACCGACTTCTGGTACAGCTTTAAATCTTAACGTAAGTAATTTCTTATATAAAGTAATGGATTCTAGTACAACGTTTACTGTAGTTAGCGGTACATTTGGTCAAGATTTCCGTATGATGTTGGTTCAAGATTCTGTTGGTAATAGAACAGCTACTTTATTTTCAACTATTAGATGGATAACATCTGGTGGAACGGCACCAACCATTGCTAGTGGTGTAGGTAAAGTAACTTATCTTGGTTTTACTGTGACCGGTACTAATACATACGATGGGTTTTTGATTGGTAGCAATCAATAGTGAGGAAATTTTATTATGGATGAATGTATCGCTTATGATGATGACGGCTCTATTATGACTTGTTACACATTGAATACCATAGCTCCAATAGAATATGCGCGAAAAGCAAGAGAACTATCATTATTCCATTTAATGTATGTAGATAAAACACAAGACAGGAATGTAGAAGCTATGTTGCCAACTAAACTTTATAATTCCAAAGGTGAATTAACACATATTATGTGCGCTAGACCGGGATATAATAATACGGTCAGAAGCCAAATGGCTACAGTTACCGCAGAAAATCTCAATGGTGAGTTATGGGTTTCTGATACGTTTTTTTATCTTGAAGATAAACCCGACATCGAATTAGTTAAATCTAGGTTTTGTTTAGTATTAGGTGATTTTCAAGAGTTTATAACATATCTTGGTTTGGAGGCAAAATAAATGCCTACTACAACTTTGTTGGCTAATGGTGACGGTACCATTTCTGGTTCAGTAGGAGGTATAGCAGGACCACCATATTATGTGAATGTTGATGAAGGTACTGATTCACCAGACGATAACGATTTTATATCCATGACATCTGTTGCGTCTATTTTTTTACTTCTTACTGACCTTCCATCAGATGCTAGTGTTATTACTGCTGTTACTGTTAAATTAAGAACTCAAAATAGTTCAAAAGGTAGAGCGATTTCTAGCTTCCAACTTTTACAGAGTGATGAATCTACAGCGTTAATTGCACAAACAACTGCCGCTGGAACGACAACACCCACAACATATTCGTTTACTCCCACAATTACAGGAGCAACAACAAAGGCGGCTTGGGATGGAGCTAGATTGAAAGTTAATTCTACTGGAAGTACAGGTATTGCCAGCTTATCTGCATGTCAAGTTGAAGTAACGTATTCTACTTCTGGTGGCGGTTCTACAACTCAAACTTCATTTTTGATTGGATTATAACATCAATAATTTATTATATATACGGAGTAAATAATATGGATACAAATGTAGCAAAGAAAATAATTAATAGTAACGGAATTGTTAATGGGTCAGCAATTGCGACAACTACGGTAAAAGGCGAATTTGATAAAGTTAACCCTGTTAAAAATAAAACAGCACCCATTGACTGTATTAATGACCAGTACACTGGTAAATTCGATGATTCAACATATTACACTAACTAATGATTCAAATTACAAAAGCGCCAAGCACGGTATCAAATAATAGTTCAAGCGGTGCAAGCGCTTGGATAGATTATAATAACGTAAAAGTAGATGACTCAAATATTGCTACTTGGTCTGGTGGCGGCAATACAACATCATATTTATTAAAGTGTATTTTTGATTTTAGTTCTATACCGCCTAATAATGAAAATATATTAACTATAATTAACGGTATTACTTTTGATGTATATAAATATGCTGACGGTAATGGTAATTCACATCATATTAAAGACTTTTATGTTAAATTATTTCATAGTGACGGAATTGTGGTTGGAACAGATTTTGCTAAAACCGCAAGATGGAGTACATCTGAATCAGTAGACACATACACTGTAGATGCCGCTACTATTAATTCTCTTGATGTTAATTATATTAGAGCTTCTAATTTTGGTTTATATTTTCAAGCAGAAGACGCACATAATGGCGCCTCAGCGTATATAAATTATATAGAAATGACAATAGATTATACTTCTATTTTTATCAATAATACACAATTTTGGGATGTATTTCAGCCAAGTATATTAAAATCAGTAATTTTTGGCAGTAGAGTTTTAAGTACGGAAGAAGAAACAAATGTATCAATCATATAAACAAAACGATTATGTAAATTTTTCGGTTGTTTGTCATCATCCATCCGGTGGAACTTTATCATTATCTGATTCTGCACCTTGGTTCGTAGTAGAAAAAATGAACGCTTTGTCACCAACACAAGTATTAACTGGTAATCTATCAGCTAATAGTATGATGGTTGGAAGGTATGACGGATATTTTTATACATCTGGCAATATGTTTGATGAAGACTCACATTATCAAGTTTGGGTTTCTGGTAGAGTTATTGGTATATCAGATGTTATACCTGTTAAAAGTTTTATTGTCAAAAATGCTCCAGATGTTAATATTACTAAAGTGAGCGGACAATTAATCAATGGTAATGATTTTGGTAGTAATCTATATTATGCGAATATTAAATTTAATAAAGATGTAATTAATTCTAGAGATGAATATACAGTTAATTGGTTTAAGAACAGTCGGCCATTATCTTCTGGAAATTTCACAAATCCAGCTTTAACAGTATGTAGAACTGATAATGGTACCGCTATATTTTCAAATCAAAAAATGACTTATGCAGATAAAAGTATTGGCGTAGTAAGATATAATGATAGTGTGAATCTCACTTCTTCTGGTGAGGCTTATTTAGTTATAGCTAGTAGTACGATTGACGGTAGTTCTCGTAGATGGGAACAGTTAATCGGTATAGATTCACTATAAGGAGATAATATGACTTGGCAAACAGAGATGACACCAATCCTAAGATTCCTTATTAGCGACTTAGACCCAACAGCTTATGTCTATTCTGATGTTAGATTACAACAGAGTTTGTTGGTTGGCGCCCAATTAGTTAGTACAGAACTTAGTTTTAACAAAGCTTATGAAATAAATGTAGCCGCATCTAGTTTAACACCAGACCCAACAGATGTTACCAGAGACGATTCGTTTATTAATCTTGTCTGCTTAAAATCCGCAGCAATTATTTATGGTGGTGAGTTAAGACTAGCCGGTGGTAAGTCTATGAAAGTTGTGGATGGTCCTTCACAAATTGATACCACTACCATGTATGGCAATTACTCTAAACTATATCAATCAGCGGTTGACGCTTATAATAAAGCGAGAGTCAATTATGTTGCTGGTAATTCTGTTGGTGGGCAAATGGTATCAACACCGTTCACTTATCCAGAAAACACAATGAATACAACAATTTGGGATAACTTAAGATGGTAAATATACCAAACGAAGTATGGAGTTTATATAACTCTTTTGCCGACGATTTTATTAATCTTAATTTCGGTGAAGATTGTATGCTTGTATATCCATCGTTATCTTCAGAGTGTCCTAATTGTTTACCAGATAATATTGGTAAAAAATCATCTAACATTTATAAAACAGGTGGTCCAGAACCGTTTGATAATGGTATGATTTGTCCACATTGTAATGGCGAGGGTTTTTACCATACTGAACCAACAGAAACCATTAAACTACGTATATATTGGTCACCTAAAGATTGGGTGAAAACCGGTACTACATTATCTATACCAGATGGTTCCGTTCAAATTATAGGCTTTCTTTCAGATTTACCGAAAGTGATGCAAGCGTCACATATAAAATTAGTAAGTAAAAATGATGGTATCATGACCAATACCTTTGTGAGAATTCAAGAACCATTTTATCATGGATTTAAAAAGAATAGATATTTTTCTTTATATTTAGGTAAATCTTAATGTTTAAAATAAATATTCTTGAATCTGAAAAAGAGCTTAAGGATATGATAATGCAATGTTTTACTGATGAAGTAAACAATGCTATAAAATCTTCCAAGTCTACAATACTAGAACAAATACAACATTTAGTAATTGTTGGTTTACAAGACACTAAAGAATATCATGATTTAACAGTCGGTATATTAAAAGTTGAATTCGGTTTTATGATTGGTGATGAAAAAAATATTATAGATGCTATTATTAATAGAATAGCTAAAAGTATCGAAATTGATATATATCCATTTAAATATAAATCTGGACATATTCTTGGGCATCTAAGAATAAATATGTTGCAAGAAGATTTTCAGGATATTTTAAAATTACCAGAGGCTACTACTAAACCGCAAGGGTATGGGTTTGAATCAATTCCGTGGCTAGAATGGTACCTTGGCAGGGGCGGACAAATAGTTATAAGAGATTATGGTATACAATACGGTGTATTCCCAGTAAACTCTCGTTCTGGTTTTGGTGTGATGGTAAAAGACGGCGGGCCTTATGTTGTACCGGGAGATAACTCTCCAAGAGATAATTGGTTTACTAGATTTTTCTCATCAATACTAATAGAAAACAAAATATTTGAAATTGTCGAAAAAGAAATTACAAAGGATATATAATGCCAGATTACACTAATTTTAAAGGAATCAGTAGTATTGGTCAAGACTCATACGGAGATGTATTGAGAGCTAATATTATTTCTTTCATAGAATGGGGTTTTCTGAACACTGGTGGATTTATCAATGTTAAGATTCCGGCTTCTGGTTTATATGGTGGTGACAAACATAGATTACGACCAGTTAAAGACCCTAGATATTCTGATGGCCAAGTTTGGCAAGCAGCTAAAAACGATTGGGTATGGCAAAGTGGTTTAACAACCTCTACTCAACCTATACAAGTATCTGGTGTATACGTCAACGGTAGTTTCTACCCATTGAGTACCACTGGTACATATTCACATTATGTAGATTATCCTCGCGGTCGTATAGTTTTCAACAATCCTATTTCAACAGGCACGGTAATTACTTGTCAATATTCGTATAAGTGGATTCAAACTATAGATGCGAGAGATAGCCAATTAGTTCGGGCTGTACAATATAACGCTACAAGAGTAGAAAGTCCACAATTTTCTCAATTTGCTTCAGGAGAATGGAATCCTGTATCAGAAACCAGAATACAATTTCCTTTTATTGCTGTGCATACATCGGAACGTACTACGTATAGACCAGCACAGCTTGGTGGCGGCTCGTTTGTTGAAAAAAGTATAATTTGCTATGTTTTCTCTGAAACCGACAGGCATCATGGAAAAATAGCCGATATTTTGTCTTCACAAAAAGAAAAAACAATACTTTTATATGATACAAACAAGATAGCAGCACAGCGTAGAAGCCCTTTAGATGGTCGTGGTTCCATAGCTTCAGGTGCATTAACCTATCCAGATTTAGTAAAACCTAGTGGAGAAGGCGGGTTTTTCTATAATGATAAGTGTACTGGCACTTTGAGGTTTGCTGATACAGAAGCATCTAATGGCGTTTGGCTTACGCAAAATTTGTATTATTCTATTGTTAAACTTCAGACAGAAAGCATTTTGACCAACATCTAGCGTTTTTGCTTGAAATTCGTGTATTATATATTAGAGGATACTACCTTTAAACTTAGGTAATTTTCTCTTTTATCGTAGAAATTAATATTAGGAGAAAAATAAACATGGCCGATTTATACGCGAACAACCGCATTTTTTGGGGTTGCTTAGGCATTGGTATTTCACCATTTACCTCTGATACCCCAACATTAGTACACGGTGCCCAAAGTTTAGGTACTACTGTTAGCTATGGAATTACACCGATTTTCGAGATTGGTCAATTATCTCCATATGAAAACATTGAAGAAATTCCAAACGTTGAAATTACAATGGAAAAATGTATCGATGGTTATCCATTAATCTATCACCTTGCTACCAGAGGTTATTCATCTAACACTCTAGCTGGTCGTTCTAGTCAACGTTGTCACGTATATGTACCTCTTTTCAGAGAAACAAAAGACGCCGCTTCTGGTGACGCTATCATTGAAATGTATGCTAGCGGTATGTTCTTAAGTAGTGCTTCTTATACAATTCCAGTAGAAGGTATTTGTACAGAAAGCGTTACATTAGTTGGCAACAACAGATTATGGCGTACTACTGGCATGAGTGCTATTGCTAACAACGCTGGCAACTACAACTATAATGCTGACGTACCATTAGCTTATGCTCTAAATTCTGGTGGTATTCAGATGCGTGAAAACGTTGTTTTCAACACAACATATGCTGGTAGAGATGCTAACGGTCAAGTATCTTTTAGTTCAGCAGCAAATTATGCTACAATTCTTCCTCCAGATATTGCTGGTATTTCATCTTCTGGTACTAACTTAGTGCAACCAAATGGTAACTATCCTTGTGCTGTTCAAAGCATCAATGTTAGTGCTAACCTAAACCGTGACTCTCTATATGAATTAGGTCACAAGGGTGCGTATTTCCGCCCAGTCGGTTTCCCAGTAGAAGTTACATGTGATATTGAAATTAACTCAAAATCTGGTGACCTACAAAACGTTTATGAAAACGGTATTGGTACTACAGGTGCTAACCTAAGCAACCGTACTATCACTATTGCTCTACAAGAAGGTTTATTCATCAATTTAGGTACTAAGAATAAACTTAATAATATTTCTATTGGTGGTGCTAACGCTGGTGGTGGTATCGAAACCATTACTTATAGTTACACAACTCAGAATGACTTTACTGTTATTCACCCACAAGACCCTGGCTAATAGCCAAAATTGGCTTGTCAGACTACTATATATAGGAACGATAGTAGTACGAGGAAATAGAGGACACTTCAAAAATGGATAACAACTATTTTCCCGCTCGTATTCATTCCTTTAGGGTTTAACTAAATGGAACTATACCAGCGGGATTTTTTTATGCAGAGAATTATCTGTGGATACCAACGATTCCAAGACTTGCTGCTTGTAGAACCAAACAGCGATATTCTGTATGATTCACAGATGGTGTATATGTCAGTTTTTGACGAATGCAAAAAAGATGGTATTATAGATGATGAAGAATTGTTAACTTGGATGTATGAAAAAAACCTTTGGAATCAAACCAAAGAACATGAGATGATGGTATCAATACCAAAATTAATTGAAGATGTAAAGATTGATTTATATAATAATTCATATGACGAATTAAAAACAATTCAGTTACGTAATAATTTAAATCAGTTAAAAAAATGTTTATTAGAACTATATCATGAACGACATAAATATGATTATACCACTTCTAACGGTATAGCTAATTTTATGAAGTCTTATAATATTATAGAAAACTCTGTACAAAAATATAAAACACGAGAATCTTATGACTGGTCTACTCATACAGTATTATCTTTAATGGCTTATAAAGAAAAAAATACCGTTACTGATGAACAAATTAGAAGTATTGCCAAATATTCTGACTGGAAAGGTATTTGGTATGCTTCTAAAAGTAATGGTAATATTTTTAATAGAACATCGGTAGATTTAACATCAGAGCAAAAAAGGTTAATATTTTGGTCTTCTTTTTACGATAACTTGGGTGAACATCCAGAATGTCCACCAGATAAGATTTTAGATGATGACGATATGATTGATGGTTGGGTAGCTATCCAACGCCGTAAGAAAGAAAAAGAAAAGACAGATAACGATACACAAAAGAAAATAGGTAATAGCAAGATTAGAAATTCTAGTGAAATCTTCTTGGTAGCTAGAGATGAAAAACATGCACAAGATATAGAATCATTGAATAGCCCGCAAGCCGCCGCTATGAAACAAGCTAGATTAAATCAGATAAAACGTAATAAAGAAATGAAAGATTCTGATTTCCATGATGTTAAAGCAAAAATGATGATGGATGCTGTCAACAAAGGCAACGAAATAATGAGAGGAAACAAATGAGTCAACAAGGATACAATATTCTACGATTAGTAGAACAGAAAAAGGAAGAAGACAACGCTAAAACAAAATATCAAGCGGCTTCTAGAAATAAATTACAGAATGCTATAGCCCGTAGAATTAGAACTACTATGATTGGGGCGTTAGCTACTATTGAAGAAAAACTAGGTTTTATACTTGGTGAAGATGGCAATCGTACTAAAGAACAAGAACATTTAAATAATTTATTCAAGGAAGTACGTAGTAATATCTTAGATAAGGGTAATGACCAAATCAGACAATTGGATTCTGATTTTGATGCCTACGTGATAGAAATGAAGAAAATGTATTTAGAATTTAGATTAGAAAAGGAAGGGAAAGATGACAACCAAAAGAACAGTAGTAACTAAAGATAACGACGATAAGGAAATTAAGCTTATTGTACGTTCTCCAAACGCCGCCGATTTACAAAAAGCACAAATGGAATCAAATAAAGTTTTCCGTTTAGCTGTTGACGGTGGCTCTATGTTACGTTCAGAACTAAACGACTACCTACGTAAGAGGGGGTTGTGGAACGACGATATGGAGACAGAATTATCCAAGATTGATGATGAACTACACGACTTACATAAAAAATTACTAAAAGGCGGTATTAAGAAGTCTGAAGCTAAGCAAACATGTATTCGTATGCGTTCTCTTAGATTACAGCAATCAGTTCTTCTATATAGCCAAAAACAACACGATATTTATACCGCTGAAGCACAAGCAGAAAACGCAAAATTTGATTATCTAGTAAGTGTTTCTGTTTTTGATGAAGAAGGCAACAGATACTTCAAAGACGTAGATGACTACAAAACTAGAGCTACTGAAACAGCTTCTTCGGAAGTTGCATCAGCACTAGCTGAAGTAGTGCATAATTATGACCCTGACTATGAAAAGAAACTACCAGAAAACGAATTCTTGGTTAAGCACGGATTCGTTAATAGCGAAATGCAGTTTGTTAACAAAGAAGGTAAATTAGTAGATTCTGAAGGTAGACTAATTAATAAAGAAGGTAGATTTATCAACGAAGCCGGAGAGTTTATTAATCGTGCCGGTGAAAGAGTTGATGAAAACGGTGTATTGGTTCTTGAGTTTGAACCACTAATTGATGACGAAGAAGAAGTTAAAGCAGTAGTAGCAGAAACAAAGGAAGAGGTTGCTACTGTTGAGTAGGATGTTTATTCTTACATAAGAAAGAACGTCGATGGCAAATAGATTTTTTATAACAGCACAAATGAAATTACTACCACCAGCTAATTTAAAGCAGGTGGCTAAAGATATTAAAACAGCTTTTAAATCAATTAATACAATTGAAACCAAAATTAAGTTACCATCTAACTTTGCGGCTTTCAAACGTAAACTAAAATCTGATATTCAAGCTGTCTCTGGTATTGAATTAAAACTGTTATACCCGTCAAGTATGAGTAAAGTCAAAAAGCGTTTAAATACCGCTTTGCGTGATGCCGCTGACGTTCCAATTAAATTAACCATCTCTAAGTCAGCCGAAGCTACAATCAAAAGATTGCACGCTAAAATACAAAAGGCTGGTACAGTTAACGTAAACGTTAATCTACCCAAAGGTATTAATTCTACTTTAAGATTGCTATTGCAATTGAAGAGTAAGACTATTACCGTTAGTGTAGGCAGTAATAATGCTACTAAGTCTTTGCAGAGTACAGCTAAAGCCGCCGCTACTGCCGCCAACGAGATAGAACGTTTCGGTGCGCAGTCTGCGGCTGCTATTCGTAGATACGCAGCTTTAACCTTGGTAGCTTCTGGTTTCTATACATTATTTGAAGCTTTTAGAAAAAGTGTTTCTGGTGCTATTGAGTTTGAAAAAGAATTAATCAAGATTAGACAGGTTACCGGATTAGCTGTACAGGATTTGTCAGGTTTGTCTAGTGAGGTTACTAGATTATCTACAGGTTTAGGTGTTAGCTCTCAAAAACTATTAAACGTTGCTCAAATTTTAGCACAAGCCGGTTATAATGCTGAAGATACAAGAATCGCTCTAGAAACACTAGCGAAAACCGAACTATCTGCTACTTTCGAGGATATTGAAAATACAACCGAAGGTGCTATCGCTTTGATGGCACAGTTCGGTAAAAACGTTCGTGACCTTGAAAAAGATATGTCTGCTATCAATAGTGTATCTGCTAAATTTGCTGTTGAATCTTCTGATATTATCACGGCTTTACGTCGTACTGGTGGTGCTTTTCAAGCAGCCGGTGGTAGTCTAGAAGAACTATTAGGTTTATTTACTTCTGTTCGTGCAACTACTCGTGAAAGCGCAGAAAGTATTTCTACAGGCTTACGTACTATCTTTACCAGACTTCAACGTACTCGTACACAAAACTTTTTGGAATCTCTTGGTATTGACTTAAAAGATGATAAAGGTTTGTTCGTAGGACCATTCAAAGCGATTGCAAGATTAAGTAAGGCTTTAGATGGTATTAGCAATAAAGACCCAAGATTCGCTCAAATTCTTGAGGAATTAGGTGGGTTCCGTCAAATCGGTAAATCAATTCCATTAATCAAACAATTCAATATAGCTCTAGCCGCTAGAGACGTAGCTTTACGTTCAGGTAATTCTCTTACTGAAGACTCTATTAAAGCACAAGATTCTTTCGCTAATAAACTGACTAAACTTAAAGAACGTTTTGACGCGGTAATACGTACATTGGTTAGTAGTGATGCGTTTAAAGACTCTGCTGACTTTATGTTGAATATGGCAAACTCAGCTATTCAATTAACATCAGCTTTAACTAAACTACTACCAGCTTTACAAAGTTTTGCTTTGGTTGGAGGTTCCTTTTTAGCTACACAATACACTGCTGGATTTTTTGGGAAAGGTGTGCCTCAAGCAATTAATCCATCAAGTATTACAGGAGCATCTAAAAATTCAAGTTTTACTAGTTCTATCAATAGTCCTGTTTCAAACGCTTTGGCGTATACTGGATTATCTAATATTGGTTCTGGTGGATTAAATAGAGGGTTAACATCAGCAGCGTTTTTAGGCGGCCCAATAGGAGCATTGTTAGGAGGTGTATTAGCAAAACCAGGAGAAGAAGTTAATAAATTTTCTACTTCTATTGGAAACGCTGTATCTCAATTAGGTGTACTTGGATTAGGTTTTGCTTTTTTAAATAAAAAACTGACTTCTATTAATGTTGGTAGACTAGTTGCTAGCGGGCAGGTACAAAGACAACAAGCGATTAGTAATTTGAAAGCTGTTAATGCTGCAAACGCTAATAATATTGGTCCAACTAGAGCGCAATTATTAGCTGGACAAAATGTAACCAATGTCACCAAAGCGACTATAGGTCCAAATGGTCAAGCTAGAAAAGCTGCACAATTAGGTGTAAGCATAGATAAATTTGTATTTGCTGGAGCAGCAGTTTCCGCTATTACTTCAGAATTAGCCGCACAGTTTAATGAAATGGCTGACGCAGAGCTAAAACTGCAAAACTATAGTTCATATCAGAGAAATAAATCAATAGAAGGTACGTTAAACGGCGGTAATAACGCTTTACTAATTGGTGGTGCTTTAGCCTTGGTTATTGCTCCATTTAGTACTGCTGCCGCCGCTGTAGTTGCAACGCTAACAACTCTTACTGGTGCTATATGGGGCTTTGCTTCAGCTAATCAGAAAGCTGCTGAAGAAGTACGTATGGCACAATTTAAGTCTGAATTCGATAAAGAAGTAACGTATTTGCAACGCAGTAAGGCGGGAGAAGTTAATCCAGAACTTGGTATTGGTAGAGTAGAATCAAAATTTACTGGATTTAGAGATAAGCTTGTAAACGCTTCTTCTGCTCGCGAAAAAGAAAGTATTCGCGGGTCTATTGATTCATCTTTAATTGATTTGGGCACATTTATTAATACTATAGCTCTTAATAGAAAGAGTTTTGAAGACTTAGATAAAGAACTGCATAATGCTATTTCAATATACGCTGAATTTTCTAATCAAACTTTAGATGAATATAAAAAGAACTTGGAAGAAATTATTAGAGACCAAGTTATTGAACAAAAAGCTTTAGAAAATCTAGCTAAAGCACAAGACCAAGAAATAAGACGTATACGTGAAATTGAGGGTTTATTAACAAGTATTGGTAATCTTACCCATAAAGTAGATAACTTTGCCGATTCTCTTGAGCAATTTGATAGTATATTTAGCGGTAATCCTGGTGCGTTTGGGGCAAAAGTAAACACTAGTATATTTGAGAATATTCGTAATGGTAGTGACGGTCGTTTCAATAGTGTTACGCAAAGTATCGGTTCTTTCTTTGGTGATACTGGGAATAGACTTGCTGATAGTATTAAATCTGTACCAGATATTATAAGTTCACTTCCACGTATTTTACAAACAGTCGCTAATCAACCAGCGTTCAGCGATAGCGGAGAATTTGTAGACAGATTTAAAGATGAAATAGGTAATCTTTCTCCAGAATTACGTGATGTATTAGCCTCACAAGTCACCAAACTTATCGGTAGAGAATCAAAACCAGATAAACTTTTGGATGATATTGAAGCTAATGTTTATGATGTAGCTGATAAAATTGCTGAAGGTCTAAAACAGTTTATTAATCCTTTCAAGGAAGCCGCTCCTGTAATTGAAAATATACTTAATGTTTTTACTCAAGGATTGGCTAAATATAGAGATATTACTTTTCAGCTTATTGATAGACAAAATCAGATTGCTGATTCAGAAACAGCGTTAGCTAATAAACGTGTTGAATTTAATCGTGGTGACTTCAGACAACAATACGAAAACCAACTCTCTAATAACAAAGCGAATTTAAACAGAGTTTTGGGTAGTCGTGCTGGGGCATCTGCGCAATCATTGGGGTTAGATAGAAATAAACTAGAAAACCAAATCAAAGGTATCGATGATAAATTACGTAAGAATCCTAAATTTGATGATTTCACTAAATTAACAGAAGAACGTGAAAAACTAGCGGAAGAACTTGGCAGAGTTACCAAAGGTTTGGAAATGCTTGGTGAATCCGCTCATGACGCTACTGTACTAGAAGAAATGTACAATCGTGTAAAAGAAGAAAATCAACCTCGTAGAGATTTGATTAAAGCTTATACTTTTGGTACTAACTCAGAACGTATGGATATAAATACTACTATTGCTGCTACTGCTAGATTAGCACAAACACGCAATATAGAAAGTATTCCAGAAACATTACGCGCTGGTGTTCTTAGTATGCTTGATAATTTTGGTGAGTCTAAAGTATTCGGTGTTAACGCAAGACAACTATCAGAAGATACTCAAGTTAATTTCCTTAAAAATAATTTGGGTATGTCTGAAGCTGACGCTAGAGCTAATGTACAGAAAACACAAGAAGAGGGACAACTACAACAACGTATATTAGATGCTCAACAAAAGAGTATTGACGCTCAAAAAATATATGCTGAATCCATTACTACTTCTCAACAAGAACTAAAAGCGGCTATTTATAACTGGATAGCTGAAATACGCAAACAATCAGAAATTGACTTACTAGAAAAACAACGTCAAACAGAAGACCAAAATAAAAACGGAATAGTCACCGGTAAAGCTGCTATAGAAAAAAGACAATCAGATATTACTACTTTAGGTAAAAAAATAGGGATTGATTTAACTCAACCTAATAATATTAAGTATCTAAAAAATAATCTTAATGAAATTAATAGTTTGGATGCAATTAATAAAGAATATGTTGGTGTTCAGCAAGCTAAGATTAAGAAAGATTATAATGTAACGAAAAAAGAAGATATCTTTAATGCTTTACAACAAGAACTAGGTAGTAATTTTAGTACTCAAGAGTTAACACGTATAGCTGAAGCTAAGGGTAAAACTGTTCGTCAAGCGATACCGGGTGGTGGATTTATTGACACAACCAGTAGTGATTTAGAAGCAAGACGTGAAGAATTAAAAAAAATCCAAAAAGAGAAGTTGGATAGTATCGATAAGCGTCGTAGCGATATACATAATAGTATTTATTCTCAGTTTACTCCAGAACAGGCTAGCAAGGTTCTACAATCTTTAGATGAAGTAAATAAAGCTTTTTCTGCTGATGGTTTATTGGAAAATCTAGATTCTTTTCAAGAATTAACCGATTCTATTCAAGGCTATACAGAACAATTAAATAAAATTGACGCAAATTTATCAGGTCTTAATGGTAAAATTAATGATGCTAGAAATGGTACTCAAAGTTCTAGATTTGCTACAGGTGGTCGCGTTAAAGGATTTGGTGGCGGTGATACCGTTAAAGCATTGCTTACTCCTGGTGAGTACGTATTAAATAAAAAAGCTGTATCTAAGATTGGTGCAACAAAACTAGACGCTATGAACTTTGGTCATGCTCAAAAATTTGCTGATGGCAGTAGTGGGCCAGTTAAACTTAATCCGTTCTCTGGTGGTAAAAGTAATAGACAATTACTAAGATTCATAGGAGAAGCTAACAGAATACTTGGTCCTCTTGGAATTAATATTGGAGATATTGTTGGTGAAAATATATTTAGTCAACAGGGTTTGACGAATTCTAAAGGTCATACTGCTAGAGGCGCATATAGTGCTGGTGGTAGATTAGGTAGTTTCCCTAAAAATAGTATTATTCTTAATCCTCAAGCTGCTGGTGTCAATACTATTGTTGAAGAAGCTTTACATGGTTTAGATTACAAATCATCTAACGAAGCTAAAGATTTTATTACTTCTAGCCAAAAAACTAGAACACCAATGGCTAAAATAGCTAAATTATTTGGTGATAAAGCTGGGATAGAAGCGTTAGCTGATGTCGAAGGGTACAACTTAAGAGATGCTGATATACAAAAATATCTTGCTAGACCAACTGAAAGATTCGCTAAAGCAACTAAACACGCGTTAAAAGGTGGTAAAGGATTAGAAAGATTGCTAGCACTCGTTCCTGATAAAGTAAAGTCTTTACAGGAAATTATGCCAGAGCTATCTGAATATATTAAGAAGCCTACTATTGCTGATAGAATAGGTAAATTTGACCCATCTCAAATACAGATACCAAACCTAAGTAAGGATACTACGTTTAAGATTCCAAGACGTATTGGTACTACAGCAGGTGTACGTGTACCATTCTCTCAATATGTAAAAAAGATTGGTACTACAGCGTTTGAAAAAGTTTCTCCAGCGTTTGGTAAACAACGTAGAATTGGTACGACTGCTCGTGGCAAAATTTACGGTACACCGCCAGTATTTGGTCAAAATCCTATCGGTAAATATACCGGTGGCCCTTCTACTAGTACACCTAACATAGCTGGTAATTTACCAAGTCCAGAAGGCGTTTATCAAGCAGCAGAAGCTAAGAAAACTATATATCCAAATTATAGAGTTAAAGATATAATACGTAAAGGTAAATTTTTAACAGGTCCAAAACCTCCAAGTTTCTTAAGTAGGATTGGTAGTGGCCTAAGTAAATTTGGTAGTAACGCTTTTGGTGCAGCTAAATATGGTGTTAAACATCCTATTAAGGGTTTGACCAATGTATTAAACCACCCGTTGTTTGGACCGGTAAGTACAGCTATAGGTGCTGTTTCAAACCGCAATTTAATTGACGGCAAAGACGATTACGGCAATACTACCGGAGAAAATAAATCGGTTGAATTTATGGGTAGACAGCTAATTCATCCGGCTTTAGATGGATTAGGTGGATATCTACATAATGCTATGTCTGGCTTGACTGGTACTACACCATTAAAAAGCGGTGAAGGTCTAGCTTCATTAGCTCAAGAAACCGTAGACTTAAACTACAACGAACAAATACGTAGCGCTCATCTTGATAAAAAGGTTTCCGAGCGTCAAGCTAAGATACGTTCAGAAACTGACCCTGCTTTTAAGCAAAGGAAAGCTGAAGCTGAACGTCTTAACAAACAGTTTCATCAACATATTACAGAACAAAACGTTAAACAAAAATCTAGTGACGAAGCTGCTAAACGTGAAAGTCCAGCAGCTAAAGAACTGCGTGAAAAATATGGTTTTAAACCAGGGATGACAGCTAAAGATTTAGCTGATAAAGGTTATAAACAATCTATAGATAAACATACAAATGATAAACTATATGGTGGATATGGTTATCCAGTTGCTAAAGACGTTGCGGCTCAAGAAGAAGAAAAACGTATTGCTAGAGAAAAATTTAACTCTGATGTAGATAAACGTAGACAAGAACAAAATGCTAGTCTTAAGAGTAAATTAGCAAAAACTGAAGACTATAGTAATAAGACACCTTCTGATGGTTCTATTAGTACGTTGACACCATCATCTTCTGTAAATAAAAGCGGTAGTCAATTAACAGATGAAGAAGTTCAACTAGAAATTGAAAAAAGAGCTAAAGAAAGAAGTAGTCGTCTCAAACAAAATAAACTGGATGTTGAAGCGTACCGTAAGCAACGCGATGCTCAGAGCAAATCTTCAAAAGAACAGAATAAGAAATATATTGAAGAATATCGTAATAGATATAGACCTGGTTTAGCTGAAAATAAAGCTATTATCAAAGTTGCAGCACAAAAACGCGCCGAACTAGAACAATCTCGTGTTACTAAGACTACTAGTACTAATAGTAATAATATTAGTGGTGTAGATGGTGTAACTGGTGTACGCGGATTAAACAGTACATTATTAAGTAGTCAATCTGCTAGTACTGTACGAAATAAATTTACTGGTAGTAATTTTAAAACACAAAGAATACCATCAAAACAAGGTCTAGAAGATTTATTATATAGAGGATACAATCCAGGTAATGAAAATCCATCAAATAATAGATATGGTCCGGATGCTAAAGATTTATTGGATAGAGGCTATAGTCCAAATATTATACCATTACCAGATACACACAAGAATAGCGGTGTACCTTATGTTAAGCCTCTTAGTGAACAAACCGACGCTGAAAAACTAGGTAAGTTATTCGGTCGTACACCTAAAGCAGCCGGTAGAGATTTAGGACCACAACGCGAAGCTACACCGTCGGGCGGTAATGGTGGACAACCTCCAAATATTGAAGGGTTTAGCTCATCTGTCAATGTGTTTAATACAGCGGTGCAAGATTTAGGTAAAATCTTAAACGCTTTCCCACATACTATTAGTTTGGAAGCTAATCATAAAGTTGAAGTTATATTTAATGGTGCTGAAGTTCTACAAAGTTTATTACCACAAATTGAACAAATCGCGGTAAATAAAGCTAAGGAAGCTTTAACGCAATATACAAGTAAGAATAACATGCCAGCAGTAGATAATACCGTTGGTCAAGGTGGAAAGAAGAAATAGGAATATCTATGTCTAATCATTTACCACCAATTTTAGCTTTCTTTAATGACGAACGAAATATACGACAAAATTTAGTAAATACTACTAGTTTAAACGGTGGTCTTACTTTATTTATGGGAGGGAAAGATGCTCCATCTGGATTAACAGACTTATATACTCAAGGCCATATTTCGTTAAACAATAGTATTACATTAACGTTATATAACGCTAATTCGGAAAAACTATATCCAAGTGGAAATTCCACAGCTTCTGGTAGCTGGTTAAATTCTGATAATAATACGTTGAATATGTGGTCATATGTAGATGAAGACCCTTATAATTCATTATCTGATAATAGTTCAATCAGAAGTTATCAGAGCGGATATTATGTACAACCAGAAAACTTGTACTGGGTATGTGAAAGTGGTATTATTAAATATAATCTTTCTTCCACAACTGTTACTAAAATTTACAACGGTATAAATCCAGAACTATCTACACATATAGCTTATAATTCAATCGATGATTTTATTTATTATGGTGTGGAAGACGGTAATGATTGTGTAATTTATAGAGTTGATAAAAATGGTAAACGCGAAGCCCAATTAAGTTCAGATTTAGGGGCCGGAATAGCATTTTCAAACTACTATAATACTGTGTTTTCTCTTGATAAAGACGGTGATTTTAAATCATTAACCAATGAACAATATCAAATTGACAGAGCCTCTTTACTTGGTAGAGAAACACAAGATAGAAGATTACGTATCAATCCAGATACTAATGATATTTATGCGTTAAAAACCGAACCAACTAATTATTTAACCAAAGTATATAAGCTTAATCATCTTACTGGTTCTTGGGATTATATAAGATTACTTAGTTATGGAATGTTCGGCGGGGCTTTTGATATCGATTATGCTAGTGGTAATATTTATTATACTGCCACCGATAATTATTTTTCTCCCGCGTACTACGGAATTATTAAAGAAAGTTTGACATCTGGTTCTGGAACCAGAATAGTTTCTGTAAATAGTCCAACCTATTTCCAAACAAGAGAAATTGTATTTAACCAAAAGAGTAGAAAACTTTATTATGTCGCCGAAGACATAAGCGGTATAAATAAAACTTATAATCTTGTAAGAACCGATGATGTTGGGGGCAGTGCTACGACGTTGCTTGCTTTACCAGAAGTTTCTGGTATTAAAGCTATGTGCTTAGACGGCGATTTATATAAAAATTATATTGACTTTGAGTTAACTGATTTAACTAGTGAATTTGGTTTAGTTGGAGCCACACCAGCAAATATATCTAACGCGTTCATCACGGTAAAAGCAAAAAATTATAATGATTTCTCTTATGTTAGAGCTAAAGTTTTAACATCAGATAAATCTAATTATATTTGGTATTCTAATTATAGTGATGGTACACCAAGACTAGATTCTGCAAGTGGTATTTATACATACGATATTGGTAGGAATTCATCTTCTATTAACTCTAGTTACAATAAAGTGAACGATTGGAATGGTGGAATACTAAGATTAGAAGTCGCTGGTTCTACTAGTGGTAATTCTGATATAACCCAAATTGATTCTATCAATATGACGCTAATATCTAACGCTATAGATGGTATATCTGTGCCATCTGGGATAGATTTATATATTGGTGGAAACGGTGTAGAATATTCACAAATTCCATTACATATTGTATCAGATGCTAGTGTATCTAGTCTTGATTTATTCTTGACTTCCAGCACAACTGTAAGCGGAGATATATACGGATATACTTATGGACACGCTCCTATTAGTGGTGGTATAGATTTATATCTTATGGGACTTTTACCAGAGTCATCTTTCACCGGTTATCTTTATGGTCATGATACTGTTAACAATAGTTTTAATTGTTATACAAGTGGTACAGATTATATCTTGTCATATATTCCTTTGTTTTTATCAGCACAAGACCCAATAAATATTGATAGCCAAACAACGTTGTTTACTTATGGTGCCGAATCACCAACGTTATTTTCTACAATAAATTTATTTACTACTACTATAGCGTTAGTGAATCCAAGTTCTATTATACCTTTGTATATTGATGGGTACGGAGGTGTATCACGTAGTTCAAGTATGAACCTATTCTTAAAATCAGAGACGCCAAGTTTAAGTAATACTCTAGATTTAACTGTTGGTAATTACACTAGCGGTGTAGAAAAAGCATTAAATCTCACTATGTGGGGTCCAGAAGGATGGAATGGCTCATCATACGGTAGCGGTACTATACCATTAGTAATCGGTCAAGGAAATGAGCCTATACAAAATAATATTACATTGTTTATTAAGACTCAAGAATATAGTTATAATAGTATTCCTTTGATGTTAGAAGGTCAACCAAACATAAGAGCGGAATTAACTCTTTCAATTTCAGGAATTCAACCAGTTCATAATTCTATTTGGTTGTATGTATAAGGTGTAATTATGTCGTATGTATCATATGCAGACGGAAACGGAAACGGAGCCAGGCTAATCCCAGCTCCATATGTTGGGGTTTCTAAGAATTATATTAAAACAGGAGATAGTGAAAATATAGGTACCACTTTTAGTTTAACTATAGTTGGTACAGTTGTGGCTTGGATGGGTTCTCCACGTAGTAAAATAGGTACACAGTCCGGTAGTAGTTGGGGTGGGCCAAATAATTATTTCTGGACAGGTAGTGATTATCCACCAGATGAAGTTACCGTACAAGGGGATGACACAACACGTTTAAGTGCTATGCTACGTAAACAAGAAGCTATCAGAGACTTATTTTCAGTAGATGGTAGATTACTTGAGTTTCAGGCTTTTGACGGTGGCCCAGCCATGAAATGTAATCCTCGTATATTAAATATCACTTTTCAAGAAGATGTATGGTATCAAACATTTAGATACACTATCAATCTTGAATGTGATGTATTATATGCTATTGGTTTATTAAATGGCGAAGATAGTGAATTAGATGATTTTATTTCTTCTGCCGAAGAATCTTGGCAATTTGAAGTGGATAATGATTTACCTGAAAATGCAGAAACCGCCCAAACATACAGACTAACACACACATTAAACGCCGTTGGTAAACGATTCTATGATTCTGCTGGCAATCTACAAGAAGAACCTTGGCAATGGGCTAGAAAATATGTGGTCGCTAGACTAGGTTTAGATAATAATATATTATCTTCTGGTGTAAATAATTTACCATCTTATTATGGCGGATATAATCACTTTATTAACGAGGTAAATGATATTAAAGGAGGAGGGTATTCTGCTACTGAAACTTGGGTATTGGCCAGTGGCTCTGCTTTAGAGAATTTTACCGTTACTACAACCAATCCTCCTGATGCGGCAGTAACTTCAGTTAGAATAGAAGGTGAAATCAGGGGTTTACAAAACACTTTTTCTAGACACCATAACGCTGATGTAAAATGGGGACAGGTATCTAGTTTACTCAACGCTAGAGCCAGTTTATATACCGGATTAACATTAAATTCTACTCCTATTACTTATACTAAAGGTGTAAATCCAATAGAGGGTGTTATTACCTATTCATATGAATATGACAATAGCGCGAATAAAATTATACCTGGGACAAAATCCGAAGTTATCTCTGTAACACATAGTTTGAATGTAGACGCTTTTGCACAAATATTTGTTCTTGGTAGAGCGGCTGGACCGGTATTACAGAATTTGGGAACTATACAAGCTAAAACCGTAGACATTTCTATCGAAATAGTTTTAGCAAATCCAATAGGATTAGCATCAACCAGTTTAAGTGATATGAAAAATTATTTTACCTACGCTAAACCAAGTGTTGACCCAGCTTATGCTCCTTATATTAATTCAATACTAGAAGCAAATAAGCCTAGTAATTATGGGTATTCAACGCAGTTTGTACACGCAAACAATGAAACATGGGAACCACGCACGGGAAGATATTCTCTTCAATATGGGTGGACATACGAGTAAAGGAAAACTATGGTATATCAAGAAAGATTTTTGGGAAGTTCTATACGTCATTATACAGCTTCAGTTGGTTGGAACGAACAACCAAGTGAAATCAGAATCGGTTTAGTCGATGACGATAAAGTTGGTGATGAATTTTTGGGCTATCCATTTAATGCAAATCCCGGAGCATATATTCCCGGTGACCATGCTATATTTTGGCATCAAAACTCATTTAATTTTGGTGGTATTGTACAAAGTATGGAGCGTATTAGAGGTTCAGATGGAAACCCAATCTATGAAGTGAGTATGCGTGACCCAAGATTTATTCTTGATGGCGTACAATTAATTACTAGCGACTATATAGATAGTGTAGTTGGACTAACTAATATTTTTAATATTTATGGATTTTGGGAATCTATTGGAATAGGATATTCTGAACTTAATGAAAGCGGAATTCCGTGGCTTAAAGTAATTTCTGGATTAACCACATTGCTAAATGGTGGAGTATCTACATATGGTGGTTACGTAGCTTATAGAGACCAAGTATATGGCGTGTATATACCATCGTTACCATCTTTACCATATGATTATCGTGTGGGCGGCGGTGGTAGCATGTCATTAATGGATTTTATACAAGAAATTTGTGATGCTGCTGGATGCGATTGGTTTTGTAATTTAGAAATTAATACTAATTTTGACAGGCCACTCATAGTTATTTATATTATTGGTAGAAATGAATTTCTTGCATCAGGTGCAATTGAACAGTTTACAGAAAATGTTCAGGGATGTGTTTCTAATAGCGCTGGTATAGAATTAATAGATAGTGTATGTAATAAATTATTAGTTGGTGGTAACAGAGAAGATGTATGGTTTACGAATTCTATTCTTCCATATTGGGGTGTTTATCCTAATGGTAATGTAGTATTAGGTTCTGGTAATGGTGATGACCATCAAATATTACTAGATTCAACTACATGGTCAATTTATGGTGTTGGCAATACATATCTTACTGATGTCGCAGAATTACGTGCTGCTTTAGATAGTCAAGAATCTTGGGAAGCGTTCTTATGGTTTAGAAATACATCATCTTATCCGCAAGCAGGTAGAGCAGCGCAGTTAAATATTATTTCTGATGTTAATGGTGATATTGTCAGTCTCTTGAGAAACACGCCGCTATCTCAGATTACTACATTAAAGTTTGCAAACCTTAAAAAAGGAGCTATTAATGATGTGACTAATATTGATGCAAATAAAAATAGAAAAAATTTATATGATATTGTTAGAAGTTATGCTAATGATTATTATGGTAAAAAATTTCAAGTAGCTATACCATCAATTTATTATAATATGACTATTAATGGTCAAGAGGTAAATAAATTTATTCCTAGTAGACAGATAGTTGAATCAGCTTATTTAGATGAATCTACTGCGGCAAGTTTAGTTAACAATGGTTTAGTACCATTAGATATTAATAGTTTTACCACTAATGAAGGTAAATTCACCTGTTATGTACGATTTGATAACGCAGAATCTTATGATTTTTCAGAAATTGGCGATGATGAAAAATTTGTACAATATAATCAGGGTTTAAGAAATTATTCTGTTTTTATAAAATGTCAAGTAGACGAATCTCCGGTATTTTATGATTCGGCTTCAAATTATTCGCCACGAGCTGTGGTCACATTACCGGGTGTGGTTAGAATGGCTAGTAATCAAAATTCATCATACGATAATGTTGGAGTATTACGAGCTTTTCTACTAAATAATGGTAATACTAGTGCAGAAATTAACAGTTTTATTAATAGAATGGGTGCAGATTTCTTAGCATTTGGGCGTGAGGCTGCTGCTATACAACCTGTAATGGCTTCTGTTCCAATGCGTTCTAACATAGAATGTTATGGTCCGTGGTGGGGAGGTAATGGTGTACTAGGTAAGGTTGAGTATGAAAAAGATGATAGTCTAGTTCCTTGGAATTTTGGCGGATACGGTCCTATGAATGCTGCCGGTGAAGCTAAAGTTATTGGTGTAGTATCTAATCAGCCTTGGAGTGAAACTGGACATATAGAGTTTCCCGGAGTACCAATGCACAATCTTGGTGCTACTTTAATTAACGGTGGACCATATATTAGTGATATTTCTTGTAGTGTAGGAGAAGACGGAGCTAGAACAACATACAGATTAAATAGATATACTCCTAATTTTGGACGCTTAAGTAGATATAATGTGGATAAGTTAGTTAAACTTAACAAAGCTTGGCAGCAGCAAAAACGAGCTATACGTGGCATTATGCAAAATAAAAGTAAAATTGCTTCCATAGTTTCTGCTAAACAAAACTTTTTCAAATCTACAAAAGCTAAAAGAGATAAGTCTAATAGTTCGCATTATTTATTATGTGGTCAAAAACATGGTGAAAAATATGACGTTGTAAGTCAGCCTACATATAATGCAATGATGCAATTATCTTATGATTATACCGATAAAGGCGGGGTATCTTTAGACGCATTTTTTAGACCGTTTTCTACTAATATTACTACTGACAATTTACCACATTTTGAAGAACCAACAGAAGAAGGTAATAATGATGGACCTACATCCACAGACCTAAATCCATATAAAGAAGGTCATGATATACAATGTATATTCAGCGGTGATACTCCACCAAACGATTTAGTTATATCTGATAATTATCCATCAGAAACTTCATATAGACCTATGGCTTTAAAAGGCCCAATTATTATTTGTGGATGGGGATATGATGTTGCTGGAAAACCTGTACCAAATGCTGGTTTTGGGTCAAATAATTTTCTATCTGGATATCTTTCACAATCTGAAAACTGGAAAACCGGACCATTAGATATTAGGTGGGACAATGATAGAAAAGTTTGGGTCTCTGGTAATAAAGTCATATATATTGTCAGAATGAAGGAAGATATGCTACCGGGTCAAGAAAAGTTAGCAGAATATGAAAATGATGAAGATAATTTGGTTGAAGTAACTGTACAAGATGTATTGTATGAAAACTGTTTAATGAAAGATGAATATGCTGTAGCATATAAGAATGGAGATAAATATAATCTTTATGCTTCTCATGGTTTGTTGCGTGAGGCACAATGTACCACAAAAATTACTAATTCTGCTGGCAAGTGTACAATCTTCGGAGTTGTTTCTAATATAGCGGGAGTAAATGTTACGCACGATTGGATACCGTCACAAAATGTAGCTGAAGATACAAAAGGTATGGTACGTTATCTGCCGCATTTAAGAAAATGGGTTTGGGAAGTTGAACCTAATGATGAACCGGTAATATTAGATGAAGTATTGTATCCTGGACAAAACGCTCAAGCTACTTTACAAAATCTCGGAGAGAGTATTGAATTGTATGACGACGCTAATTGTAATTTTATATTACAAATGGAACAGGTTTTTGCTTATTATGATAGAATTAATGAAAGATGGAATGTACGCGGTAGTAATGGTTTAAGACGTAGATGTAAGCCCACACAAGATATTCAACCCAACACTACTAAAAATGTTAGGGTATTTTCATCCAGTGGTACTACAGTTGATATGGATGCTAGTAATGATTGGATGAACGCTGACGATAATAGAACTATTCTACAAAACAGCGAACAAATACTTGAATATTTTCCATTTGACCGAAAATTTAGAATTATTCCACAAGAGTCTGAGACATTAGTTAGCGTGACTATGAATCAAACTCTTTTCCCCGGAAGTACCGCCGCCGCAACTAGAAATGATAATGGTGATTCAATCATAGTTTATGATGAATATTATTTGAATTTTCTATTAGCTGGAGAAAGTGCTTTAATCAGATATGACCTTCAAGGAACTAGATTAGGATGGAAAGTTGTAGGTAGTCAAGGCTTAATTCGTCGTGGTTTAGCTAATGGTACAATTACACACGGAACTACCGGTAAAGTAGAAGTACAATCGGTTTTGGGAGTTTCCGATGAAGTTGATGCTAAACTAGATTGGATGCATGGAAATGAAGATATAGATGCTGAAACTGAATTAATTATTGAATATTTTACTTTTGATAGAACATTTAGAATTACTGGAAGTGCGTGTGGTGAGTAAATGAGAAATAAATTTAGCGTTGCAAAATGTTGTTGTGATGGGGGTACTAGCCAGTGTAACAGTTTGAATTGTACGATTGGTGCAAATGGTGGACTGGTTTTACCTATTACTCAAAATTTTTTCCCAGTTTTAGGAACTCATTCATCTAGTATAGCTATAAATAGTAACATTGGTTTACCATCTCCTTCCTATAAAATGATATTTAATGGAAATGGACCACAACCATATATATTGACAAGTTTTGTTAAAGTTGGAGATAATACAGATTTTTCTTCTCCATGTAGATATTTATCTGATTTAAATTTTTGTTGGGATTATAGGCTTTCTGGAGAAGGGACCACTGTTCGTTATCTTCCAGCGATTATACAAAACGGATTACTTTATATTAAAAATATGTCCACTAGTAATCCTATTAATGGATGGAGAAATGAGAAATCTGCAAACGGTTTTATGCGATTAAATTTTAGTGTCAATGGGAGTTTTTCTTATACTACTAGTGCAGGACTAAATTTAAATCAATCTTTTGACGTTGGGTTTATTGGTTATTCGCAATTTAATACTAGTTCTTCTTCTACAGTATATGGATATATTGACAATATATGTATTTATCCTACTTATAGCTGTATTCCTGGAGGAATAATTAAAGTTAGTATTGCGGGTTTACAGGCGAATTTTATTAATAACGACCCACTTTCTCCTTCTAGATGTAATAGTTCTTATGTCAATTCTATTAATAGTGTTTTAAATTCTCAAGTATTGTTGACTCCTATTGCTCAAAACTCATGTTTTGTCAGATATAGAAATACTTTTGGGATTTATCCTAATACTATGACTATTGATATAACGTTGACTTTTGATAATTTAAATAGAGCTATTGGTGCGGTCTCAGTAGAATCTTGTTTAGGTGGTTTTGGTGGACAGGGGTGTAGTACATATCACGCTGTTTACGGTCCTCAAATAATAGATTGCAATAATGGTCAAAGTATGAGTCTTGTTTCACTAACAACTGGTACGGCTCCATGTTTAACACTAACTAACAACGGTAGCATTATGACAGTAACTTATATATAGGAATATTATGGATTGCAAATTTAATAAAAATGGTTCTGAAATGACCTGCTCAGTATGTGGATTCAGTATGAAATATATTCCTGGAGATGTTCGGAGAAATTGTGTAATACACGAATATCCCAGTATTATTGAACAGGGTATGAATTTTATCTCTTCCGTTGTTGAAAATGTAATAACTGGTGGAGAACAAGTGACTGAAGAAATATATAAAGATAGACTTAGTATATGCGACGGAACAAAAACTGGTCAAATATGTGAGTTTTACGATAATAATAGATGTAAGAAATGTGGATGTTTTTTCGCTAGTAAAGTATGGCTGGCTAGTGAAAAATGCCCTATAGATAAGTGGTAGGTCATAAATCGTTATAAAAGGATAAAATTTCCTTTAAAAAGTGTATAATATATTAGAGAGACCGTACATGTCTGATTGACATGATTATAACATAGGAGTATATAGATGGCAACAATAGCGTTTTATTCTGGTACAAACCAGATTTCTAACCTAAGTGGTTCTGGCTTAGGGTTTTACGGCGGAGGCTTTGGCTATAGTGTAGCTGTAGGTTCATATCAGGATACTACATTTATTACTAATGGTGCTGGTACTACGCAAGGTGAACAGTGTAATAACGTAAAATATATGAATATTGGGTCTGGTATTATTAATAGTGCTAGCTCCGGTGTACCATTAATTTCTATACCAAACTATCTAGCACCATTAAGAATTAATTTTAGCCATTCTACCGCTGTTAGAACACAGAATGCTAAAGTCTATATTTACGACAGAAGTAGTATTAATTCTCCAGCTTCAGGTGTAACATGTAAAGTAGCTGAGATTATTCATCCCGGAACTACACAGGTTCCAACTGGTTCGGGTGACACAACTTGGCTCACGCCAACCGGTTCTAGTGTTATCGTGGACCTCGCCGCCAGTCCAGGACTTAGCGGTTTAAGTCCTTCTGGCCCAAGCACTTCCGACGCAAATCATGATTGGTATTTAGCTATAAGTGCGTCTCCAAACTCTATTGGGTCAAAAACACAATTTGGACTTTACTGTGTGTTGGAATACTTATAAAATTTCCATGACTCGCTTGATAAAACCACATGTATTGATTATATTAAGATGCCATAGGATTGCCTGTGGCATTTTTAATTTGAAAGGAAACTATGGAAGTCAACACTAAAACCAATAGACTGACATTAATCTGTGAGCCTTGGTCACAGAAATCAGGAAAACAAAATAAACTATACGGGTTATTTAGATGTGATTGTGGAACTGAAAAAACAGTGTCACTAACGTCTGTAAAGACTGGACACGCTAAAAGTTGTGGATGTATCGCTAAAGAAAAAGCCGCTAATATTTGCATATCTAGAAACAAAAAATACAATGAAGATGATATTTGTCAAACTAAGTTGTATAAAAGCTGGAATGAACTCAAAAAGAAATGTAAGTTGTATAATTTTGAAATGTATGTGCCTTGGTTAGATTTTTTGGTTTTTCGTGCGTGGGCAGAGAATAACGGTTATCTTGATGGTTTATGTTTATATAGAAAAGATACAAATATTACTTTTTGTCCAGATAATTGTTATTATATAGAGAAAAAAGAATTGGCAAAAACCATATTACAATCTCATAGTTGTAAAGAAAAAGTTAAGCAAACCTCTTTAGTTAAGTATGGTGTGGAATCACCTATTCTAGCCACATCAGTTATAGAAAAAGCGAAAAATACACATTTAAGAAAATATGGATGTAGAACACCGTTTGAGCTTGATAGTATTCAATCGCAAGTAAAAGACACTTTATTGCAAAAATATGGGGTCTCATCATGTCAACAGATACCTGAAATAAAAAACCAGTCAATTCAAACATGTATAGAAAAATATGGAAGATTTCCAGTTTGTTGTAAAGGAGCATCTAAACCAGAAAAAGATATCCAATCTTGGTTATCATCCTTGGGTTTTGAATTTAACTCAACCTATAAATTAATAGCTCCAAAACAAATTGATTTATACAACGCGGACCTTAAAATCGCTATAGAATATTGCGGATTATACTGGCATAATAACAAGTCGCCACAGCCCCGCAACTCTCGTTACCATTACGATAAATATAAAGCTTGTTTGGATAAAGGGGTTCGTTTGTTTACTATTTTCTCGGATGAGTGGGTGAATAGAGAAAAACAATGGAAGAATTTACTAAAATCTGCACTCGGAATCTCGTCTTTAAGAATATTTGCTAGAAAATGCGTAATTAAAGAAGTTGATTATCAAACCGGACTAAGGTTTTTTAACGAATACCATATACAAGGAGGAAGAAGGAAATCTCTAGTTTATTTTGGACTGTATTATGATGACGATTTGGTTGGGGTTGTAAGCTTAAATAAACACCATCGTAATATAAAAAATCATATAGTACTGGATAGGCTTTGCTTCAAAGATGACGTACAGATTGTAGGTGGTGCTAGTAAACTATTATCTAAATGTATAGAATGGTCTAAGATAAATGATTATGTGAGTATGATAAGCTGGTCTGATAACCGCTATTCACAAGGTAACGTGTATGAAAAGATTGGATTTAAGTTAGACGCCGAATTATCACCTGATTATTCTTACGTCGAGATTAGTGGACCTATTGAAGAACGTAAATCCAAACAATCTATGAAGGGAAAGGAAAAGGATAAAACTTTGATGACTAAATACGGTAAAATTTACGATTGCGGTAAAAAGAGATATGTGATTACAATGTAAAAACAATAGGAGGCTCACTATGTTAAACTTAGTCAGAATCATTTTCTACTTACAACAATTTTTTGAGTGGATTACAAAACCTCAGACTAAGAAGAAAGTTATTAGACCAACATACAGAGAACCTCCTACAGCGCCAGATAAATACAAACGCATGTTAATTTATCACAATGAATTTAGACATGAATATGGTCTCAAACCTGTTGAGTTTAATACTAAATTATGTGTATCCGCCTTAATACACGCTGAACGTATAGCGGAAGATAATGCTGTCTCACACAAAGATTTTGACAAACGTGTTACTTTGGGTGTGACCGGAGAGGTGATTATACATTATAAGGATAACCCATTAGCCACCTTCCAAAAGATTATCCAAAACAAAAACCGACGCTCTACAATCCTTTCAGATGTAGAATACGTCGGCTTTGGTGAAGATAATGGTTATTGGGTTTTGTTGTTTGCTAAAGAAGTGTCATAACCGGGTAAAATCTAGTAGAAAATCCGTGAGAATACGAAATACTTTTGTCTGTTATTTCTACATCTAGCCCGAGTGTTTTGGCGTGCGTTTTCACTTCTTCTATTTGCTTACTTCTCAGATGATACTTTGCGTCAGTTTTATCTTTGTTTAATATCGCCAATTCTCTTAGTTTTTCTGGATTTTCTAAGTCAGAAATTAATACTGATTGACGACCATATCCGGGATATATCACTCCATCTACAAGATTTATACTAAATTCTACTCTATCATCGTGAATACTTATATTGTCTGTATAACTACTTGTAACAAAGTAATGTGATGTGTAATTATTTTGAATATACTGTGTTAATTCGGATTTAGCTTTATTACCATTCTTAATAGATATTAGTGTTTCTGTAATGTTCATATAAACTTTCCTTTTTCCCACTCGTGTATAGCTTTACGTTTCTTTAATTCTTCCTTTGGTATAATATTCCAAGTAGGTTTTTTCTTTTTAATTGGTACTATAACAGGATAACCATCTTTGATAATCCACTGATGAGTACCAGATAACACTTTATTTCTAGCATAATGGAAAGAAATATAGATACGATGGTGTTCACAAAAACATCCGGTCAAGAAAGTTACCATTATTAAAGCAGATAACATGAATACTCTTGGCATATTAAAATCCTTGTAAGAAAAACTTTCTTTTTAACACTCTAATTTCATATTTTGACATCACATATATGTATCCATCTTTTATTTTTACTGGATATATTTGAACGTCGCCGTACACTGTTACGGCTTTTTTCATATCAGGTAACTGGATTTTAACAAAACCAGCTTCTGCATCAGCTTCTATTACATAAGTCATAAGTTTACCATTGAACGTCACCACACAATTACAGTTTGGTTTATGTGTAGAAGATATGTGTTTAAAGCCGATAATAGTTTTTGGTTTAGACCAATTACAATATGTAGAGTTTGTTAATATAGTTGTGGTCATCAAAACTACGATGACTATTAGATTTTTCATAATATTTTATACAAGAGTAGCTAAAATCTCACTTTGAGAAATTATTAAATAATTATTATCATCAATGTTAACTGTGTTAACACTATTATCAGCATATCTGCTTAGTAGCACTCTATCTCCAACTTTAATGTTCATTGGAATAATCTTACCGTCTACTGTCTTACCGGGACCAACTTTCTTAACTAATCCACGACGAGTAGATTCCCTTGAGTTTTCTGGTAATAGAATTCCTACTTTAGTCCGGTCTTGTGGTTTCTCTACTGAGATTATTACGTTGTCTTCTAGTGGATTAATGTTAATTGCGTTTGTTGATTTTGTCATATCTATTTTCCTTTGTTTTTGTTATATCCGGCTATAAAGCCCAGAAAGCTCTTTATTTGAAAACCGTTTATAGTTTTCTAATAAAACCTGTTCTTCTTTTGAAGTCCAATGATTACCACACATTATTTATTTTCTGGTTTATATACGTTCCAACCGCGATTAGCCAGCCACTTCCCCTTACCATTCTCATCCTTAACTACTTTACCCTTATTATCTGTTTCTGCTCGTTTAGGATATAGCTTATTATCCGCTTTACCATGTCCATACGATAGTTTAGCGCGACAATTTGTATTTCTACATTGAACCTCGAAAAATTCGTTATCTTCTACTTTACGTACTACGTAGTCAATATCTCCACCTTGGCACGCGCCACATACAGAATCTTGAAACGTTTCGCTAAACTCTGCAATTTGCTTAAAAACCTCTGCTGGAGTGCCTTCAGCGATGCATGATAAATTACCCTTTTTGTATTCTACTTTCATTTCTTCACCTTCTTGTTTAAATCTTTTTTAAGTAAGTTTTCAAGTTTATTAACAATAATAAACTCATCATTTACTTCGTTTGACATTGACCCAGAACGGTCTAATACTACTACAATTTCCGTCGCGTCTTTCATTATACTACTCCTAAATTTAATTCACCGTAAACTTTACTATAATCCAAAAATACCCATCTGTCTAAATCTGGTTCTAATCCATTGTTAAGTCTTTCTAAATATTCAAACATTTCATAAAATGACGAGAAGAATAATTCGTGTTTTAATCTACCAAAAAGCCAGTTGGGTATATGATTAAGACCTTTTTCGCACACTATAATCACTGGTTTTTGCTGATTAGCGTGCATAAATATCTCATCCATTGTCCCGCAAAGGTTCATATCCATATCTAGATGTACTATCATAAAATTAGATAAATCTGTATATCGTAAATCTTCATGCACAATATTTTTGTACATTTCTCTAACTGTTTTGTAGTCTCCACAATTTTTAGCTTCGTTTGCAATACGTCTCAATTCTGACTCGTTACAAGTAAATCCTGTTGGTTTATTAGTTGGGTCTATTACACCAATTCCCATACTTTGTAATCTTGGTGTAATTCTCTGTCTCCATTGTACACCACCATCTATAGCTTTTTCCATACTTCCACTTAAATAACAAACCTGTCCTAATAATTTTCCCATTCTATCCTTTCAATATATTAGCCGGTATTTCCTTTGAACCGGGATTATTTTGTCCGTATGATGAAAGTTCCTTAATCATTGCGGCAGCAGTTCCTTTACTTACATTATCTAAAGAAGCATATTGTTTTTGACCAATATTAATAAACTTATTTACATCAATACCTAATTGGTCACATTTAAAATTAATAGCTGTTTTTTGGGTATCATTTATCATATCTTCTGGATTCCAGTCACTAATTACTTCTTTTTGCGGTGCTTTTTCAGCCAATACAGTCTCTACTTTCTTATTACATAGTTCGTCATACGCTACTACACTTAATGATAGAGCCTTACGTAACGCTCTAGCTTCTGCTCTAGTTTCAGCTATGGCTTCTGGATAAAGGCCAAAATCACCATCTATATTATTTTGATTGGCACCGGCCATACCACGGAATGTTTTAATAGGAAATTGTGAGTTGAGGTCTAGATAATCCGGCATACCTAACTTCCACATAATTTGAATTTCATATACAACGCTACATGCTCCCAATGGGGAATTACCATCTGGATGTGTGGTTTTATGGTCAACTACTCCACTTAAGACTATATCACCAAGTAATAATTCTGCTACTCTACGTAGTCCAGGTAATGTAGGATATTTTTCACCATTCACTTCTAACGCTTCATTATCGGTAAATTGTGATAATACGTACTCTTTCCATTCTGGATGTGAAGGTAAAATCTCTAATTTTAGTTCTTCTGGTAGAGAGTGACCACCAATCGGAGCCGGAATTTCTTCGTCATCGTCAATAGTATTACCCCCAATAATCTCAATCTCGTCACAATCTTCTGCTTCTTCATCATCTAAGACTATTTCTTGTATTTCGTAAGATGGTGCAACCTTAGCCAACTTTAGCTCGTATACCAAATTAGCCTTTCCTTTTAACTCAGCCGCTTCTTCTTCTGTTTTTACACCGTTATCAACTAACATTTGTCTTAATTCTGCGACTGAATACTTTTCAAAACCCATTACTTATCTCCTTTGTGATACTTACATGTAAATTAATCTTTGTCCAACCGGAGGGAAAACTTTGTTGATTTGCTTTACGACTTCCAGTATTTTTATTGCGGAATCACGTTTATATTTCTCACTTAAATGTGAAACCAGATGTTTAAATCTAATAACCACGAAACCTTCGTTGAGCAACAAACCGTTTTTCTGATTATCTGAGTCTTGTTGTTGTTTTAATCTATCTTCTCCGTGTAGAGGTAGATGGTGTGTTGGCCCATCGATTTCGATTACGATTTTTTCTGTAGGCAAAAGAATGTCAAGTTCAAGGTTGTCATTGATTATCATTCCTTTCTTATGTACTATAACCTGCAAACCGTGTTGTCTCAAGTATTCTCCAACAAAAATTTCAAATTTTGAACCAATTTTTGAAGCTTTATGTCTAGCTATATTTGCAGTCTTTCTAGCTACAGCTTTTTCATCTTCATCCATGTTTTCCCAATACTGCTTGAAAACTACAGACTGTTTTTCTCTACGTTCGTCACCACCTGTTTCCCAACTTTGAGCCGCACCTTCGCTAATCTTGATTTTAGTGTCAATAGGTCTGACTTTGCCTGCGGTTGGGTGTTGTACTTTACCACTTCGCAATAACTCTTTTTGAGTTTCTCTATGGTTTTTTATTTTAACGCCTAGTTTCTTAAGTAAACGACGTACTTTATTTGGGTATGTGCCAAGTTTTTCAGCTATTGCTCTAGCACTTAATCCTTGGTCTAAGTAAAGTTTGACTACTACACTTTCATCTAATCTTGGCGTAGGCATAATATTTTCTCCATATCACAGTTTTCTACTACTCTAACCTTTTTTAGATTAGCATAGTTTTCTATCATTTTTGCGTGTTCGTGTGAGCGAGCGATAATCTCAACCCTTGGATTATTAAAAATGTAATAATTAGTGAAATAATCTAATGGGCGACGTATCCATTCCAAGTCCCATACGTAAAATTTAATAGATGAATTATGTATTGCGTGTATCGCTCTCAGCGTGTCATTTAAAGTTGTAGTGACGATGATTCCGTCATTGAATTGAACAATTTCAGTAGAGTTTAAACAAGGACAGAGAGGATTGATTAAAAACGGGGTAATTTCGTTAAGGAAAAATATAAAATGGTTATGTACCGACTGTGACATAATCGTATTTACATAATTCACTAAATAAAACGTTAATTGTGATGGAGCTAGTGAATCCACCATAATACCACATCTAATCATTATAATTCTCCATATACCATTCGATAGTCTTGCGTATACCGATTTCGATTGGTGTAAATTCAGATTTTACGTATTCTCGCATATTAGATATATCTAGTGATTTTCTCTTTTGACCATCTGGTTTTGTAGTATCCCACTTAATTTCACCAGTATAACCAACTATTTCCGCAATTTTATATGTCAGGTCATAAATTGAAATTTCATCTTCTGTGCTTACATTAATTGGGCACATAGGATTATTATAATTTTCCATTACATCGATTAAAGCGTTGGCTACGTCACCAGCATAGATAAACTCGCGAAATACCTGTCCACTACCCCAGCATTCTATATATGGTAAATTTTGTCTTTTAGCATTCACCACACGTTTGATAATACCCATTACAGCTTTTGTCTTTTCAATATCAGTATTATCGAATTCTCCATAAGAGTTATTAACAATAGCACATACTGAGTTAAAGTTGTGTTGTTTAAATAGTTGACGAGAATAGGCATCCCAAATTCGTTTAGCAAAACCGTGCGCTTCTATAGTTTGATTAGGTGGGCCATTCCATAGTTCTTCTGCTTTTAGTTTCTTATCACCTAGGTCAGCAATAGCACAAGAAGATAGGATATTAACACACTTTGTTACCTCATATTTATGAGCGTAGTATAGACTGTTTAAGGCTATCTGACTAGTTTTAAAGAAGATGTCAGCTTGGTACTTTTGACTGAAAGAGATGTTGCCATTGTATCCGGCTAGATTGAATACATATTGTGACCGCGCAGCACGGAATAATGACTCTGTATCTTCCGCATCAGTTAGGTCAAAACCAAATCTATGTACACCGCCATCATTAGATTCGTCTTGGCTAAATCCACTATATTTAATATTTCTATAACCGCGATATAGCAGGGCTTTATATAGATGCTTACCAATCATGCTAGACCCGCCGGTAATCAGTATCTTACTTGTCTTTTGTATTTGATTTTGTGTCATTTTTCTTTTCTACTTTAGTAACTACAATAAAACCATCAGTTGTATTATTAACTTCGTGTCCTAAAAATTCAATATAACCGCATAAATCAGCGTTTGTTGGTTCTAGGAAAGCAACATACTTAGTAGAAGCTGCCAACATATTATTAACCATTCGTTTTTGGTCATCTAACCCGTATTTACCAAGTAATTCTGTAGAAAACACAACCTCATATTTATCACCAGCGGTTGATTCTAGGAAATTACGTACTTCCATATTAATGTTAGAGTCACGATTATTAAATAATTTATGCGAATAAGCAGCATATAAATCTTCTAGTTCTGCTCCACCAAGTTTAGCGTTTGGTAAAAGATTTCTTAGACTAGTGAGAACTTCACCCATCTTAAAACCAACGTGATAAAAACTAATATCGGATAACTCTAGTAGAACATTTAAATTTGCAAAACTTGGTAGTACCAAATCTTCTTCGTTATATGCTACTACAAATTCTCCAGAATTTATTCTATTTTCTGTTCTTGTTTTTGCTACGTATACTTTCATTTTTTCTCCTTATTCAAATCTATTTCTAATATATATTAGTGGAGCCGCTTTAATTAATTCGTCAATTCCTTGCTCTAAGGAAATTTCGCATTTAAATCCTTCAGCATTAATTTTACTATAATCTACTTCATAGTCACGACAATCTTTATCTTTGCCAAATTCAATGTAATTAACAAAACATCCGGTTTTTTCTTTGACCATCTCTGTTAATGAACCTTTAGTACAATTCATGTTATTGTCGCCAACGTTATACACTTTGTATTTTAGTTCATTTTTAAGTAATTTATCCATACAAAGAATAGAGGCTCTAGCCATATGACGTACATGAATAAATGTTCTTCTAGCGTGTCTTTCAAATACGTCGATTACCCTATTGTGTACCGCTTGGTACACTAGGTCGTTGACCAAAAGGTTGACTCTAACAGTTTCTCCCAATCCCATACCTGTAGCGAATCTTAATGACACACTATTTGGTAATTCGTTGATGATTTGTTCTGCTTCGTATTTTTGTAAACCGTATAACGTTGTTGTATTAATTGGGCTTTCTTCTGTGCAAATTTCTGCTAAAGCACCGTACACTGAGCCAGAACTATAGTTGACCACTGGTATTGAACCACAGTGTTTAGCTATAATTTTGGTTCCATCAACATTTACATTATGCGACAAAGCAGGCTGTCTATCACAAGCTGGAAATCCTACAATACCAGCTAAATGAAAAACTCCGTCCAATTTTTGTGTCAATTTTTCCACATCCTTTTCTTTTGTTACATCTCCATATTGGAATGTAAAGTTTGGATTTGTGACTAAACCAATTAAAGCGTCACATTGTCCTTTGTGGAAATTGTCCATACCAACTACTTCGGCACCGGCAGCTAATAATTGTCTTGCTAAGACATTACCAATATATCCGCCAACACCAGTTATTCCTAATCTTAAACCTTTCACGGTTACCTCATATGGTAATGAGCGTTCTCTCTATGTTATTGAATTTCCGAACGAAAAGTCCTTTGTTTTGCCTATATATTGAAATACGTTTGTTCCAATTCTATTAAATAGAATACCGTATTCATTTATTTTTTCTAAATGTGCTTTACTATTACATGTTTGCCACTCTGGACCACTCAACCAATCATCATATCTTATAACAGTATTTTCCATTAGTAAATCATACTTAAATAGGAAATCTAATACTTCAATTGTTGAACTATAATAGTCTACATCTATATTTACATAACTCGCTTTATTGATACCAAATTTTTTAATAGTATCTTGATTTAATGTGTCTGAATACCATCCATCAATAAGTGTAATAGGAACACCATGAGGGTCTAGAAGATTATGAATGATTGTCTTTACATCATCTACACTCGCTGCTTTAAAGTGTTCTACAGCATCAAAACTTCCTTCATGCCAATCTGGAGATATCCATTCGTTACGCGGTGCTGGTAATCCAATAAAGCTGTCAAATCCAAAATACGCAGAAAAATTAGCTGATTTTAGATGCTCCAACATAAGATTGGCTGAATTGCCAGTACACACACCGGTTTCTAAAAACTGACCATTTGATGGAATTAGATTGGCAAATACACTCATCTCATGATTATGATAGAACTCAAACCCCATATCTGGCCACTCTCGCTTCCTTATAATTTGGATTTACTATATTTGTTCTCAATTTTTCTAGGTTTTCTCTAACGTACTTTGGAGAATTCTCTTCTGTTAGTTCTACTTTCTCAAAGAAATCGTAAGGCTCTTGACCTACTTTTTCTCCACGTAGTTCTGAACGTGGCCAATGATTACATTCTAGTGCTGTTCTCACACTTTCCTGTGTAAATCCTGTATGACTATATGTGCATTTTTTACGCCATACGTCTTCAAAAGAAGGAAAACAGTATGAATACTCGAACGCGACCGGTTTATCGTCAAAATTTACTTTAGGAATATGGTCAAAGTGTCTAGCCATAATACATTGACTGTTTTGCTTAATTAATCCGGCTTTAACTAAAGGTATATGAATATTTGGTAAGAAACATTTATTATCGAAATCAAACCAGTATCTTTGTCTTTGTAATTTGAACATATCACAAAAACTTTGACCATTTAAATAATACAGTACGTTATTTTTTCGTGTTATGTCAGAGAAATCTACCGCTTCATCGGTATCAGATATCATAACCCAATCATTGTCAGCTAATTCATGAATTAGACCTAAAACCATAGCTCGTTGAGCGTTTTCGCGGTCAAAATTCTTTCCTTCATCATTTGTATTGCCGTGTAATGGTGTAAAGTCTTTAGCTGGGTTAATTACTATAATTTTATCGACAAACGGTTGAAATCTAATATCTTCGTTTAATATTTTACTAACATGTAATCCTTTATATTCACCTTGAAACGTATAAGGACTTTCAAGTATAACCCATTTATCTACACCCAAATCTTCCAGATGAAATTTGGTTAGTAGTAATTCTTTTTCGTGTGGTTCACTGAACAAAAATGTATCTATAATTCTCATTAATCTCTCCAATATAAAGCATCACCATGAATTTCCCAGTCTTTTCTTAATCCACCGAACTGGAATCCAAACTTGTTAAGATATGTGGTGATATCATCCATTACCGGTGCGTCTTTATATACTTTATCCCAAGATACTTCACACCAAATAAATTTAAGAGAAGACTTATTTAACAGAACGTTAGCGCCTTTAAAGACCTCTAATTCAGCACCCTGTACATCTAGATTTAACAATGAAATATTTGATATATCAATAATACCATCATTAATATAGTTATCTAATGTATTAGTTTTAATTTGAATTTTTTCTTCTAATAAAGGACAGTCTTTGATGTAGTCAAACATTTTCTCTGGAAGATAGAATCCTGAAGCACCATCGCGTTTATCTCTATAAAAGTTAAAATCTAATGTTTTACCGGCTTCGCTCCATAAAGCTGCCTGATAAGCTAAGTGTTTAGCTGGCCGGGTTTTTTCGTTAATACGTTTAAGTAAATTAGGGAATACGTATGGATTACATTCAAACCAGAACACAGATTTCGCGCCAAAATAGTCGTAAATGTCTGCTTCTATCCCATCATGTGCCCCGATATGAATAACGTCTTTACTTTTAATTGGTGAATAACCTTTAGATTCAATCTCTCTAATTAATTGAGCAAAACTATGAGTTCTAATATCACAAGGACATAATTCCATTATTTACCTACCAATCCCATAAACCATTTATACCAACTATAAAAATATAAAAATATTCTTGCTTTTGTTTTTGGTGTAATTATTTTCTTTTTGTTCAAGATACCTTCTCCTATTTGTTTATAATATGAAGCATTGTTACTAGTTATTCGAAATATACCTAAATATTTCTTACATGCTTTCCTTACGTGTGCTGACCCGTCATAATCATGACCAGCTATTAATGAATTTTCTTTCATTTTTGGTAACCATTGTTTTAGTTCTTTAATACAATACTCTGAATGGTCACCGTCTATATATAGAAAATCTATAGTATTGTCTTTAAATAATTGACTAATTTCTATTGAATCACCAATCATTGTAATAACATTAGCTTTAAATTTACGAATATTATTAGAATAAGCTATATATGGTTGTAAATTTTGAGCATATTTTTCATTATCTTGTGTAGATATATTACTAAATTTAAAATTATCAATAGCTATGATTTTATAATCTATATTTTTTTCTTTAAGTTTTTGACTAAGATAACAAACCGAGCCACCGACAAAAACACCTATTTCAACAATTACTATACCGTCATCAGCAGATTCTATAACTTTATCGAATATTTCTTGATATGTACAGTGGTCTACTAAAGTTGGAAGACTCATGCTAATCCTTCACCCAATACTTTAAGATAGCATTCGTGATTTAATCGTGTTGTTCTAATTTCGCCCAGCACATTAGCTACGGCTTTTTTAATAGCCGCGTCTTCGTAATCGTGTCCAGCGATAACAGAATTTTTCTTCATTTTAGGTAGCCAAACTTTTAGCTCGTTTTCAGTATAAGGATATTCATGACAACCATCAATGAAAAGAAAATCTATACTTTCATCATCAAATTTTTCGGCGGCAGCTATAGAATCTGATACTACAGTTTGTACAGATAATCCACATTTAGCAACATTTTGCAGGAAAGCTTGATAATAATCATTGTTTTCTACCAGTTGTAAATGTCCGGTAGAAATATTGTCGAATTTCCATGTGTCAACCGCTGTTAGATTAACATGTTTGTCTAATTGTCTTAATTTTTGTCCAAAATAACAAATACTACCACCAATAAAAGAACCAATTTCTACAAAATTCATACCATCTTTAGCTTGGTGAGCAACAAAGTCAAAAACATCTTCTCTAGCTTCAATAGACATGAGAACTGGAACATCTATCATAGTGTATACCTATCTGGTTTGGTTAAATTTGAATTTTCTACGAATGAAAAACCATCTTTTTGATTAATGATACCGGGATGAATACAATAACAGTCATACTTTGGTTGGATAAATTGTTCGCATATCCAGTCGAACGGTCCTATTGGTTCAAAACTTAGTAGAAGTGGAATTATACTTTTTGAGATTATAACACCGTGCCATCCACCGCTTGCTTGAGTTTTTACTACATGGTCTGATACTTTGATAGTATTATTATGATGATATCCACCAAACTGTAGCATATCAAAAGAGCGATGCTCAAAATATTGATTGACATCTTGCATAATATCTTGAAAATCTGACTCTATTTTAACATCGTCTTCCACTATCATTATTTTATCACAATTTATGTGATATGCAAATTGTAATATTTTTTTATGGGATATCCATGCGTTAAATGCATTAGTACCATTTACCCAAGAAGGATATTGATTAGTGGTATCGTATATTGGTGGCTTTTCATTAACATCATGATGGAAGTATTCATAATTCATTTTTTCTTTTCCAACTAGTAATCCTTTAAGATTAATTCCAACATTCTTGAATTGTGATTCTAATTCTGGCCAAAATTCTATTCTTTTATCTAAAAGGACACAAAAAGCCGGGATATTTTCTATTATATTATTCATATTCTCTCACTGTTTTTACTATAGCGTTGTAGCTATAAAATTCAGGTCTCCAACCCAAGAAAACTTCTGCCGTATGGTTTGAGCAATTAATTAGTTTATTATCACCTTTCCAATTAGCTGCACTACCCAACCATTTTATTTCTTTATGAATATTTAAACCTTCCATTACAGCTTTAGCTATCTCATATACAGTTAGATTATCCCAATTACATATATTGAATTCTTTATGTTTTCCACCAAGACAATTAATAGTTTTTATTATAGCATTACAAGCATCTGATTGATATAAGAACGGTTTTTTTGACCCAGGAAAATCGCCCAAAACTTCAAGATATTGGTTTTCAGAACGTAATTTGTGAACAAAATCGTGAACTATACCATGAGTTGAATATTTACCAACAGTAGCACATAATCTTAATGAATATCCATCTATTTTACCTTGTTGTGAGTAAACATTAATTAGATTTTCGCAAGCTATTTTTGTAACGGAATATATTGATGTTGGCTCAAGTGTAGTGTTTTCATATATTTGACCTAAATAAGCCGGTTTGTCGCCATAAACAGTAATTGTAGACAGAAAAACAAATCTACATCCGTCTGGTACAAGATTGATAAGATTAAAGGTTCCATTGATATTTGTTTGTATAATTTCATCTGGATGTTCTGAATTTGGTTTAATTATAGGAATAGCTGCTAAATGGACTACTACATTAGGTTGGAATTCGTCAATTTCCGCCTTAATCCCATTAATATCATTAAGTCTAGATTTAAGAGTCTTGATTTGTGAATTTGTGTTCAAATGTACTTTATCACTATAAAGATAGTCTAATAGGTGTCTACCTAGAAACCCTGTTGCACCAGTAATAAGAATACGTTTATCATTTATGATTTGCATTTAATATCCTGTTGTATTTTAGTATAAACTTGTTTGACTTTTTCAGCTTCATACGATAAGCCTAATTCATTAAAAAATTGTATAGCTCGATGAAAATATGTATGATTATTCATCACATGATTGTATCCACGGCTAATATAGTCTAATCGTTTTTCTGGATTTTTCAAGTAAAAATCAATTTTTTCTTTAAAATCTTCTGGAGAATTTGCATAAACAACATTATCACCAAAAACATTATCTTGCATGCTTTTGACATAATCTGTAATCATAAAAGCTCCAGCAGATAGTAGTTTAAACGGTCGTTCTACTATATCATGTCCATATACTTGAGAGTGTGGTTCACTAATATTTGGACATATACTTGCTGAAACAAATAGATTCTTAGCTTCTTCAGTTGGTAGCATCCCGCAATATTGTGGTACTCCCCAACTTTGATTTCCAAAAATTTTAATTCTATAATTATATTGTGGTTGACATAAAGGAATAAGATATGAGTTTAACGTATGAGATTTATATGGCCAATAACCTCCGATATATCCTATATCGCATTTTAACTCTTCTTTTATTTTTCCGCCGTGGTAATCTGAAATATCGGCGCCGCTCATTAATCCAACACATTTTATACCTTTTTCAATCCATTTAGAGTGGGTTTGTTCCACAGATGATTGATGGTAATGTATATCGATAAAATCAGGTTTACCTGTTTCGTCATGTAGTTTTAGAATAGTTTCTATTTCTCTTGGATTGGCAACTAAAATGGGATATCTATTTAAATCCATGTTTTCTTGAGCGATACCCCAATCAGACCCTTTCATTGTTACTTTTATCCAGGGTCTTTCTTTAAGGCATTTATACATAGCTTTATTCACATTATAAGTTTGAGTAACCAAGACATTCATATCAGGATGTTCATCAAACGCATCAAACACGCTTTTTTCGTTTAAATCCCATAATAATACTTCATGACCACAAGCAGACAGAGCTTTTGCAAAACCCATTCTGATATAATAGTGGGCATTTTTATTTTCGTTACTGATAATGATTTTCATGTTTTATCTAATATCCTTGATAGATTCAATTCTAATAATTTTTTCTTCTGGTTGCTGTATAGCTTTAATTTTATGAAATCTAGCTGCTAATAAATTAATTAATTCAAAGAAATACATATTAGAGTTTTCTTTTATACACACGTGGTGTTTAAAATATGTAATTTCTGGGTCTGTAATAAACGCAATTCCACCAAATTTAGGTTGTAAACCATGTGCTAAAATTGTCAGATTATCATTTACTATCGTAGCTCCAACATCATCTTCATCATTATTTATATTATCTACACAAACTATACATGACCCTTGTTTAGTAATATTATCAATAATAGTATGAGTAAAAACTGTTTCGCCTTGTATCAAGAGAATATTGTTAGTTTCGCAGTTATGCACACCCAATCTTATTTCTTCACCAATATTAGTATTTTCATGCAATTGATTTTCTACAAATCTGACATTTGGTATCTTTTTCTTGATAATACGCTCACTATCAAAGCCAACAGTGATGATAATCTCTGAGTTTGGGTAACATTCCTTGAGAATTTTTAACTGGCTGTCTATGAGGTTTTCCCCGGTGTTCAGTTTTAATAAACATCTTGGACCAAAAGATTTCATACGATGAGCGCATAAAGCATTAAGTAAAACTATACTTAGCTTTTTATCTTTATCCTTACCGACTCCGGTTTTCTTGATTGAATGGATACATTTTGTATTATTAGACATTGTTCCGTTCTTTGAATTTTTGAGCAACCATATTCCAACAACGTTCCCAAATTTCTTTTTTAACGCTGTTTGTAGAGTTGTTCTGGTGAGTACGCACCAATGATAATGATTTTGGTACATGTATTATTATATATTTTTCGCTAATTCTTAGCCATAAATCGTAATCTTCGGCACATCTTAGGTTAGCATCATAGTAACCAGTATTTTCTTTTACTTCTGTTAAAACACTAGCTTTAATTAAAGCACCGCTATGAACTATGCATTCTTGTTGTAGTCTTCTAAGAGAATACGGTTCTTTATATTCTCTGTTTTTTACTTTAGTATCCACATTATATATATCATAATCTCCATAAACTACACCAATTTGTTCTGATTGTATAGCTACATTTATTAATTCTATAATCTTGTCTTTATAATAATAATCGTCAGCATCTAGTATTGCATAGTAATCTGTAATATTAATTGAATACTCAATAGCTAAATTTCTAGCTTCGCTAGGACCAAGTTGTTGATTTAATCTAAAAGCCGTGATTTTAGTATTATAATTAGAGCGGCTTATATTACATTCTTTTTTCTCAAAAAGTTTTTGAGTATCTTTGCTATGTTGACTCTTTTTAAAGATTAATTCGTGTATCTTTTGCCAAGAATCATCTGTAGAACAATCATCAACAATTACCAAATTAATATTTGGGTAAGACTGTTCTAACGCACTTGTAATAGCATCATTGATATAATCACCATAATTATTATTAGCTATTACGATGGTCACTAATGGTGGGTTTTGCATAAAAATCTATATCTTTCCCGTTTATAACTAATTTTTTAACTAATTCGCTTTGATATTCGTTAGATTCTACTTCATCCAGTATTGCTTGTCCACAGAACACAGGGTTGTGCCAACCAAAGATTTCTAAGAATTTTCTATTAATTGTCCACCCGCTCTTTTCCGCTGAAACTACAATAAAACTAATTACATCAATATTAAGTATATTATTTAAGTGGGTATTAAAGTATGGCGAAATTTTCTCTCCAGATTCAAATACTGAAAAATAATCAGTTTTGATTTTTCCTTTAATTTGGTATAAATATTCATTCCACGTATCGCCCTCAAGTGGGTATGATATAGAGAATTCAATTCCTGTATCTTTTAGTATAGACCTCATTAAGTCAAGTAATGACTCATTTTCTTTACTATTAAATCTTGTAGCATTAGTTAGAATATATAATATATTTTTTGGTCTAATATCAGCAAATATAGCTGAATGGCATGAACTTAATAACTTATTGTAAGTTTGGCTAAAATCTGAATTTTGTTCATCAATAAAAATAAATGTATTTTTTATAGCTGTAAAATTATATAAAGCGGTTTCTCGATTTTCAGTTTTTTCCCACACATCCTTATTTACACAATGATTACAAAAGGTATTAATAGAGTAATAGGTTAAATCATTTTCTGTGACTTCTTTTACTTCCATTCCCAAATTTTTAAATTTTTCAATTCTATCGTATTGACAGCCGATTTGTTTATTATTAGCAAATACAGCAAAAGCACAATCTCTACAATGTGTAATAAACATTATGGTCTCACCGCCTCTACTATCATTTCTACTCCATCTAATTTTTTCTTAATTACTTTTAATCCCAAATGCGTCATTAAGTCTACTAAATCTGTTAGTGTAATTTGACTTCTTTGCACATCCCATACATTGATTTGTTGTCCATAAAGTAGGACATTAGCTAAATCAGTTTCTATCTCTCCCCGTACAATTCTTTTGGCTATTTCATACATATCGTATCCACCAATAATAATTTTACCGCCGTGTCTAAGCTTACTAACCCAATTAGATATAGTTTGTTGTAATTGGTTGAATGGTAAGTAATTAATAATTGACGGGGCTAAAATTTCTGTACATTCATTATTCTCTACCAAATTTGATATATCATTTAAATAATGTCCCAATAAAGGTGAGATGTATGTATAGCCTTCTATAGCTGGCTCTGATATTGTTATAAATGCTTTCACTTAATCACCATTCTTAAAAAGTTATCCCAGTTTTCAGTAAATTTTTCCAAAGAGAATTTTTCGACTATGGTTTTTCTTGCGTTTTGTCCAAGTTCATTTCTTAACTTCTCGTCATTAAGTAGTAACTCTAGATAGTTACGCATTTCTTTTTCATCATTGGTAATAAAACCGTTATAGCCGTGTTGTATAATTTCTGGTATCATACAAGTAGCTGTAGATAAACATGCGCAACCTGTTGACATACCTTCGAGTAAAGCACATGGGATTGGACTAACAGTTGACGTGTTAATAAAAATTTGTGATGTTTGATAAAAATCAACTAATTCTTCTGTACTATTTGACTGTCTTGAGAATCCTTTTGTGTCTCCAATTGGAAATACAGGTAATCCTTGTGTTACTCTTTGCCAAATACTAAACCCACAACACCAATCTCTATTAATCCAATCATTTACAACTGATAAAATTCTAGGTAAACGTTCTTTGTTTCCCGGACAAAAGGTATCAGAATCTACGCCGTGATGTATAACGTATGTGTTTGGGACATCATCAAATCCCCATTTATTCTTACTGTATTCTGAAATAAATAGATTGATATCACCCTGCATACTTTTCATTCTCTGCATTTGAGCAGGTGGCCATTCAGCCATTGGTAGAGTATGTTCAAGACTGATTAATGGGAGTCCGTAGTGTTTGGCAATCTGTGATAACACATCATATTGACCAAACTTATTTTGACTTAATACTACATCATAATCTATATATTGTGGGAGTTGCTTTAATTCTAATCTTTCATCTAACAATCTGTGATTTTTTGGCATACCACGGAAAGAATTATTCCATTTTTTAAATGATGGATGTTGAAACATATAGAAATCTGCGTTTACTCCGCTCATATTAGTGGAATAGGTTTCGTGGGTTGGAGCGGTGATAATATTAAGTCTATCTAATTTATTTCTTGTAGCTTCTCTTAATATACTACTTACTTGATTCATTTAATCTTTCCTTAATCATTAAACCAACTTCCTCTATAGTAGGAGATAGTGTAGTGGTATTTTTATCTCTATTATTATAAGCCCATCTCATACCCCTCATCAAATCTATTTCATCTATTTCGTAGCATGATTCGCGAGCGGAGTACATATCTTGAAATCCTTCAATCATACCGTAGCATTTTTTCTCATGAGCATCAACTAAATAACCATTTTCTGTATGTCTGATAAACTCACTAATACCTGTCATCGCATTACCAACCACTATATTACCAAAGTTTAAGGCATCCATTGCCGGAAGGTTAATAGCTTCTCCACTAGAAGGTACAACTAAACAATCGCATGTTTTATGCAATTCTCTAATATTATCGTCGGTCATATCACTAGTGATAATAATTTCTTGTTTAAATTTATTTGTATTATAGTATAGTTTTGAATTTTCTTTAGCAGCAGCAGAAATTTCGTTGATAAAATTAGAGCAATCTATATTACTCATTCCCGGTTTATTAGCTTTAATAACTAACTGCACAGGTTCATTAAATGAAAACTCTGCATGAAAAGCTCTAATTAAAGCACTTAAGTTTTTCCTGCGACTGGCTTCTCCTAAATAATAAAACACATAATCATCAATCTCACATTCTGCTATTGGTAGCTTATTGTATTTGCTGGTATCAATCTGGTTAAACGGGTGAGGTATTTGATATATTGGTGTTTTTACGCCACTTTCTTTAGCTTGACGCACCATCAATTTAGATGGTACCCACAACTCATCCATCATATTTAGGTAAGAAAAATATGGTGTGTAATTTAGATTACTACTTTCTGAGTAGTATAAACCGATATTTTTTTTAAAGTTTCCATTATATTGAAATAGGTGCGGCAATACATGCTGGATTACTACATCACAATTTTGACTATTTTTCTGTAGTAAAGCTAACATTCTACCTTGCGGTTTATAAGCTGGATTATTAGCGTAAACTATTCGTGGTACTACGTCAATACCGACAGAATCCATAGCTTGTAGAATATCTCTACTAGCTTGACCCCACCCGCTTTGTTCTAATAAATGACTTATATATAAGACTCTCATTGTGTTCTTAATCTTTCAAGAGTATTTTTATGTTCACATAAACCCAACATATGATGGTATGCCTTACTGCGGTCAAAATCTTCTATCTTAGAATTTATTACTTCGCAGCTTTCTTCATTATAATACATACCACCCATACCATAATTTGTAGCATTAAAATTAAGGTCTCTGATTAATCTTAATTCCATATTAGTGCCCATAAATTCTGGTCTTCCTAATACATCACAAATTAACCATTTAGCATAATCAGTATTGGAAATATATGGTTTTTCATCAAAAGCTGGAGGATAATTTATATTAGGTGGAGCATCCCATAAATTTTTGTTTGGTAATAACTTTATAACATCATACCATTTTCTACCAACTGTTCCCCAATTATTATAGTGTTGTTCAAAACGCTGTCTAGTGATTGCGGATAAAGCCCTGATATTAGATTCACTAGCGTTAAAAAATTCTTTAAGCTTATCTATAAAGTAATCATTGTCTGGATAAGCCCATCTTCTGCCACTTTCCATTTCAGTATTAAAATATTTTACTTTTAAAGGTATGCCAGATAATTTTCTTACTACTTCTGACATAGCTGAATAATCAGTCGCCATAACAGGAACACCGCATGCGGCGGCTTCTACTACAGGCATTCCGAATCCTTCAAGACTAGCATATTGTACATAAATATCGAAAGAATTGTATATTTGTGATAAAACTTCGTTGGATACTGATACAGTGGTATTTGGCATACCCATAGCTAGATGATTACATCTTGTACAAACAGTTTTGGCGTCTTTGAAAAATCCAGGAGATACATTGCCACATTTGCGACAAACGTAAGTAAAAATCATCTTATGACCTATTTTTGATGATTTGATTAATGACGGAAAATCGAACCCATCATCTGGATAAGATGTGTGACAGTATAAATAGGTGTCATTGATATTATTATCTATAATGTATCGTTCAAACGTTTCGATTAATGCCGGAAATAATTTTCTTCTTTGGTTACGCATTACTGTACCAATTACCTTCATTTCAGGCGAAAAACCCATCATTTGTTTATGTTTGGCTTTATCTAGCACTGGTGTAAAACATGTATCGCAAACAGGTGAAGCTGAAACAGTGGTTTTAATAGTAGAACCACTTATTTTGTTTAATATATCTTTGGCCCAATCGGTATAAGTAATGATTGCGTCGGCACTTTTATAATGTGATACCCACTCGTCTTTTTGAGGTTCGGCATCAATCGCTGGCATTAAGATAAGATTATAGTATGGCCGTAGAGGGGATGAAATGGCGTGTTGTGAATGCCAAATGTCTCTAACGTCACAATTGTGTACACAGAAATTGTCTACAACATAGGAATTATCATCTTCCACTTCTAAATTATATACTGTACCCTTATATTTATCTATCCTATTAATTCGCACAGCGGTTGTCATACAATGCTTAATAATTTGTGTTTTACGATTTGGTCTCTTTGAATTAGCGTATGGTGTCAATAAGTCTGGAGTATACTTATCAACTATCGTATGTAAAGTAGTTGCTGAAGACCCGTATCCATTTACTTCATAGTAATCGTTTAAATTATTAGTTTCTGTTTTTTTCTTTGTTTTAGTAATATTAACTGGAATTCCTAATTGGACGCACAATTGTTTATAATTATAAGCCAATTTTTTATCAATTGACGCAAAACTAACTGTATTTTTTTTATAACACCCGTCTGCACGCGTTAGACCACAGATTAACCCTTCTTTTACGTCATCTGGAGACATCCAAAAGACTTTTGGAATATCGTGATGAACTATAAATTTACTTAAAAACTCTTTCAAGACTATAGAATTCGCGCTGACAGTGATACAATTTTTGCCATCAGGTACACAACTTCTAATTTTGCTATCAATATTAAAAATATCTTTAAACAATTTTATTGCGTCTTTTGCAAATCTATCTTCATCGCCATGAAATGTGATATTCACACTATGTGGGCCAATATACCCATCTCCTATTATATATCCAATTAATCTACCAAAATTTTTATCAATTTTGATTGTATTATTAATTTTGTTACTACGCAAACTAGTTGAAACTTCATTATTTTCAACATAACCGTTATCTAAATAATCATATACGTTAATAGTATGATATATTTGATTATTTTGTGTTAAAATAGGAAAACATGTTAAATCTCCTATTTTTATTTTATCAGCTTCGGTAAATACTGGCTGCTGACATGAATAGACTGATGAATTGTTACGTTTATTATGACTTCTTTTTGTATACTTGAAATTATATACAGGGTGATTCTCTGTGCAAACTAACGGTGATTCATTTCCGTAAGTAAATATTTTACGTATATTGCCACTATATTGTCTTTTCATAGTAGAAATTACACGTTTAAATCTACCAAGATGTGTTAAAACTTGGTCTCCGACTTTTACATTTTGTATTTCTTTATAACCGTCTGAGGTAAATACTAAAGAGTCTGGCGGTACACAAACGTGGTCTGGTTTAAAATCCAGAACGGTTTTCTCAAACTTAAACGCACCAAACTTGTTATATGGATTTGATTCATAAGCCTGAATTTCTTTTGGGTCAGCTTGATTAAATGTTGCGCCAAAAGGTAAATTGCCTACAAATTTCCAAGGTATAGTGTGTGAACGTGGGTCAGCATTATCACCCCACGAAGCTAGTTCGCAAATCTCAAACTCACCCGTACTATGAAGATAGTTTAGTAAAGCGTTATAATATTTAGCATAACCGCTAGATAGATAGGTCGCTTCTGTACATGCTAGAATTTTTGTTTTTGACATAAAATTAATATATAAAATAGAAAACTAGCCGGGAGTGATTAGTTCCCGACTAGTGTTAGATATGATTTAAAGTGTTAGAACGGCTTGTCATCTGCTGACATATCTGATGTTGCAGCAACAGGTTCTAGCTCTTTACGCTTGTCAAGAATAGTGAATTCTTCAACTCTGAATAGGATACGGGAATGTGGTTTATCTTCCTTATCCTTCCAACTATCTTGGCGTGGTTTAGCTGATACTAACATACGTGTGCCCTTTTGACATAGCTTACCGATAACATCGGCCGCCGTATCCCAAGCTTCAAAATCAAAGAAACTGGTAATCTTATTGTCGTCGCCGTCTACAGCACCTTCTTTGGCTTTTCGATATTCGTTTACAGCTAGTGTAAACTTAGCTACTCTTGTATTACCTACTTCTTTTACTACTGGGTCTTTCACAAATCGACCTTCGCCGAACGCTTTAAACATTTTCAATCTCCTTGTAACAATAAAAATAAAACTTCTACACCTTCTTCGATATCAAACTTTTCTGTATTCTGTTTGACATCACTAAAATCTCCCAATACAACTTGGGTTAATATTGTGGTCATTCCTAATTCTTTTTTTTCATCACCGGCGTCGAATGTAGGTTTGATTAAATCCATTAAACCATTAGCTGGTTTTACTATTTCATTATTTTCATATAAAACTATTAATTCTGTAGCTATATCATAGACATCTAAATTAATCAGAATATCCGCCATCATTAAAGTTCTTAATGCGTAATTAGGTGATTTTAATTTACGCAGTTTACCATTATATGACATAATAAATTCTTTATCTAATAATTGGTAAGTTGTTTCCAATTCAGGTAAAGATTCTTTTATATGTTTTGGGAATCTAACTTTAACTTGATTTTCTTTTAATTTTTCAGCTTTAACGAAATAATTATGTTTTATATGTAATTCTAAACATTTATTCATACTGAAATTACTTTCTTAACTTGAAAGTTGCTGTTTTTTCCTTTTCCACCAGTCATCATTACTATATTACCTTTGAACAATTCATTCAAATACGACTGATATTCTTTCGGTGACAACGAAAAATCTGTCCTTCCACTACTATCTTCTATAGTACCAAAACACATTTTTTGGCCAGCTAAGTTACCATTTTTTATTAAAAATTCTCGAATTGATTTCAATTCGCCGACAATTGACATATTTTTCTCAGCTTTGCCATCGTTGAACTCCTTACAGGTAGTATTGCCGATTTGGTCTACCGTGTCACATTTAAGACAGCTTATGGATGTGCCTAAATAGTGTTGTTCCTTTTCTGCTATCCAAGCTGGCGGGTCATCTACAGCAAATGGAGTTTCGTTCATCCCTTTGGTTATCTCTAAGTATTTGGCAATTCTAGCTTTATGTAATTTGGGAGTTTTATGAAGCAACGATATACAATCTTCTATTGAAGATAGAGACTTAATGTTATTTTGAATGATAGCTAAATCTTTTACGTCTAGAGCAGAACATAGATTATAATCATGCAACATCTTCTGTCTGGATAGACCCAGATGTGATACGCCGCCAACAGAGATTAGACCGTTCACTATCGTTTTATTTAATCTGAGGAAGAGTAGAAACATCAACTCTGTCCATGACCAATCTTTTACTGATTTATCAATCAGGCGTTGTCCCTCTTCGATTATCTTAATCATCTTATCTACATGAGAATCGCCACAACCTTTAATGTTTCTTACCCCAAAGTTGATTTTTCCTTTGAATATTGAGAAATCGCCGTAATCACCGTTGAACAACAGATTTAAATCTGGAGTTAGGATATCGATATTCATATCTTTTGCGTCAAGAATGATTTCTTCCACTTCCTCTTGTGGTTTCATCTTCTCTCTAGCATAGTATAGGTATGAACAACAGAATTGTAAAGGAAAATGTGCTTTAGCGTAGGCTGTCCAGTAGGAAATTTCTCCGTAACCAACAGAATGGCTGAGATTAAACGCGTACCTATTAGATTTTTTAATATTATCAAATAATTCTATACCAATTTCTCTATCTACTAATCCTGTTTTCTCACATCCATCAACAAACTTATTTTCTAATGAAAGCATTAATTTTGCGTCCTTTTTACCACATGCTTTTCTTAGACTATCTGCTTCTTGTAAATTAAATCCAGCTATAATAGACGCTATTCTAATACATTGTTCTTGAAAACATATAATTCCATATGTCGAACCTAATATTTGTTCTAATGCTGGATGTATATACTCAATATTTTCTAAACCGTTTCTTCTATCTACATAGTGCTGCGCCATACTTTTACCATTAGTAATAAAAGCTAATACTCCTGGTCTTAAAATTGAGATTAAGGCGGAAACATATTCTATAGATGTAGGATGTACTAACTTAGACCAATGTTTACCTAAATTCTTTTCTAGTTGAAATACACCCTTGGTTTTACCTTTGGCAAACAAATCCCAAGTTTTCACACAATCTTTATTTAGGTTATTATAGTCTATATATAATCCGGGTAGACCATCACACTCTTTAATTTTTTCGTCAATAATATCAATCTGGCAGTTACAATCAGAAAAAGTGTATTTATTCACAAAAATCTCCTAATATCCAAATACACGACACAGTCGTGCTTACTCTCCGAATTCAGCGTGTCCAGCAAAACATCCTTGAAACTTAATTAGCGGAGAAATATTCTTATACAAATCAAAGAACTTCTCAAGTATAGCAGCTCCCTGTTTTACGTCAACTAAAGCGTTGTGGGCACCTTCTTTTTTCATCCCAAAATATGTTCTCATAGAATCCATAGATACAGAACGAATACTCGTATTGAATCTTGTCCACTGTTGAACATCTTTCATGATATCGATTCGGTCAATTGGATGAAATAACGTACATTCCTGATATTCTTTATCAAATGGACCGAGATTATAAGGTTTCACTCCAGCGATTCTACGAATGATTTCCTTATCGAACCCCTCAATGTTATAACCACACATTACCGGAGCGTCCCATTTTCCTTTACCTACGCTATATCGCTCAACATACTCGCAGAAGCTTTTCCATACGGTTTTAATATCCGGGGCGGTCTCAAGTTGTTCTACTGTGATTTTGGTAATCTCTAGAGCTTCATCTTGGATTTCATCAATTCCAAGTTTTTTACATTCAGACGGGTCAAAGATTGGTTTAATAAAAGAGCAGAATTCACTACCTTTGATAATCTTGCCAGTTCTACCATCCAACGCCACAGCAGCTAATTGTGTCGGCTGTGTTTTGTATTTGTTTTTACTTCCGGTCTCAAAATCTAGAAAAACGTAATTATTCCTACCCATTACCAACCTCTCAGACTGTTATTATATCCTCTATAACCGTTTCCAATATAATTATATCTATATCCACCGTTCAATGTTGGTATGCTTCGCATAAAATATCTACCTTGATTATTATAGTAGTTTTGCCCGCCAAATATATTTTGTCTACTTTGTCCTAAATACCGACCATTTTGGTAGTAGGTTTGTCCTCTGAAGTAATTGGGTCTACTCACTATGGTACCTTGTCCATACAGAGAAGTTGTTAATAGTACTAGTGTAAAAATTATATTTCTCATTTCAATGCCTTTCTTATAATTGTTAATACGTCTTTATCTGAAATATTATCTAATCTTTCAAATATACTAAGAATATCATCTGTACGATATAAATTCAGAGATGCGTTGTCGTCGCCCGCCTTCTCTATTTTCTTATGTGGCTCATTATTTTTTACATACTCTCGCAGAGTATTGGTGTTAGTCACCCATACAGTGATATTACTACCGTCTCTTATTAAATGAACCCATAAATTTGCTTTGGTTACTGTAAGACCGCTCGGTTCGTTTTTTTTTGAATTCCACCATTCTATTGCTAGATTGCCTGTTTGACACGCCATAGAATCAAATTTTACTTCACAAGTAAACCTCTTCTTACCCAATTGGCAAACTAGGTCGTGGTCATATCTTTTTTCTTTATCTGGTTCTTTTTCTGTAATAATTCCGCATCTATTTAAAAGAGCTATTACCTCTTGTTCGCCTTTATGGCCTATCCCGAATGCTTTACTCACATAATCTCCTTTTTTAGATTTTTAATCAATTCTTCTACCTCTTGTTTAGAGTGATTTAAAGTCTGAAATATACTTGGAAATGCTACTAAATTATATTGTAGTTTATGGTCTATGACTACGATTTTTGAAGAATATAAGTTAGCTTCATTATTAAATGTTTGTCCAAAAAAGTATTTGTTGGCCAATTGGCCGCAAGATATAATTGTTTTCGGTTTTACCATCTCTATTTCTTGGTTTATCCAAGCGGAACATTCATTAATACTTTTTTTGTTTGGCACTTTACTTACTTTACAACCACACTTGACCAAGTTGGTAAAATATATCTTTTCTAAATCTACATGTTTTTTGATAAATAACTTCACATTAATAGCTAACGGTTCGTTAATCAATAATTCTTCCTTAGCCGGATGTCCAAAAACCATCATAACTGTGGGCTTATTGGAAAACCATAATGGTTTAACCGGACTATGAAAAGAAGATAGTGGGCAACGCTTACATGTTAGAATATCATTAATCAAGGTCATTTCTACGTCCACCGTATATTACGTTTTTTAACATACAGAATTTTTCCGCAGCTTCTCTGGCACTCTTAAATAATTTACTAATTTTAGCTTTATAATGGTCACAATCTACCATATATTCTAATTTAGCGTTTTGATGTCTTTTAATTGGAGTAATTGATAGTCTACCAATCAGGATTTCACAACCATTTTCAACTAATTCAATTACTGATATTTCATCTAATCTACGACTCATTGTTCCTCCACGTTAATTTTACCATATCTTAATAGGTTATTGATACCCATTAGTTTATCTAACACAGTAACTCCCAATATATCAAATTTAATAAATCCGGCTTTTTCCAAATGTGACATATTAAAACCAGCTATCATTTCACCATCTTTATCTTCTATCATTGGGCAACAATCAGCTAACGGCTGACCAGAGATTACAATACCAGAAGCATGTTTACCAGAACCTATAATCGTACCTTCAAGTCTTATAGCTTGTTCAAATAAAGACGCCATATCACCAGATATATTACCTTCTTCATCCATAGTTACCCAGTCTTTGAGTACATCTGGCTCGTTTTGTAGTGTCCACCGTAAAATTGATGATTCGTTGCTATCGGCAAGTAAGTCTGATATTTCTTCTTTTGACGGAATGTGTTTTGTAATAGCATTCATTTCATCAAATGAAACAGCTTTATGTGCGCGACAAACCTCTTTTATCGCTGACTTTCCTTTAAGTTCATGGAAAGTAACAATTTGTGATACTTTGTCATGACCGTATTTATTTTTGATATAAGCAATTACTAAATCACGCTTATTTTTAGGAAAGTCTGTATCAATATCGGGCATCGTTTTATTATCTTTTGTGTTACGGCCAGCATTATAAAATCTCTCAAAAGATAGATTGTAGAATATTGGGTCAATAGAGGTAATATCAAGTAAATATGAAGCTAAACTGCCTCCGACTGACCCACGACTAGGACTGCATAACCATTTATTACTTTTTGCGAAAGAGATGTAATCTTGTACAATTAGAAAATATCCTTCAAGTCCGATATTTTTGAAAACGTCTAATTCCATCTTAATTCTATCGATGTATTCCTGTTCTTTATCCTTTGGGATTTTACCTTTAATTTTTTTATTCCACCCTTTACGACATAACTCAACCATATAATCATATTGAGACACACCGACAGGTGGAGTGAATTCAGGTAAGTTTAACCCTTTACTGATAGCGTATTCTTCGCACTGTTCTACTATTTCTGCATTCTTAGATAACACGTTTTTATCTAATGAAAGCGTAATACTTGGTGGCATTAGCGAATGTTCGCTTTGTAATAATTCTTCCGCTAGAATAGAGTAGTCTTTTTTACTTTCTGACATTGGGTACAAGCATTTTTGCTCACATCCAACTTCAGAATAAGAGTAGATGTTCTCAAATACATCTTTTAGAGTAAATAAGTCTTCTTGAGAATATGTATCCGGTACGATAGCTATTAAGCTATCATTACCATTGTATTCTAAAATATTCTTTTTTGAGGTCATCTTAATTAGATTAAGCCAACCATTATAATTTTTACTTAATAAGAGCGTATCACCAAATCTAGCACCAATGATTGGTTTAATTCCATGTTTCTTAGCTTGCTCTAAGAAATCAACTGTTCCAGACAAAGTACATTCATCTGTAATCGCGCAGCTAGTATAACCATATTCTTTACATTTCTCAAGCAATTGTTCAGGTTTATTAAAACCTACACAGGGAGAAAAATGCGTTAAAACGTTAAGTGGAGACCACATAGGTTCCTTTCAATTCTAGAATTTTATTTTGTGCTTCTGCCATTGATGTAAATTCGTATTTTGCAAACTCTTCAAAACCTTCATTGGTACCCATTAATCTATTATACAATCTTTTAACTTTATCTTGATTTGGACCATTGATTTCTACATGAACATCTGTTCTTCCAGGTCTCAATAAAGCTGGGTCTAATTTATCTTTATGATTAGTAGTCATTACGAACATTAGGCCATGTGGAGTTAGATTGCCGTCAAGTACGTTTAATATTGTACTCATATCTAATGGTAGAGGCTTTTCATTGTCAGACTGACAATCTATTCTACTCTTAACTGATTTAATACAATCAATATCTTCCAAGATTAATAAAGAAGCAGGAGAAATATAAGAAATTAACTCTATAAATTGCTGACTGGTGATATTATTAAGACAAATATGATATATATGTCTTTTAAGTCTAGCTGCCATAGCCGCGATTGTTGTGGTTTTACCATTGCCAGGTGGACCGGAAAAGATATAACCACGCTTATACACTAGTCCACGTTCATTATAAAGGTTTTCGCTTTTAACAAACTGTTCAGCGTCATCAACAATATGTCGAAAAGTATCTTTTTCTAGAATTGGTTCGCTAATATTTATAGGTCTACTTGTTAAATTTCGCCAACATCCACCATTATTAACATTTACAGAAATATATGAAAATTCAGTAGCATCTGCGTTCTTTTTGATTTCTGCTAAAAACTGAGATGTAATTTTTTTAGTTGCAAAAAATCGTAAAGATATCCATTCTTGTTCTCTATTATCATCTGATTTCTTACGATATTTATTAACTATTACCAATCTATTATTATACCATCGCCAATATGTTCCATCAGCAATAGTGTATTTGATATCATCTCTCATTACATCTATTTCAAATTTACCATATTTTGTTGTTTCAAGACCGCTAAACCAATAATTGGTCCAATAGTAAGCCGAACTTCCATTTTTTAAATCTAACTCTGTGGTAAAATAAAGCAAGAAAAGTTGATATATTTTGCTTGGAAAACTTCTACAATAAGCTAGGATACTTCCTGTGATTACGGTAAGCATACCTGCTGACGCTAATTGATTATTTGTAATCATACTGGTAAACTGTTCAAACATTTACAAATCCTTTCATTATTCTCCCGGAGAACGATAAATTCCGGGATTGAACCCTTTGGCCATCAATTCTTCTGTTGTATTTTGTATACCGTTTTTCTTTATGTGTTGTTGCACATAATTACAAATATTGATACTGGTTCCCGGCCAATCATTTTTACAATAATGACATAAACGATAACATCTAAAATCGTTTTGTGTTTTTGACAACATAGAAGGTTGCGTATTGTTCCAAATATACGAAGATTTTTCTTTCAGGTTTTGCTCGACTGCGAGCATGTCAGAGTCATCAAAACAAAGGGTGAATGGACCCCCATCTCTCACCCAAAAGATTGTAAATATAACATTTTTATCCGGGTAGAGTTTCTTGATGGCGTAATAGTAAAGCATTAGTTGAGTATCTTTTTGAAAGTCTGCATACTCTTTTTGCTTGCCTGTCGCCCAATCTTTTCTAGTAGCTCCAGTATTATGAGTAGGAATGTAATTTTCTGTACAAAGATACGTATTATCTGGACTATCTACAGAAATGCATTGGGTTTGACAAGCTGGGCTAACTTCGATGGAAACAATTCTTCTTATTGAAGACTTACCATGACCCCATGCTTTAAGAATCCTGTCTCTTTTTCCAGAAATAAGAAACGGGTTTATATCTATCGGCTTAAATGCGAGTGGATATATTTTAACATTTCGATAGCTTGTACCAGATGTAAATCTAGAATTTTTAGTTACAAAAACCTGATTTGGTCTTTGTCCCAAAGTTAATAATAAATGTTTAACGTCGTCAGATAGTTTTTTGTTACAAGATGTAAACACAGCTTGTTTTCTTACTGAATTTACATTGCCGTCTGTATCCATAAGTCCTTGCAACAATTCTAATCTTTGATTAAAAGATGCTCTAAAATATATTTCTGGAATATGCTTATTGTGCAATAGATTTAGTTCTCTAAATTTTCCAGTCTGATTAAGTGTCGTTCTTGTTTCTAGTGTTTTTTTACGCTTCTCAAGATTTTCTCCAATTTCAAAACTTTTATTTATTAGTGTTTGAAATATTTCAGCATCCCCGCAATTAATTTCGCTGCTTCTATTTTTACCATCACCCAACCATAAACCAAGTAAATATGGGTCTATTGGCAAATCAACCTCGTCGCATTCTATAGCCTTCGCAACATTTATCTTGTCATTTATTTTTAACTCAGTGACAGGTTTGACTTTTCCGTCGTACATTTTCCATAAATGTTCATTGTCACAAATAACTGATGTTTTGTCATCAAATATTATTTTGTAACAATCTTTTACTTTGACATCTGATTTACCCACTACATTACATTGATGGCCTTTTTGGTCAAAAACTTTGTCACCAACTTTAATCCCGCCCATCGTCGTAAAACCGGTAGGTGTTGGAATTTTAGTTTCTAGCGGAAGCCCTTTCCAATCGCAAACCTCTACAGTGTCAGTATTTATATCAAGTATTAAATCGATTGTACCTTTAATACGCAAGTTACCTTCAACGGTCTCGCCATTTAGTTCGTATTTATATTTAGCCCAATCATAAGGAATTTCAATATCAAATTTCTGTTCGGCGGCAAATATATCTCGTTTACGAGGGTCATAAATACCACCTTTATAATTTAAAGTATCCGGTATCCACTGACACACTTCTTTATAGTGTGCTTTTTTATATTCGTGTGTGCTGCGTTTGGTATAATAATCATACGCTCTATCAATTAATATCGATATACCACCATCAGACTTAAAATCAAAATTGTTTAAAATCTCTCCAACCGCATCATCATTAATGACGTAATCTTCGTTTTTTTGCTCTCTTAATCTACATAACGCTAGGCATTCCATAACTTTGTGGAATATTGTACCAAGCTCTGCTCGTTGGTTGGCTCTTTGGTCTATTCCTAGAACATAAGAGATGTAGTATTGAGTCTCACACATTTTGAGTGTACCAAGACTGCTAGAACGTATATATGCCGTTATCATTAGTTATTATTCCGTAGTTTTTTGGATAGGTTTGTTTAATATATTCTTTAGTTAGAGTAATTTGACTACCCATATTAACTATGATTGGTATCAAATCGTCTTGCTTTGTTTGCATTGCTCTTTGTACACATAAAGATACAGAAGTATCAAATAACCAAAAGTAAGGTTTCGCCCCATAATCTTGAGCTATTTTCTCTATTTTTTTAAGACTATCCATCGTGGTATTTGTTCCGTCGTACACCACGTTTTGATGGTTTAACAATGCTGCTTTAATTGAGATATATTTTATAGCGTGTACTATTTCTTCAGTATTCGAGTTATATCTTTGTCCAGTTAATGCAAATCTTACGCTATCTCCAGATATAAGACAATGGTTTCCCCTGAATTTAATAAACTGTTTGCAATATGTGGATTTACCAGACCTTGGTAGACCCACGCAAGTATATAATATCATTTTATCCTATTCACCTTAATAAAAGTTGTACATTTGGAAAGGTCTTTGAGTTTTTTAGCACCAACGTAAGAGCATGTGCTAGCAACTCCACCTTTGATTTCGTCAATCATGGTTTTTACGCTTTCGTCTTTATATGGTACCATTATCGTGTTACCCTCTGAAGCTCTGTGTGTAGCTTTACCACCATGAAACTGATTGAGAGCATCATTTGACGACATACCGAAGACTTGTAGTTTACCGTTAATACGTTTACCACTGTTTTCTTTATAGCCTGTTAACATTGTACCTAACATCACGTAATCCGCACCAGCAGCAAAAGCCTTACTAATATCACCGATTGTTTTACAGCCACCGTCAGCTATAATATGAGCATCGTAGTGATGGGCTACATCAGCGGTTTCAATAATAGCACTTAACTGAGGATATCCTACTCCGGTTACTATACGAGTATCACAAACTATTGAAGGGCCGATACCAATCTTCACTATATCGGCTCCAGCTAAAATTAATTGTTCGGTAGCGGAAGCTGTACAAACGTTGCCTGCACAAATAGTATGGGTTGGACATTTCTCTCTAACCCTTTTTATGAAGTCTACCATCTTAGTCATATAACCATTTGCAACATCAATCATTAAAAAACGCATCGGTAGATATTTACTTATACACTCAGCGAAATAATCAAGAGCCTCATCATCTATTCCTAGCGTATACCATACGTTATCCCACGTTGGTTTTGTATTCTCATTATACAATAACGGCCAGCTTACTATTTCATTATATTTATGTAACGCCGTCATACAATTCTTACTTGATAGACTTTGCCACATTTCATAAGTTCCAGTAGCATACATATTGGCAGCTACTATAGGAAAACCAGCCCATTCTGCTTTAGAATGTTTAAATTTGTACTTCCGTGTCAGGTCTATATCTTTTCTTGACACTACTTCACTAACTGCTGGTTCTATTAGAACGTCGTTGAAATCTAGTTTTAGGTCATCGCGTATCTTCATTATTGAATTGGGCCTTCTACGTATCCAATAGACTCTAGGTATTTGAAAATCTCAATATGTTTTTCTACCAAAGTCATATCTTGGTTGTCAAGAACAAAATCAAAACCTTCAAAATTATCTAAAGATGATTCGGATAAATCATTATCATTATCTATACGGCGTTTTAGGTGAATAACTTTAGCACCTATAGCTTGCATTGCTAAGACTTCATTTGGAAATCTGCAATCTCCAACTGTTACAAAGGGTATCTGTTCAGTTACAATATCTCTGATGCAATTATCAATCCAACAGTTATCTTGAATACGGCGACAAACTTTAGTACCAAAAAACTGTAATACTTCTCTTACAGTTAAGAACGACTCATATTTTTCTTCTTTTTTTAGTTTGTTAATTTCACCTGGATACATGCAAAAAGCGAAATCTGAATATTTTAGATGTGTTGGTGTATTTTTTTGCTCATTAGTACCGTTAATAAGTTCTGGGTCAACACCAAAAATAGAACATACCGTTTCTTTTAATCTATCTGCGAAATTATAGATTTTGATATGAGGCCAAACATGATGTATTGCATATTGAGAAAATTCATAATCTTTTCGCTCAATTTGAATGATACCTTCGCCCTCTTGTTCTTGTCCGTTTTCATCATCATATATTGCGTTAACTATTAGTTTTCCATCTTCATTAATATCAAAGAATTTAATTTCGTTATTTTTCTTCAACATATGACCATGTAAAAAAGCACAAGCAGAACTTTTACCTGATTGTTTTCTTCCTGCGAACACGACTATCTTCTGCATTAAATACACCTTTCTAAGACCGGTAATACTAATTTTTTGGTTTCGTCAATTGACATCTCTCCAAAGTCTTTTTTAACCAAGGAAATATCAAATATATTAAACATTCTACTACATTTATCTCTTACGCGTTTTCTAAATTTTTCGCCCTCTTCATCGTTATCTGGAGCAATTATTATGTTTTGGGCACCTGATTGTTCCAATAGGATTAATTGACCATCCGTAATTTTCGCACCAAACACTCCAACTGAACAATCCACTCCCGATTCTTCGAGTCTCCATACATCTCCTTGACCTTCAACTATTACTACAGTTTTACTATTTTTAATAGCATTTTTGGAAAACCAGTAATTATACAAATAGTTTTCAGCTTTGAAATTTTTACTATTTTTCCATTTTGCGGCCCATAATTCTTCTATTGGGTTTGATGGACAATTACGTTTTGGTGAATGACATTTATTGCATTTGTTGCATTTTCCATATAAACTACGACCTAAACATCCAACCATAAATTTATAGTTGTCGTCATATACAGGTACTACAACCCTACCAAACATTTCCTTCCCTTGAGTCGAACAAAAACCAACGTCGTACTTATCTAGTATATTGTCTTTATATCCTCTATCAAGATAGTAGCGTGATGGAATCTGTAATTTTTCACGAATAGTTTGACGTAATATCTTACCTTCCAACAACTTACGCTCTTTTATAAAAGAGTTGACTAATCTTGCAGAATCAACCTTGATTTGATAGTCTTCAATTGAATTAAATTTTGTAATATCACAGTTAATGATACTAGCACATAGAAGGGCGATTTGTGTTTTGCTTTTGGGTTCACCGATAGATTCTAAATACGCTGACAGAAAATCAAAAAAACCTTTACCGCATTCTTCTTCACAATGATTAGTCCAGCAACTCCAAATACCAGTATTTTTATATACGCTAACCGACCCTTCTTTGTTTGAACCGTGGATAGGGCATTTTAAACTGTAATATCCAGAATAATCTTTATAATCAATTTGAAGGAAATTCAATATTTGACATATCTCCGGTATCACCAGTTCCTTGATTTGTTCTATCTTCTGATAATCCATCTAGACAAGCCCCATTATTCCAGCTTTCAAATCCAGATTCTTCTACTGGAAAACCAGTGGAAGCTGTACCTGTTAATTGTATATCTGCTTTTGTTCTTAATTCAGTAATCATTGCGTATTCGCCACGTTGTAACATATTAATATAGTTACCTTCACCCATACCTCCACCATGACGAGCTTCTAATGGAATTAGTTTACGATTACCGTTTTCTTCACCGTCTTCAGCTATTTCTTCTTCAGTTTTCTTTTTATAAATACTGATATTAGTACATAACCAAACTAATCTATCTGATTGACTAATCGAACTTGTTAAATCTTTATCAATACCATCTCGATTTAATTGCACAAAAGCTAATACTGGTACATCATTTTCAATACAAAAATTATGTAATTCAGATACTTGAAAACCTATAGCTTGATATTCCTGCATGGACTCAAGAGCATCTTGGCTCATAAGTTTAAAATAATCATAAACTATTAAACAATCGTTTGTTCTACCGTTAGTGTCAAAACCAACTTCTTGATAGACCCATCGTCTAATGATTGATAAAATTTCATCAAAATCTTTACCAGCTACGTTCTTATATGTATAAGGTAATTTAGCTATTGTTTTAGCTGACTGTCTAACTTTCTCTACTTCATATTTCTTACTAGCAAATCGACCACGTTCGATATCATTGATTTTTATTTTAGAAAAATAAGCCAATAATCTATTTTGGTGGTCTTCTACACACATTTCTGTATCTATCATTAGTACAGGAATTTTTAGTCTATGACTGACGTGTATAGCTACATTATCAGCTAGTGTAGATTTACCACATTTTGGCCTAGCACCAATTAAAGCAACAGTTTTACGCCTAAATCCTCCACCAATCGCGTCGTCATATTTATCGAATCCACTTGGAATACCTACAGCCCGGTTTTCGTTATTTGTCAAATATTCCACGTATTCTTCAATTGATTCACCGATTAATACTGGTCGGTCTTCTCCTTGATTAAACTGTCTAGCAAACTCAAATATAGGTTTTTCGGCTTTAGATACAATTTCATCAATAGTTTCGGTACCATTAATATTACCAATATCATTATGTGCTTGCTTTAATTTATCTTGGTAGATTCTAGCTATTTCTAGCTTTTTAATTTTCTTAGCTTGGCCACGTAGATTAACCATCTCAATTGGATAGTTATTAAGAGACCGCAGATATTCTAGCTCTGTTTTATCTTTAAATTGGTCGGACACACCTAACGCGTGAGCAGAAGATAAGAAAACCGGCAAATCTAGTTTTGGATTATGTTTAATCGCGTGTTCAGCACAATTATATATAATCTGATTGGAGATAATTGTAAAAGTGCTATTACTTACAATATCAGAAACCTCAGTATATCCATCTATACCATATCTAAAAATACCGGCTAATACTGCTCTTTCTGCTCCGACATCAGATAACTTACTCACTTCTCATCCTTCCTATGCAACCATCGCATACGTAGCCAGTAGACTTAATAAAAAATGGAGCCACTGTAAATGATTTTTTACATCGTTCACAATTAGTCTTAATAAATTTTGGCGGTGGCCTTTTACCCTTTTTTGATTTCTTAGGATAAACTATACCAATATCGGCATCTTTTTCTACATCATTATATTCATCTGGATTAAACAGATTTCCTACTGTTTTCACCTTATGTCTATTAATTGGTTCTGTAACGCCATAATTCTTTTCTTCTCCAGTTAAATCATCAGAAACAATAATCTTCCCTCTTTTGGGTTTGCTGTTTGGTTTTCTGATTTGGTGAACGAAATTACTTTGCTCGTCTTCTTCGTCTTCTCCAATATTATCATATAAATTGTTTTTTGCGTGTACTGATTGCAGTATCAAATCTTCTGGCTCAATACCAGCTAGCTCGTTATAAGCTCGTTTAACTTTGTCCCAGTCTTTTTCATCCAGACCTTCTTTTAATAAAGTCATTACTCCCATTTTTGTTGCCTCTTAGCTTGTTTCTGTTCGATTAATGTTTGAGCCATGCTTGCGACTTTGGAAGAAATGAACGATAATTCTTCCTTGCGGATTTCACAGTGCATTAGCAAGTCTTGCAGTTTTTTCATGTAGATATTAGTTGGGTCATTACAGGCTAGAAATGTTCTCTCATTGTACGACGTATATTGAGTGCCGTAATCTTTAAATCTAGTGGCCATCTCCATATCAATACATCGATGTAGCCATCTAATTCTGGCATTCAGTCTATTACACTCTTTTTGAATATAACCAGAATGCCGTTGTAATCTAAAACCGTCTTCGCCACATTCTTCAATAGTTAATGCCCGTAAGTCTGTTTGAGTATAATTAAGCACGCTCTCTATTTGATTATCGTATTTAAATGACGAGACGCCCACTTTTTGGTCATATTCATCAAGCATAGCGTCAAGTTTTTTAATTTTTTCATCTACTGTTTCCATATTTTTTCTTGTCATTCTATATCAGATTCAGAATATGATAGCTCAATTAGCTCAATACCGTTTAATTCACACCATTCTCTTTTTGTTTTATCTCTAAGTTTAGCTTTACCAAAATTACGTTTATTTTTGTGAAAGAACGGGGTGTAATTAGTATGTTGTTCGCCTTGAACCTCTATCATTTTCATTTGTTTTGGAATAAAGAAATCAGCAAATAAATTGGTACTAGGTATCGGTACTTCTTCTAAGATTTGGTCAAAAGGAAACATTTGTTTTAAAAGTTGTCTGGCACGCTTATGGTATTCAGAACATCCTCTACGTTGGTTTTTAACATATAAGGAAAGATTCCACGAATGTTCTTTATTGTCTAATCCGATAACTTTCATTCAATTCTTTCTGAGTGAGATTCTTCTGTATAAGGTTTTATAAGTCTTGGTATCGAATGACATCCTTTAGTTGTATCTTTTATCTTTTTTATGAAAGATTCGGCGTCTTGCTTGGTATGAAATTCAACAATTACAACTTCATCACTATACATATCGCAACAGTATCCATCACTATATTCTACATATCCAACAAAATACATTATATAGCCCTCACTTGATTATAAATAAAATCATACTTGTCTTTATTTTCTCTTAATAGAATACACATTTTTTCCATACCCTGTGCTTTGATTTCCTCACCATTCATTTCAAAGCTATACCAAGCTCCGGCTTTATTAATAATACCGAAATCTGAGGCTATTTCAATTAGCTCCATAGTTTCGTCAATGCCATAACCGTATCTAACGTAGCTTTGTACTTTCCCACCGGGTGGACCTAAAGCTGAAACTATAACATCCCAGTTAGCTAACTGACCTATTTGAGTATCGGTATTCAACATCCATTTTTCAGCACCTTTACCACGAAGTTTCACGTCAACTTGATATTTAATCTTGTTGCCGCCGTCTTCCATCTTGGTAGGACCGTAGCCGCTAGTGTTGGCAATTAGGTGTTGAATGATAATAACAGTTACGTTATTGATTGGTACCACATTACCCATTTGGCGACAGAAAGTTGCTAACAGCTTTGGACCGTCGTTTCTAGCTTGTGCTTTCAAATCCTCGGTCATTTCTTTAGCAGCACATAAAGCGGAAGCTGAGTCAATAATTAATACACAACCGGGATGCCCTTTAATAATATCTATAGCGATAGATAGATAGTCTTCTGCGGTTAATATTTTGCCGGTTTGAGAACGAATATGTTCGCACATATCTGACCGAAAAGAGCTAACTGTATCCAAGTTCATATCCTTGAATCTACCTTCAACATCAAGGTAGTATACAGTTTTTCCTCCATTTTCTTTCTTTTGAGCGTTAGCGGCAATTTGCAACGCTAAAGTTGTTTTACCCATTTTTTCTGGACCGGATAAAATCACCCAACTACCCTCTGGAATACCACCGTTAATAGCTCTATCTACAGCAGGGCTGACAGGAATAATTATCTTTTTTTCTTCCTTAATTTCCGTCATTTCTCTGGCGATACCCTCGCCATATTTTTTAATTATACCAGCACGTAATTGTTCTCTAAAATTTGATACTATAGACACTTCGGTATCTTCTGATTTCTTTTTTGCCATCTAATCTAAATCTTTCAATTTTGACTTATTAGTTGAAAAGGGTTTAACTATTACAGTTGGAGTATTGTCAACAGTAGCATTAACTTGGTCCTTTTTTAATCTTTCTTTCAGAGCCGCAAGTTTATCGGCTTCTTGAATTATACATTGATTAAACGCCTTAACCCGTAGAGAAGTCACCCACATGAATTCTTTCTGGTTTAAGGCGTTAATTATTGCTTGTGGGTCAAATATTTTTAAGAGAGTGTTAGCCGCTAAGATATGTTGCTTATAAGCTACTTTCCAGCTATCATCTGTCCAAAATTTCTGACCTAGTGTTTTTCTTTTTTGCTTAGCTTGTCTAAGACACATTAGTTCGGCAATATACTGAGCGGCTGAACAATACAAGTTTGGTGTTGTTGGTGACTTGTAAGGATACGATTCATTACGTTCTGTGGACATATTAAACACTCTCCAGCTTTCAATGGGTCTCTAATTTCTTCTTCAACTAATATCATTTCTGGTACTGTATAGCGTTTTGTTCTCAACTCTCCATTATTATAAGTTCCGACAACCCACATTTCGATAGTTGGTCGTTCTGATAAATTAGGAGAGCCTAAAACAGATTTTACAAAAAAGTAACCTTCAGCATCATTTCCTACATTGAGTATATTGTCTCGGAAGGAAATTGTCATGGAGACTATAGAAATTTCAGGATTTTTCTCCAAAAAAGTCCTAAGTCTAAGCCACGCGCTGGTTTGCGTTCCGGGCCTGCCGTCATCTTGATATACTTTCCTACCATCAGAAAGCGTAACAATCCATCTAGAATGAGATTCATAAATTTCGTTGATATAATCGTCAGGTTCAAACGCTAGCATTCTTCTTTCCCTAATGGATTATGGATACATCCAATATGTTTATTCTTCTTACCCTTTTTCTTGACATGGAAATCGTCGCCCATTTGTGCGCCACCCTCAGTCATCACTAATGATTGTTTATTCTTAGCAATAGACTTCATAAAAGTGGTATCTTTTCTTGGCTTAATTTTATCTTTTTCGCTTACTTCTGGTACAATAGGTTTATCTTTATTTAGCCTATTGATTTCTTGTGTTACAAGTGTTGCTGTTGTTCCACAATCTTTTGCTATTTGTTTAGCTGAAAGTTCACCACGATATTTTTCGATGTATTCTAACTGACTCTTATTTAAACTCATAATAATGCTCTTTCTGCTTCTCTAAGAAATGTTTCGCCTTTACCATTAATATACTTCACATAGAAGTCAAAAGCCTTTTTATTTACTAATCGGTATTTAGCGTTTACTCTGTTTCTGTGATAGGATGCGTCGGTTACATTGAGGATAGACCCGCGATGGAACTTTACATAGTACAATTCTTTTTTAGTTTCATCATTGAATGATGATTTGGCAACTGAATCCTTGCCGTCTTCCTCTGTTACAGTACCATTATTTAAGTAAATGGTTTTTTGTTTCACTTTACTTCTCCTAACTTAAAATTTACAGAACTTTCATCTTCTTCTATATCTATAAGAATTACATCGGGTTTTAACATAATAATATATCTACCTGTAATTTTGCGTTTAAATGTTTTATCACCACAATGAGGACAGTTAGCAGAATAACTTTTTGTGACCTCGGTATAGTCTTTTACAAAAATTTCTATCAATTCTTTGTCACAATGTGAGCATATTAAAGGATAGTATTGTTTATTGTTAGCTCCTACAACTACATTAATATGTGTTTGCAGGTCTTGCGATTCTTCTGGAAAATCTATACTCATATTAGTCTTTCTTAAATTCGTCAATTTTTTGTTTGAGTTTTTGTAAGCAGTTATCCATATCGAATCCATTAACAATTATTACCATAGTAGGTGCTAACTCGTACTCTTGTAGTCTCTCTATAGGAATTGGATTGTTTGTTGACTCGCCGGTTGGTAATACATCACTTATCTCGATTTTCATTAAAATTGCCGCTCTATGAGGTTTTAAATTATCACTCATGATATTTTACCTTCCAAGATATATTTTTGTTTTTGTTCGTTGGTCATCTTCGCTATTTTTTTCTGGCTAACCTTACTGTTTTTGCGATACCAAGGAGCGTCTTTATTTTTCTTTTTAATAGGTTTTCCACCCATTTTTTCAGACTGTCTTGATATTTCGTTCTCAGCCGCCTCACGTTTTTCACTAGATTCTTTAATAAGTTTATCTCTGGCGTATTTACCCATCTTATCTGTTTTTTTCTCAGCTAGTGTGCCAAGTGTTTTTGGACCCATATTAATTACAGATGGTGAAGAAATTAGACGTTCTAGTTTATTCTTTTTACATTCTGGGCATTTTTTAAGCGGTTTGTCTTTGAAGTGCTGTTGTGCTTCAAATTCATGCTTGCAGTTATTGCAGCGATATTCGTATGTATTAATCTTAGTAATCCCCTTGTCTTAGTCCTGCTTTTTCCACTTTTACTACAAATCGGGATAATTTTTTACGATATTCTTGGACGGGTTTTGATGTGTTAAGTTTATTAAAAATAGCTTGACCAAAATCTGTAGTTAAATTTTCAATATCGTCATACAATTCCATATCTTTGAATAATTTATTTAATATCTTATTACCAGATATGCTTTTGCAGTTAATTACACTTATATATATATCCTCACTAAAAATATCATCAGATATAACAAATATATCGCAAGATATATCATAAACTGGAATTTTTATAGTAGCTTTTATACCTTTATATAATTCTTTTTCTTCTTTTGCGAATTGTTTCTTAATTGAGATTGGAATTTCAGGTTTATTTAATTGTTGTAGAATATCATCATATAACCGTGCAGTAATTTCTGTTTTTATTTTACCATTAGTAATGAAAAACGTATTAGAACTCATAAATATATCCCTCCGTATTAGCGGTTACGCCAGCAAATGATTTTCTAATAAGAGAATATACATATGATGGTTTTCCGCTGGACTCAATCTTACGCTTACATTGGTTGGCTTCAATCTCATTATCATCAATAATAATCATCGCATCACAGTCATCTACCATAGCTGCTGTCCGATTGGCCGGTGCATTTTTGTTATATTCTTTATTCCATTTATTTATAGCGATACTAACGTTATCACCAGATAAATCATTCCAATTGATTCCATAAGATTCTACTTCAAGTTTTTTAGATTGTGCGTATTCATGCACAATGTTGTCAATCTCACTACCTTCGGCAGTAATAAAACTGTCAATCTTAAATGTTGATGCTTGAATAGCGTCTAACACTTGTTCTTTTTTTACTATTTTTGCTCCTACAACTGCAACTTTCAATTTTCACTCCTCTCAAATGCTTCCAAAACTCGTTTAACTATTGGTAGGCGTTGAATATCGGAATAATCCATATAACAAATACCAACACCTTCAACACCGTCTAATACGTCAATACATTTATCTAACGCTCCACCTTCACTATGAGGTAGGTCTGTCTGGTCTGTATCACCAAGAATAATTACCTTACTATTTTCACATAAACGGGTCATTACCATCTTTAATTGTTTTTCTGTAGCGTTTTGACACTCATCTACGATAAGATAGCAATTCTTAAGATTACGCCCACGGAAAAATTCTAATGATTCAACCTTAATGATTTCTTTGGTTACAAGATATTCTCGTTTAGATTTACCAATATACTCATCTATTTGTTCAAATAGAGGTATCATGTATGGCGCCAACTTATCATCAAGGTCACCTTTGAGATAACCAAGACCACGCTTAGACGCCTCAATAGTTGGTCTAACTATAATAATTTTAGTAATTTTACCATCACGCAAATGCTCTAAAGCAATACCTACAGCAAGACTGGTTTTCCCAACACCGGCTGGTGAATCACAGATAGTAATATCGTTTTCACTGACAGTCCTAATAAATTCTGCTTGATTTGGAGTTCTAGGTTTCAACTGTTGATACATAACAATTGAATCTTTATTCGCAGGAGGAGTTGAAGATTTTTGACTATGGTTTTTACCACTTGTGTGAGTAGTTCGTCTTTTAGTTGACATTATTTATGTAGCTTTCCCATTCTTGAGGAATTTTCATATTGCGAAGTTTGTTGACAAGGGCTTCACGCTTGGTGACTCTCCTTGGTTTTTTCAGAGGGTACATTTTACATTCATCACATGTATGGTTACCTTTCTTAACATTACACTTATAGCAAGCGGCGACTACATTATCTAATCCGTTGGGATTTCCTTTAAAGCCTAATTTCTTATATCTTGATAAGGGAATAACGTGGTCAATAGTTAGATTTTCACTTTTGAATTTGTTGCCACAATACATACATTTGAAATCATCTCGTGTAAACACGTTTGTTCTCGTATACTTGCATGGAGCTATGCTATTTTGAGCGTTGTTGATAAACTTTTTCAATACTATTATAGATGGTAAAGCGTGTATGCGACCAACACTATCTTTAATAGTAGTTCCGTGATATTCAATAGCATAAGCGTTTTTATTATTTCCAAATATCATTAGAAAAGCTCTTTGCCAAGTTATAATATCAAGCGGGGTATAATCTGAATTCAATACTAGACAGTTTCTCATGTTTTGTTCCTCAACCAATAGGTATACATTCCCAATCCCAATAATCATTGAAATTACATGATTTCAGCGTAAGTCCAAATTTAGCAAGTCCTTCTAACGTATCATCAATAAAAGCTTTTTTATCTTGCTCGTCTCTATATGGTTCGGAAACCCATCCAGAATCCCAAACCATTTCTTTCCGTTTTCCGTTTTCATCTATAATCCATAATTCTACATGATGACACCCACAAACATCGCCACATCCGTCTGGATTTAATTCGTACATAATTCATCTTCTATAATAGAACTAAGATTCCATTGATTACTATCTCCAGTAGAAAAATAGTGATATATTCGTTTTTTATTTTGACAAACTACAGTTATCGAATCTTCGTGCAGTTCTGGATTTTTAATTCTTTCTTTTTCTTTCTCTGTTAATGGGCGGCTTAGATAGGCTTCTAACATTAACATATCCCATTCTTCAAAAAGTCCAAACATTACCTGTTGTCTCCGCTTCCACCAATAACTCCACGCTCTTTTCTAGAAGAGAGTTTTGCTATATTATCTCCGGCGATAGCATTTAAGCCTACCCCTAAATCGTTTGCTAATGCGGCTACATACCACAAAACATCACCAAGTTCGAGCGATAGAGCTAATTTTGTCTCATCTGAGAATTCTCCATTTTTATCTCTGTATACTTTCTTGATTTTATTTAAAATTTCTCCGCATTCACCAGCAAGTCCCATAGCCGGGTACATAATTTTGTATTCTTGTGGATAAATCGCGGTTTTGATAGCTTCTTCTTGATAATCGTTAAATGTCATATTTGTTGGTCCTGTTGTTGAATAATCATCATATATAAAATCGTTGGCTCTTATACCGCGAATTTCGGTTCTGATGTTTACTACTGTTTTATTCATTATATTACTTTACTTAGTAAGATACCTAATGTTGCTAAACTATATATTAGTAGCGATGTTAGCACTTACTCCATCCACAGTTTGGACACTCAATACATCCTGATGCTCTAATCAATTTACCGCTACAATTCTGACAAATTTCACCTTTAACTTCAGTACCATCAGGTACGTATTTTTTAAGTGTTCTGGCGATAACCTTGCTAAAACTCTGCATATCACCTCTAGTTTTTTCCAATTGGTGTACAATAAAACTAATATCGGAGCCATGTCTTAAAGCTGTAGAAGTCATGCGAGCCAACATCTCTTCATGTTCCTCGCAATTCGCGGAAACAATCTGATAAATAACCTCTTCATCATCTCCTATGATATTATAGTGACCGCGTTTCTGTTTATCAAGTTTTGCTTTGGTGACAGTACGTGAGATAATGGAATCACCTTCACTATTACAGTTTCTCATGATAAAGACTTCGTATGGTTCATTTTCCATTAAACCTATGATGGCACAATACCTAACTCCTTTAACAGTAAGATGATGTACATCGCATGGTAAAGATTTTGGTCTTGGTGGAGCATTAGTTTTACAGAGTTTATCACTTTGTTTTGGTGTTTCGTTAGAAACCAATACTCCGGTTCTACATCCATCTCTATAAATAGTCATACCTTTACAGCCAGTTTTCCATGCTGTAAGATAAATCTCTGACACTTTTTCTTCTGTAACATCGTTTGGTAGATTAACTGTAACTGAAAGGGAATTATCTATATGCTTACCAATAATACTCTGCATTTTTACTTTTTCTACCCAATCTATGTCATGTGCTGTAGAACCATGATACGGGCTTTCTTTAATATCCGTTTTGCCGGTGATATCCATCCATTCTTGTAAACCGTGATGACGTACTATAAATTCCATCCAATGGTCACCGTTTTGGTCTATAAAATCGCTTCTAAAGTCTTTATCGCCGGGATTACCCTTTTTACGACGTTTATATTCCAACATAAAAGTTGGTTCTAGACCAGATGTTGTTTGTGTTTCACAGCTTACACTACCTGCTGGAGCGACAGTTAATAATGTCATATTTCTACGACCATATTTAACCATTTTTTTATATAATTCTGGATGCTCATCTCTTAGCTCTTGTACAAATTCAGAAGAGATATCCAGTGAACTATCATATATCGGAAATGGTCCCAATTCTTTAGCCATCTCTACTGATTCTGTAAAAGCAGCTACTTTAAGTGCTTCTGACATTTTATCTATAAAATCCAATGATTCTTTAGAGTCGAATTTTAGATTAAGAGCAGCTACACAATCGCCGAGGGCTGTAAAACCACATCCTGTTCTACGGTCATTAATAGCACATTCTTTAATTTTCTTCCATAAATCTAGACCGGGTTTTTTAATTTCATCTGATTCTGGGTCAGATTTTATCTTCTTAATAATACGGTCAACAGCTTCTAACTCTAAATCAACCATATCATCACCAAGACGTTGCATGTTGCGAACATCTTTAACAAACTCTTCAAAATCAAAATACGCTTTTTTAGTGAATCTGTTTTTGACGTAAGTATATAGGTTGATTAGGATTAGGCGACATGATGCGTATGGCGGGAGATATTGCTCGCCACATCCGTATTGTACATAACCTTCAGTAATCCAGCTATCACTCTCTTTACAATATAAATCGTATACTTCTCCTACAGTATACGGTTCTATATTTTTGACTTTTACTGTCCAACAATTACCTGAAAGTTTGAAATCAATCTGTGCCCGTTTAAGTTTTTCTCCTTTTTCTGGATGTATTTCTGCAATTCTAGAATATAAACAATATGCTTGAATAGAATTTCCTGAAATTGTGATAGTATACTTTGGATGTTTTCTTACAATTTGTCTGCCGTTAATTTTTCCGCTTTTATCATTTGATTTACTAATAAAACCATGACATCCAATAGTCAATAATAGCTTTCTAATATCTTGAGCAAGCTGTGGAGATGTTGTCATCCATCTAACTTGAGCGTGATTAGACTTTAAGTTCACATTCCCATCTGTCGCAAGCATCCCATCCAAAACTCCAATTACTTTACTAATGTTGTCATATCTTTCTATTTCAAGATATTTTTCATAAGAATATCCAGGTTTTTGAATTAATTCAGATACCGATTTTGTTTTTACCAATAAATCGTATGATTTTGAACCGTCTTTGGCTGGTTGGTCTTTTGCAAAATTTTCTGTTCCAAATAGTTTTTTTAAATTATCAATATACAATTGCTCATCAATATTACAAGAAATAGAAATATAGCTTTCTTTAACTGTTTTTGGCGTATAACACCCGTCGCCAATTAAAATTCCTTGCTTTAATTCGTATTTGTAATCTTCTTCTGTGCCTTTATCTTTAAGAGGAGATTGGTAAACTCTTACAGCATCTCCTGTTTCGAGTTCACTTACTTTCTTAGGAAGAATCCTAACTTTCTGCGACGGAATAGTGTGATAGATATGTGATTCGGTAACATACTGAACGCCGCCATCACTAAATGTAACTTTAAACGTCGGTACATTACTATTAATATCAATATTTTCTACTGATTCGCTTCCTAACACAGTAGAAATTAAATCTCCTTTTTTAATATCTTCTACTTTTTTATATCCATTAGGAGTATTAACTAAACTTCCTTTTAATATACATGGATTTGATGACTTTTCAATGTAGCCGAATTTTCTATATGGAGCAGTTGTACTACGTCTGATTACAGTATCCCAATACATAGCTCCTGGCTCGGCCATCAACCAAGCGGAATGTATAAATTCTTTCCAAATATCTTTAGCTTTTACAACTTTACTAATCTTTGGAGTATCAGAATCTACCGGCCATTTTAATTCAAACTCTTTATCTTTTTCTACAGATTGTAAGAATTCATCTGTAAATTTAACAGAGATATTAGAGCCAGTAACTTGAGTAAGGTCTTGTTTTACTTTAATAAAGTCTAAGATTTCAGGATGGTTGACTGCTAAAGACTGCAAGCTGGCTCCACGCCGCCCCGAGTTATGAATGTAAAACCCTTCACAATAAAATAAATGTTCTGATTCCAATTCTAGGTCAAATGTTTCGCGTTCTCCAATATATTCTATACTTCTAACACTATCTTGAACTAATACTTCAGGTGTTTTATATCCGTCTTCTTTTAGTTTTTTAAGACAGTTGCAGCTTAAATAATAAGGCTCTCCAGCACAATAATTGTTTTCTTTTTTTCTACTAATATTTAGTTGTTTTGCTTTATATGGGGTTAAAAGTTTATCTATACTAGATGTAAAATTAGCAAGTTTTACTTTAACTGATTCAGAAAATATTTCTTTAAATAGTGTTTTTGCGTATGTGCCGGTAACAGCTATGGACCATTTATCTTTCCAATTCTGGATTTTAGATTTCTGAAAATGTTCTTTGCTGGGAACCCCTAATGACATTATCGTATTTTGATATTCGTGAATAAAATCGTAATCTATAGAAGTAACCGAATATCCTTTTTTATTACTTTTAGCTGTTCCGTCAGCATCAAAATAACCGGAGCAAAAAGCCGCTTGCACTGAAGCTGGACTTTGCTTGATTTTCTCTGGGAAAACTAAATTTGCAGATTTTCCTTTCGCTATACCGTTCTCTCTTAACCATTGTACAATATATTTTGAATATATATCAACGGTATTGACCGCTCCACAGCCTTGACTAATTTTAGCGTTGTAGTTAAATTTGGCTTTAATGATACGTGCTAATTTATTTTCTATTTCCGGATAATCGTGTGTAGCGGCTAACGATATATAGGTATTATCTATACATCCGTCTCCATAAGAATATCCTAAAAAGTATGCTAACTCCTCGTCCAAAATTTGTGGTAGTGTGTATTCTACTAATCTATTTGAATTATTATACTCATGTCTTATATAGTTTATGGAATTAAACTTGACATATTCTTTAGTAAATTTGTGATTACCTGGAATAATTACGATTTTATCATTAATTTCTAAATCTTCTAGAGTCACTTCTTTCATTTCTTCATTAAGAAATACGTGTTGGTTGGAGGTTTTGATTTTATATCCAAAATCAGATGTCAATTCATATATTGGTTTTACACCATTAGCATGTAAGTTTTTTACTACTATCCAACCGGATTTTGTCCATACTTTTTCTCCAATGATAACTTCTTCTATTGGTTTTAGGCCGTTTTCAGTTAAAACGCGTTCTCCTTCACAAACACATTGTCCTACTTCTCTAACCGTATTAGAGAATCTTTTCATGAAAGATATCGTTCCAGTTGTACTCTTAGCGGCATTTTTTACGCTAGTACCAACCGGACGTAAATCAGATACATCCCACCCCACACCCCCGCGTCTGGAACTAATCTGAGTTATTTGCGTATCAGTATACATTATTCCTAAGTATGAGTCGGTCGGATTTGGTATTACGAAACAATTTCCATAACTTACGTACTGGTAAGGGTTTCCGATACCATACATCGGGCTTCCCTGCGGAACAATCCTCTTAAACCCTCTAAATAACTCAAAAATTTCATCTTCAGTTAACGGATTCTTGAATTTATTTTTTTCAACTCTAGCAAACTCTTTAGCAAGCCGACGGTGCATATCATCTGGCGTCTTTTCCAGAATTTCATCATCGTTATTTCGTAAGGCATATTTATCAACAAACACTCTTGCGGCTAATTCATCACCGCTGAAATACTCAGTAGAAGCATCTAAGGCTTCTTGATAACTATACATTTTCTACGTCGTTTCCCTTCTCACTCTTTGAGTTGTTATTTGTTTTGTTTGCTTTAGTTGATGAGAGCGATGCTCTTTTTTCCTTTTGATACCAGTTAGCTAAATCGCTAGCTGACTCAAAAGAAGCCTCTTTACCGTTTGCTAATTTTAATGTAAACACATTATTCCTCCTGTCCAGCGGACCTATTTATATTGTGAATTTATTCGTTGACGCATTTCTTCTTTAGTTTCGTCTTTGACGCCTACGGCGTATCCTGTGAACCATGCCTGAATTGTACAAACTTCTTCAAGCCTATTATTATTAGTAATATGTATTTCTGTATCAAGCAATTTAAATGACTTAAATGGTTGTTTACAAATATTTTTAAAATATTCTATATCAATCTCATCTTTTGTGTATCTAGATTGAAATGGGATATATTCTGTTATCGTCATACAATATAATCCGTCGTCATAATCATTTACTATTACTGCGACGTATTTATTAATCATGATATCCATTCCATTTTGCTAGATATAACCCTTTGTGTAAGAGTATCAACTTTTATCAAACCGCCCGAACCACATAAAGGTCCGCGTGTTCTACTAGAATATCTATATAAACCGATATTATCGTTTGATGCAATCAATTCAATATGATTATCAATACAAAAATTTTTCAATAGTTGTGGTTGGTTCCATACTATAAATTCATCCTCATCAATTTTATCAATCTCTCTAATAATTTTTCGCTTTAAATTTTTATCTAAAAGCACAGCAATACGAAAACCGTTTTGCTTAATCAATTCTACACTAGTATATGATTTAAAATTAATCTTATCTAGCGATATAGATAGTTCTTTAAACATTAAACGGTTTTTATTTGCTATTTCAAAAGCTGTATCATCATCTTGTCCATAGCCTTTATACATAACTCTACCGTCATCAATATAACATGTGCAAAAATACGCTCCATATGACTCATGTTCAAATATTACTCTATAACAATTCGGTCTATTTACCAACTCTAATATTCTATCTTTTAACATATTATGATTCCAAAGGTAATGGGTCACTTCGCGTTACAATTCTTGATGGATTGTTCTCTAAACCATCTAGAATAGCTGACGATGAGTTCTTTTTATCAAATCCACCAACCCCGTATACAATCTCAATACCAAATTTTTGACACACTATTAATTCACTTTCCGGCATACTTGCCGTATTTTTTCTATCCCCGCCTTTAGCGAAGATATATTCGTGTTCTGGTTCTTTAAACACCACAGTTTGAAATAAGCTTTGAACATTATAATGTTGTACTAATCTAGCGAGAGTTTCCGCAACAGTTCCATCTTCGTCTACTGCTATACAGCAATCATCTACGCACCTTAGTTCTCGGATAATATCTAAGCGTTCATCATGAGATAAGAATGGTTTGCTTCCCTTAATTTTCACTTGAGCATCGCTATTAACTATAACTACAAGTTTATCACCAAGCTGTTTGGCTGCTTTTAAGAGAGCTAAATGTCCACCATGAAACGGATTAGCAAATAATGATGTAAAGACTATTTTCATTTTGACTTATGATACCCGGTTTGATAAAAAGATTTTATTATCCAATATAGCGTTTTCCAAAAAATCTAGTTTGGGCGATACAACCTCATATTCAATACCACTCATAGCTATGAGTAATTCAAAATATTCTTGTTGTTCTATGTCTGTTGTATTGGTTGGTTTTGTAGACACTATGATTTTTTTAATATTTGAATTTATCATCATTTTTAAACAATTTAAACACGGTCTACTTGATATATAAGCAATAGCCCCGTCAGATATTAAATGTAAATCTCTACTATTAATAATAGCATTTTCTTCCGCGTGAATTATCCACTGATATTTTTCTGGTCGTGTATTCGGTAACATTTCTTCTGGGAAATTTCTTGGAAAACCATTATATCCTGTACCTAATATGTGATTATTTCTATCTGTGATTACGCAACCAATTTTGGTTTGAGAATCCGGGCTTCTTTCTGCTGTGGCAAAACATATTCCTAAAAAATAATCAGTCCAAGATGGAATATTAGTTTGTATTCTTTGGTCTTTAGAATTTTCATAAACCTTTTTACATAAATTTAAAAAATATTCTTGATTGTAGTCCGTTTTAATATGATTAATATCTTTATGAACCCATTGCACGTTACCTTCAATATATCCTTTAGATGAATCAATTCTATCTAGAGATGCTGTATTATTACCGCCGTCACGAGTGTCACATATTTTTATAGGTAATCCTGTTAACGCGCAAGTTTTGTTTTGCTGAATAAATAGATTCCATGCGTATTCTATAGTAATTGTAAATTCTAAGTCTCTACTTTTACGCTTTTGACATGATTTAATAGTAGCCCATCTTAATCCAGACAAATCACCAATACCTTGGTATTGTTTTGTACGTTGTTTAATATCAGTTAAACAGCCGCAGCTAACCCGCTTACCTCTTCTTAAGATATTACCAGCGGTCACAATACATTTATTACCACATTCACAAATACATTCATAAGCATCGAATTGTTGATGTGTTTTAGTTTTTTTTAATAGTGATAATAATCCTATTTTTTGACCGCTTAAATCTTCATCTGTTTTGCATCCACAATGTCCTTTTTCTCTTACGTATCCGTCATTTACTTCGATTTTTTTACCACAATCACATAAACATTCACATATTCTGTTTTTCGATGACAATACTGTTAGAAAATTAAACTTTTGACCAATAATAGTTTTTTTACCAAAATTTTTTATTAATTCTAAATCAATATTTTCTTGATTGAGTTTCTGGATTAATAATTCTTTTTTAGTAGTTGGGTTACAACCTAATGATACAAAGATTCCACGATATGAATTATTATTCTTGATTGCCAATAATAGTTCTGTTTTTGACACACTAGATATTTGTATATAATTACCAATTGTTGTCATTTCTATCCTTTTTATTTTTTTCCACTGGTTTATCTGTGTAACCACCATATTTCTTCTGTCTATTTTGACGGTTCTTTTTCCATTTTTCCTTTACGCGTTTATCAACTCCTCTAAATGACCTACCCATATTTAACTCTTCTCAAACCTAAAATCAAATTCTTGATGACATCCAACAACTTTTTGACCTAAAATACTATTAATATCTATTTGATTTCCACTAAGCCAAACATTGTTTAATGTTTCATTAGAAAATGGATACATCGCTCCAGCTATAGTTATACCACTCATATTATTAGCTGGTATATTGACCGCTGTACTCATATGTTCCGAGCATATTACTTTTGGTACGACATTAGTATATTTAAACAGATTACTCTCAAGTTGATTAGTATTAGAAAAAGAAAACTGGTTTATCAATTCGGTTAAAATATCAGCTTTGTATACGTGCATATCTAAACCAAAAGGATACCCATAGTTATGTAATGGATAATATTGGTCAAAACGCCATCTGATATAGTCATGGCAATCTTCATATATGTTTAAAGATGGCTGCATCTCGCCTGTGTTGTGATTTTGTAATACTGTATTCTTACCATAACGGAAAGAAAATGTTATAACGTCATCACTCATCGCGGCTTCGATTCCTGATGCACTAATCTTAGGACAATCATAGAATACCGTGTCATCGGTAGATAGACAAATATACTTTCCAGAGCATTTAATGATAAACCGTGTTTGTAATTCAAAATCAGATTCTTTAGTAAAAAAATATTCCGGGTAAAGTTTAATCAATTTATCATAACCAAGCTGATATTCGCTAGAAGAGGATTTGTACAATGTGTACACATTGAATAAATTATGTGGCAAACTACGTAATAACAAATCTAGTTGACAAGCCCGGTCTTTTGACCAGATAAGTAGATTAATCATCTCGTCGCTTTCTGTTTTTTTTCATTGCTATATCATTTTGTCTTTGCTCAGCTATTTTTTCAGAAGTTTCATACACAATAAACTGACCATTGGAGCAAATATATGTTGGTTGGTCTAAACTATCTGGACACTTCTTCATACAAAATGTATGTGTATATTTTTCGTATTTTATATCATCTTTTTTACCACCTTCAATTTGAACTTGCTTATATGCGATAAATGTGTGATGCGGAACACATGTTTTAAATACATCGCCTACAAATCCGACTGACACCCCGGTGCCAGTATAATGGCCAACACTACCCAAAACAAAATCACGCCCATATATTAAACCTTTTTCTGTGAGTTGATTGTATATAAATTTTCTAGCTTCCTGTTTTGAAGTAGCGGGCACCCACATATTATTAGCAATTTCAAAAAAGGATGCATTGTTTCGTTCAGCTAATTTATCAATTACTCTTACTGTCCACTGTTGCATATAATTTTCCTTTATATATCTTCCTTGCGGTCAAAAAAATAACGATTTAGACGTTCGTGTAAATCGTGTTTTGGAGTATTCCACTCAAACACGTTGTTTTCTAATTTGATATCAGTGTTTGGGTTAAAGTTATTATCTTGCAGAATTTCATGCCTAACCACGTAATTTCTATTAGCGATGGTTCCGTGGTATAAGTGCATTAAATCTATGGGAATATAGCCAACTTTCGGATTTCTGTCAAGTAATTTTTCCCGGTATTTGGTTAAATCTTCTTTCATCGCAGAAGTAAAATATGACGAATGAGCGTGAATAGAATCGCTATCCAATAAAACATCAACTAATGCGGAATCACCACTACCAGTAATACATTTATCATATAGTCCTAAGTCTTTAAATAGACTTACTTTAGCACAATAAGCAAAGCCAGGGGCAGCAAACCCGAGATTCTTATTTTGTCTTCTCTCCAACCAGTTTTTATGAATTCTGTATTGCCAAAATACACTCTGTTGAAATTTAAAAAACGGGGTGAACTCCGTTTCACCATTCGTACCAAAATAAACTCTTTTAAACGGTTGAATAATGTCAGAGCGTTGTAGCTCATCTAAAACCATGTTGACCCAATCTTGGTGTAGAAAAATAATATCGCAATCTAGCCAAGCAAAATATTTTGCATCAGCCGGTAATTGCGATATCCCATAATTTATCAGGCGTTCTTTCTGCCACATAACACTGTTTGATGTAAGTCTGTGGACATTTTCGCCTTCTATTTGAAATTTACCATTAAATGATAATTCGATGGTTAGTAGTTCTATGTTAGAATGTCTGGTGAGATATTCTTTAAATATGTAGTAGTTACGCAGCAGGCTAGTGAAGCCCGCTGGATTGAAGAATACGGCTATAACGTATAGTTTGTCCATAATTTAGTAGCAGGGTGTGTTATTTTCTACTTCTAGTATTTTCCAACCCTTACTAATTGGTTGACATGGTTTTGCTAAATCTGGACATAGGAACTGATTTACGAGTGGTTTTGAATAGTATGTACCATCATAAGCAACGATTCTCACATAGACAGTTGTTTTTTCTGGTACTTTAAATACAAATGTATTTTGGTCTGGAGGTAGAGATTGTGTAAGCAAATCTGTTGGAGATGACTGACCCTCTTCTTGAGTCATGATTGTTAAATCTTGTCTAATAACATCATCGGAATGTGATAATTCCCAATCAATCTCGATAGTTGCTATTGCTTTGTTATTCATCTTTTCTACCTTTCTGAGATAGGCTCTTAATCTAGTTGGTCTAAAAGGCGGTTTACGAAATAACCACCTGAGAAATTCTAATACTATTTTTAACATGATGCGAAGCAATTAATCTCTCTAAACGGAGACCATTCACCTTTGCTATTTTGTTGTAATAGTGTTCCTATAGGTGGATTAGGTGTCACTTTATGAAATACAAGTTTTAAATGTTCTTGAATCATATTAACTTGTGAGCGGGTTAACTCATATTTATTTGTTTCGCCTTTACCGCCGTTAATTTCAAAATAACCTTGTAGCCAGTAACAGAAATTTTCTGGTGTCATGTAGTTTCCTTTAATAAAATCTTGATAAGCAAGAAAAACGTCTGCCAGCATATCCGGCTGGCAGACATGAATGTTAGTATCGCGTATAGCTTTTTGTTTACGATATCCATTAAACCCGTATTTTAGCTTTAGTAAACCATCGTAATACCTTTATACTACCGCTCCGTGTTATGGATTTTCCTAAAAGAGGAGCGGGAAGGAAATGAGCCTTCATTTATGGTTTTATATTATTACGGGACTCGATTAAACAAAGATACTGTATTTTTAGTCTTAGGTGATAATCTAAATTTTATTGCATCCCATCTTTGCCTCACATTGGGCTACCTCGGCTTGAATTGTTAAAGTGCCGAGGGTTGGTACCGAGCCAACATCTTTAGAACAGGACTTTTAATCTAAACTTCAATCTTAGACTGTACCTACATATTAAGCGAAAACATAGTTAGCGATATTTTCGCCAATTTTTGCACTATTTACTTCAATTGAATTGGCTTGTTCGCGAGCAATCTTGATTGCGTCGTCTAGCTTGGTCAACTTCAGTAACATTTCATTCTTAGTTTTGGCTGGAACTGCACCACTGAGTTTAACAGTTTGCCATTCACCAACCTTAACGTCTTCTGTATAAACTTCTACTTGTGCTGGATGATGTTCCGTAGCTTCTGCCTTAACGTGGTTACGGTAAACCTTCTTAGAGCGATTGCTCATAATAGGAGAAGTAACATAACAATCCTTATTTGTATCATAGTTCCAAACATCTGCAACATCTAGCGTTGGCAACTTACCAACGAATGTACGTAGGTCTGTAACTTGTTTTTCAAGGAAAAGTAGATATGTTACCGGAACATTGGCAGCGATAACATTACCATCAACTACAATATCAGCCTTAGCTTCAGTGTTGGCAACGTCTTGTGTGAGAGTAATATCGTATAATTCTGTAATAATATTACGGGCTTCCTTAATAGCTTCGCCAACAGTAAACTGAATATTCTTAGCTTCAGACGGAAGCTTTTCAGCGTCGTTATCATCTAACGGTGTATACTTACGTGTAATACCATTAAATAATTCTGACTTATCTAATTTCTTGTATACTTCGGTTAAGGCTTTGGTAGCGGCGGTCTTTTTACCATTTACTAACGCAATAATCTGATTTAGTTTTGTCATAATATTTTCCTTGTTTTTAGTCCTATTAATATAAGTTTACGCGAAATCTTCGCGGTTGTACTCGTTTTCTTCCATCTCGTCAATCTCACGATTGACTATCTCTTTTGCCTGAATTCTTTCAGCCCGATGACATAGTTTTTTAATATCTGGACCGTATCCATAACTACTACTATATGGTCTGCGTGACCAATAATCGTAGCCACATCCTTTGTGGCCTTTTCGAGAACGACTAATGATTATACCTCATTATAGAACGTCAGGTTTACGGACGATATCATCTTCGTTACAATCTTCACCTTCTTGGATTTCTAACACAACTAGAGTTGAATCCTCATCAGCTTTGACTTGATGCCACGTTTCTTCTGAAACATTAAATATGACACCGGGTTTTAACTCAATGCTTAATATTGAGTTTCCGTATTGTAGTAATGCTTGCCCTGTACCAGACATGATATACCACTTTTCATGTCTTAAGAGATGTTTTTGATTGGAGATTTTATTTCCGCCAACGATAGTTAGTGTCTTGATAACTAACTCCTTACTACGCAAATGGTCTACATAACGACCCCAAGGTTTGATATAAAAACCGTTTAAATCTGAATCAATCATAATTCTCCTTAAGTGGAACCGGGGGTATTGAAACCCCGTCCTAGTATAGCCGTCAGAAAAACATCTACAAGTTTAGTTATTTATTAGGTTGGGTTAAATAACAAACCCTCTTATTACAGCCGATATGATGTTCAGAATTATCTGAGTCAGAAAGTGTTTCTTCGGACACTAGCAACCTATCCGACTAAGCGGCTAGAGCAAATTTTGCATTTGGTTTGTCTCATGTTTTTAAAGAAGCCATCATGAGTTCTTCTACTTGCCATTTAGCTAACTATCTTACCAGTCGAAAACCTTACGGTCCCATATATCGCTAATCGCGATGAAGACTAAGTAGAGAATCGAACTCTAAGCTTTCGGTTTTGCAGACCGAACACACGCCTTGTATGTTAGCACTTAGTTATTAATAAATTTAGTTCTTCTGTCAACATCTCCAACGTTACTTATGAAATTATCATCCAACTTAATACAGCCTTATTGGCTGAAAACACCCTCGTCTCGCTTTTCACGAGAGATTATAGTTTTGGAGACTATTGTGTTAATCATTACACTACCGGAGGGTTTAGTTTGATTATTTTCGTGTATAATACACTGGTGGGAAACGTGAGTCGCTTTTTATAGAAAACAGGGGTCAACCATGAGAAAACGTGAAACTTGTGAAATTAACTGTGATTTTTGCAATAAGTTATTTGTAAGAACAAAAGATTACAAGGTTTATGCAAAAACATACTGTTCAAGAGATTGTTCAAATAAACATAAAAATAAGCGAGTAAATGTAAAATGCGGATTTTGTGATAATATCTTTTTAGCTGAAAAAAGAGCTATAGCTAGGTCTAAATGTGGATTTGTATTTTGTTCCGCGTCATGTTCTGCTAAATATAATAATCAATTTAGGAAAAGCAGCAATCGTTCAAAAATTGAAATTAAATTTGGAGAAGAACTACAAAAATTATTTCCAGATTTAGAGTTAGTATTCAATAATAGACAAATTTTGGACGGTTATGAACTAGACATATATATTCCAGAACTAAAACTAGCTATAGAATGGAATGGTAAAATACACTACCAACCTATGTATGGTGAAGATAAACTGAAGCATATACAATATAGAGATTATCAAAAACAATTACTTTGTCAACGTGAGAATATTGATTTAATTGTGATTACAGACTTAACATCTAAACAAAATCAAATCGATTTAGCATTGTCAAAAGTTTCTCAAATAATTGAAATAAAAATTAAAAATCTGGCTTAGGAGGAATCGAACCACTACAGCATCCACCACAATAATTATAACGCCAACTGTTTTACAGACAGTTATGTGGAACTAAGCCAATGTACGGTTTTTTACCAACTTTTCCACCCACCGTAAGTCATTTGTTGGCTATTCACCAACGTAGTTGATAAGTTTGCTACAAAATCACCCATGAACGACTCGAACGTTCTTCTCTACCTTATCAGAGTAGTGTAAACAGACCAGCTATACGAATGGGTGTAACGACCTATTTTAATGTTAGGTCAAACATTTTTGGTCTAAATCTCATAGAGACTTTTAACATTACGGCTTCAAAAGTTCCTTCCAAAAGTCTAAGACTATCAACTTCTGGTAACTTTGTTTTAAACTTCTGTACGAATTTATCATTATCGACAGCCTGCATTGCTTCATCTAATGATAAGTCATGAGCAAAACCTCTCATTAGCATAAACATCTTTCATCTAATCCACCAAACTCCGTTAGACAGTCTGTGTTTATTTTAATTTCTCTTGATTGAATTCACCAAAAACTATTTTAGCTCTTTCAACCTGACATTTACCGCCTTTATAATACTTAACCCATATATCTTCTGACTCTTCGCCTTCTCCATATAAGGTAAATAGAATATCTGGATATTGTTCCGAAATAGATGTCATATCTTCATCGTGTTCGTACCACTTAATTTCTTCTGCACAGCCACTAAGTAATTCTATGAAGAATCGTTCTCCATAAGTTTGTGGAAAATTAGCTGGTAAATCTTCTGGTTGTTCTGAAACCTCAAGTTTATATCGCGTATAATATCCCATTGTTTCCCTTAATTTTTTATAAGTTTTTCAATACATTTGTCGTTTAGGTCGCTCTATCAAGAATCGCACTTGGAAGACTTCGTTGTGACAAAATTGATAAGTTGTTAGTAGGATTTGAACCTACAATCGAGGATTGTGTCCTTTGCTTTACCATTTAGCTATGTAAACCTATCAGGCATTCACATATTTTGAGTGGATACATATCGGTTATGCTCCGATGACTATAGTTTGCAAGACTATCGTGTTCCTGATTACACCAATGACCCTTAAAATGAATCCGACAAGGATTGTTAACGATATTTTTGATTAAAATAAAAGTTTAATATGTAATCGTCAACTGACATTCGGATAGTAGCGTCGGTGAGAGTTGCACTCACAGTCTGATGGCTCCAGACCACCCGATTTACTATCAAATCTTCGACACTATATGGTCTATTTTAATGTTAGACCGAACATGAGGGTGTTTGCACCTTCCCACCACCAAATTTTACTAAACTTGGAAAATATTTTACAAACTAACACGTATCGGTTAACTACTCCGAAATTAATTGTAAAATAAGAGTTAGCAAATCTACAACACCGTCTACTCCAATAGCGATAGTTGGTTACTTTTGCTAATAGTGTGGTCTATAAGAATTGAACTTATTTTTTCCGGATTTCAAGCGGAAGCCATAACCATACCGGCTCAGACCACTTTATTTTTCAACCAATACCCTCTTGGTGGTTTAGCAATATTATATTTAACACACCATTTTCCGATAGCTCTATCACTCACTCCATATTTTTTAGCTATATGTGTAGAGGGTATTACCCAAATAAGATTTTCTAATTCTTCTTTTTTAGGAATTTTGTCATTTTTTCTTAATACACAACATTGTTGGCAAGAAATTGACTTTTTCTCTTTCTTATTGCCACATAAACAATAATATATTTTCTTATTTCTTTTAGAATTTTTACTTCCAAAATTAGGTGTTTGGCTATGACAGTGTGGACACAAAAATCTTAAATTTTCTTTTCGATTATCGCAATTGTTACCGTTTATATGGTCAATATGCAATGTTAGAGGTTTATTATTCCAAACTGGTTGTTGCCCACATTCTACGCATATGTATTCAAATCCGTTGGCAAGCATTTGGCTTCTCAATTGTTCTGATGATACCCTAAATTCATGCTTATCGTGCAACACGTTTTTGGCGGGCTGATAATTTTTTCTTCTTTTACCAGAGTATGCTGAACTACCAAGAAAATGGGAGCAATCTATGTTATATTTTTTAATAAGAATTTTTAGTTTAATATAGGCTCCACCTTGGTGGGAAATATCCAGATTTCTACAGACATCTTTAAAACACAACGAATCTTTTACGGCTTTTTCAATTTTATCTTTTTTATATTTATCTTTACTTATACATTTAAGATTTAATCTGCTCATTAGATGTTGTATATAAGATATAGAATAACCTAGAGTTTCTGCTATTTCTCTTCCATTCAGACCTTTATTAATTAATGGAGATAATATCTCCTTGGTAAGTTTTGGGTTTTGACTCATTTTATTATACTATGTATTTAGAAGAATCTGACAAGAGATATAAGAAGGATTGATATTTAACAGATATGTACTTCTTATGAGTATTCAGATTAGCTCCAGCGGCAAGACTCGAACTTGCATAGGGATTTCTCCCATTTTCGGTTAACAGCCGAACGATACTACCGTTAGTACCCCCACTGGAATATCTTCAGTTTTTAAATTAGTTTTGAAGCCGGAGCATTAGCTAATTTTGGATAACCGTCACCAACCGTTTTATTAAATTCGCCTCGCCTGTATTAGAGACGGTGCGACATCTTTTCCCACACATGGCGGGTAAGTCTAAATTAGATTAGCATTTTTACCTAATGGATAGAATCTCTTGGCACCATTGGAATATTTTACTAATTTTCCAGATACTACAGAGCTTCCTACATATACTCTAGCTAGCCAGCTATTCTTATTAATAGCCTTCTCTAGATAAACCCTACGATTTTGTCCCTTAACCGACATGTCTACTTTTTGCATTTTCTTTTCCTTTATTGTCTCTGACAATGATAAAATCCTATATGGCTAGTTGCCATAACTTAATTATAGTGGTCGGGTGGGATTTGATACCCACATCTTTCCTTTACCAGAAGAATATGTAAACTAGCCGAGCATCTGATTCCTCAGCAAGAGATGGTAGTTAAACTTTGTACATTTTACTTAAACTACCGACCAAAATGGGCTATGTAGGACTCGAACCTACGATTGGGATAGAATGTAAATCTATTGCAGTTGCCGCTGTGCCAATAGCCCTTTTACTATATTTTTGTTTTTGCCAATATCAGCAGAAATACTAAAACTATTTTTACAGCGTTCGTTAATTCATCTAGTGTATATTTTGTCATACTTTCTCTCAAAGATTAGTAGCCAGTTGGAAAATCGAATTCCTTAAAAACCCTTATGGGAGGTTTCCAGATGCCTACCTGCCACTGGCTGTATAATTCTCAACAAAATCAAGTAAACGTTATTTAGATAAAAGCCTATGTAGTTTACTAAAGCATTTGAGAAATTGCGGAGTCGTCGTGCCGCCCGACGTTTGCTAACCTTATGAGGGTTAGAAGATGCTGACCTACCACCCGCGATAAATTGCCGTTTTTGATAATTGAGAACAGCAAAACTCTAATTATTACTTACAATTACAATTATCGCCGCATTGACAGTTTACACCGCAAGCACAGGTTTGCGCAGAACACTTACCTTTACGACAACCCTTTTTACCAGCTTCAGCAATTCCAACTGATGTGACAATAGCTAAAACACATACTAAACTAATAATTTTCTTCATGATACTTCTAATCTCCGTTTTAATTAACTAACATCTTACACAGTATTATACACCGTTTTCTGATGAAAACGTAGTTTAAAAGATAAATCCGACAAAAATTGTGCGATTTTTTGGTGAAATCATTTTCGATGTAATCGACACGAGCATTCGGAATTTTCCATAATACACTATCGTTAGATAGTGGTTTCTTTTATTATCTTGGTAAAATCTAATTTTTCTCCATTTACGAATCTTTCGATTGCTGTAAATTGAGCATCATTCCAACCGCCAATATTAAGTACATCCTTACTATCACTAACTTGAGTTGTAGTATATGGTTGTAGGTCAATAAGAACTAATTTGGCGTTTGGGTTACGTTTTTTATAGCTTTGCCATTCAGCTTTAGTTCCGGTGATATTATTATACCCGCCAGCCCACCAACATCCTCCTCGATTACTAGCATAATCTGCCCAACTCATATTATCAGATACATAAATTACCAAATCAGCCTTATGGTCTGTGTGGTTAAGGTGACGTAATGCACAACTACAATCTGTACCACCACCATTTCTAGCTAATTTTTGGGAGTTAGTCATGATAGTATCTCTACCATCAATTTGAATAGAGTGAACAGATGTATCAAACGGTAATACTAAAGTGTGTTCGCTATTCTTACGCAATATTGATGCCGCGATAACTGATGCTACTTGTACACAAGTTGCCTTGCTAGTAGCAGTACCACGACTACCAGTAATTGGTGAGGACATTGAACCAGATGTATCTACACATACTACAGTCTTAATACCGAAATCAGGAATATTATCTACAGAAGCTTCTAGAGCGTCGTGTAGTGAGTTTTTAAGAGTTTGTGGTAAGTCTGTAGCGTTTAGATAAGTTGTAAGTAATTCGTATGGGAAAGCTTTCACTTTCCGTACAGTTTCTCCATCTCCTAGTTTACGAGCTAGTAGTTTTACTGTTTTATCATCAGTGAGAACATTATTACGACCAATTGTGTTTAGGTTACGTCGTAATGTATCCCATCTCATATTAAGAGCTACTTCACGCCATTGAAGGTCAGATAACTTCAGATTGGACAAAAGACGAAAATCTACTTGTGGTACACTTCCTTCAGATGTTTTCTTAAAGATTTCGTATTGACGTACTCTTTCTGGCATAACTTCCCAATTATAATCCTTACCGATTAGGTAAGCAAACATAGCTTCGTGTGCTGGAGTAGATGGTTTTGGGTGAACCATCTTAATTACATCTGCTAACGATGGTTTGGCGTGACCAACTGCGTCATCAAACAATCTATCTGGTGTTCTATTATTTAGCCAATTTTGGATTAGTTTCTTAATTGAAGAACCAAATGACTTACGACCAGTTTCACCGCTACGAATAATTTGTACAAAGTTACACAACATTTTAGCGTTAGTAATAACTCTATTGAAGATTCTGTTAACTAGTTTTGTTTCGCCGCGAGCAGCTAAAACAGCTAGTAGATACGCTGGCATATCCTTCATTCTACCTTGCTCGTGGCCATACACAGCGGCTTTAGCTACTAATTGTGAACTACATCCTTTTAGGATGTTTTTCACGTTATTTAATAGTTCTTCGGCACTTGAGTAATATACTCCATTAAAACAGTTGGTTACAACCATTTGACATAGAGCATTTTCGTCAGAAAGACTGAAGGCGTTACCACCAGCTTCGTTCTTTACAAGCTTTGTTTGTGTGTTAGTTTTGAACATTGATTTGTTTACCATGATTTTCATTCCTCTACATCGCTTAGCGATGGTTTAAGTTTCCTAAAAGGACAATGTAATAAAACCGAGAGTAGGACTCGCACCTACGACCTACAAATTGATATGTAGATTATTCCGCATCCATTACTGGCAAATAATGAATAATTCACTGGACTTTGTTGCTCTGCTACCTGAGCTATCTCGGTATAAATTGTTTAATTACTACTACAACAATTAATGTAGCTAATATTATTTTCCAATATAGTATTATTATTGCTAATAGACAAATATATACTGGAATTAATAGTAAACTGAAGTTTTCAAGAATTTTGGATAGTAAATTCAAATATTCTGAATCTCTGCTTGTAACCTTATAATTGATTTTCATCAGTCTTCAATCTTAAATATAACTTTTTTGTCAGTTGTAGCTTCAATATCTGAAGCAAACGCGTGAAGTGTATTAACGTTGTTAAATACCTCTAATGTATATGTATTACCATTAGTTATGAGCTGTCCACATAATTTATATCCTTTATAAACTAAATCAGTATCACTGGCAACCGGATTGTTAAATAAATCCGCTTTTCGTAGTGATAAACCAAATGACGCGGCTGATTTATGTATTGGGTCATAACTTTTAAATTTAATATCCATAATTTATTCCTTATATTTAATTTTGGTGGTAAAGGTTGGTAACTTCATTGGTGTAGAAATCACAGAAAATAAACTGATAGCTGATAAATACATAATACAACCAATTATAACTAATGGTGACAACATCCACAACATAGATACAAATATTTGTTCACTAGCTGGGTCTTGTTTTTCACTTTCAAAGTATCCAAGAGAGTACAAGTAACGTAAAATTGGTATCGAAATTATCCACGGTAAAAACGGTATACATTCTATCATGTTGATGCTTTCCATGATACTAATTCAATTATATTATCGTAACTATACTCTTTATAGTCATTATCACCTTGAGTAAGCAGTCTGAAGCCAGATGAATTCCTTCCTTTAGAACCAGTAATTTCCTCTATTCGACCATCCCTATATTTATATTTGATACATACATCATCACCATTTTGTATCAAGTTTAATTTATTTCGTAATTGTTTAGCGTAATTAATTTTACCAAAAAAGAACATAGTTTGTTTTTCCTCCCAACTACAACATTAGTATAATCACTGATTGGTAAAATATCAAGGTGATTATAAAAAATTTTTAAGATTTCAAAAAATTAGTCAAGTTTATTTTATGTTTCCATCCTAGCTCAATCATGTGTTGAATACCGCCTAATGATTGAGAATTCATAATCTCGCCACTTACCTTAATTTGTGCTAAAGGTTTCATATCGCCGAAAATCATTTTCGCTATTTCGTTGACTGAATATGTTTCTCCTGTACCAACTTCATACAGTTTTAATGGATTAGTTTTGTTGAATCCAAGAATTATTAGGGCTGAGACAACATCGGAAATATGAACGTAGTCGCGTCGTTGCTCACCTGTGTTGTTGATAATGTATCCGGCTCCAAGAGATTTGTCAAGCAAAAATTTGTCAATTACGCCAAGTTTCCATTGGGGATAGTTAGAAATTTGATTTCCATACACGTTGAAAAGTCTCACAACCGCAACATCGACGTTATAAGTTTTATGATAAAATTCACATAACTGTTCTCCAATATGTTTGGAAAAAGCATAATAGTTTGCGTTTTTACTGACATTGCAGTAACTCGTAGAGGTAAAGACTAATTTGGCCCCAGTTTGTCTAGCTAACTCCAATGATTGTTGTAAGGAAACTATATTGTTTTCAAATATATGATTCTCGGGTAGGTTAGAGCCAGGCACTCTTGAGTATGCTGCTAGATGGTAGATTATATCAAATTTTTTATCTAATTGACTATAAAATCCATTTTTACTGGATTGAATTATGTTCCAATTATCTTTCAATCTTTCAGGCTGATTATTAAGTTGGTTATATAAATATGAGCCGATAAATCCATAGCCACCGGTAATTAACACGTTCATGGACAACTCCTTTGTCCATTTATGAGAATTTCTACCAAAATTGTCGTCAAATATATTCCGCCGAAGATTCCTAAGACTGTCATTATTGCCCCCAAGTATTTGCCATACATTCCGCAAGACCTTGATACGTTATACTGCGTAACGCCCATCTATCTTTTGATGGTGGTAATCTATTTTGTCCACTATCAGTTTGATTCGCCCATCTTTTCTTACCGTTAACGATTCTAGGTTCAATATATTTTGTCGGGATTAGTTTATCCAATCCCTTTAACCACAAACAGGTTGCTTTACTCGCGTCATGACCAAATTGATAGGGTTGTACAATCTGGTCTGGTTTGCGAATTCTTGTACTGATACATCCAATTGGATTTTCTAAAGCAATCTTATGAATTGGGGCATCTAGTAATGTTTGTACAAAATATAGAGCTATTTCTGTTTGTGCCGCACGAGATTTATCTTTTGTATTCCAATGTAATCCAGAAGAACATAAATATGTGCATGGTGGGTGAGCAATCATTAAATCCCAGTCTTGGGATAATACTGCTAATACGTTACATTGTAAATGGTTTTTATCATTATCTTCCGCAGGAAGTAAATCACAAGACCAAGCGTCGTGTCCTAATTTAGCAAACTCTCTTCTTACTACTCCTGAAAATTCACAAGCTATCAATACCCTCATAATTTATTACCACGAGCAGTAGATTCTAATAATTCTCCGAATGTCTTAAATATTATAGCTGGAATCATAATAAAACAAAATATAGGAGATATACAGTATACAAACCCAACCTGTTCTGGTTCGGTTTGATTTTTATTTATATCCATACGAAGACAATAAATAATGATAAACGGGCTAATTATATATGATAAAACGCAATAAACAATCAATATATTCATTTGGGTGGCGATTTCCATATTTCTTTTCCTCTAGTCTAAAAGACTGTCTATGATATTACCGCCGTCAGCATAACTCAAATCATCTTCTGGGGCACAAATTGAAAAAACGTTTGGTAATGTTTGATAAACTTCTTTTAAATCTTCATTTACATCGACTAATAGTGATGGGTTAACCTCTAAATTATTTTTAACTATATCTACAATATTTTTTGGTAATTTAGATACTATACCATCTAAATTATGTAATTGTCCTTTAACAAACTCATCTATAGTTAGACTTTTATTTGGAGTATCTAATTTGATAAAATATAATAGTTTATAATAACATTGTGGATATAATTTTTCCCACGATACAGAAGTGTAGTATTTATATAAATCTACATATCCAATAATTTCACCTACATTGATAGGTCCAGTTTTATTAGTTACAACCTTGTCTCCAAGTTTAAATTTGGATTCAATAACTGGTTGTTCTCCAATTTTTTTAAAATCTTGAAAATCTGTTTGATTACTAACAATAGGATGACAATATTTGGTTTCTCCAATATTAATTAGCCCGCAAAGTTCTCTAGATTTTCTTAGTTCTTCTTTATCAGTACAAGTATCGCCTGGAACCTTTTTTGCTAGTTTTTGTATATTTTTAAATGTATAACGTGTTGATGGTTTATCGGCACATATCACATATAGCTCTAATCCTGCTCCGAATTCAGCACAAACTATAGTGCCTTTAAGATTTGAGTTTTTAATTCTGTCGCCAAATTTGAATTTCACTTTCCCTCCAACAATGTTCTGATACTTCTTTAACTATAATAGTTTCGTCACACTTGTAAAGTCCAGAGCAAGAAAACGAATTGATTTCTATTAACTTTAACTCGTTTTGGTTTCTACATACTCCGATATCAATACAGAATATTGGTTCTGGCGAATATTCCTTAGCTATCATTTCGGCAAATTTATGTAATTCATCAATATCTTCTGTATGGGTTGGACTAGATATAGCGTATCCTCTATCTTTATACACACTAGAGGTTATAGCTTTACCATCAACTATGACTACTCGTCATTCTTTAGCTATGTTTTTAGGATATGAAAGAATAACTATCTTGTTTGAATCTATTGGGCTATATCCTAATCTCTGAAAATCTCGTTCAAAATTATCGTAACTAATAATTTGGCCGGTAAAGAGTTTGTATCCGCTGGATGGTCTAATAAACAACTCTGCATCACAGTAGATATCTCTGTAAAATTTATCAAATAATTCTAGATATTTTCTTTCTAATTCTCCGCGCGCCTCAAGATAGACAGTCTAGCGTACTACTCTTATACTAACAGACCTTTATATTTACTTATAGTCCTCAATATTTTTAATCATATCTCGTTTCATAATATATAATTCATAATAATGCTTATAACAATCAATCATTAACATGATATTAATCACTGGTAGAAAACATAATATGTAAAATTCAGAAAACCCTTTTCTTTTGAAAAGACAAAATACATCAACAATCACCGGAATTATGTATAAAACAATTAACGCTAAAATTTAGTATATCATATTAATTCGGTCTTTCCTCATAATCTATAGGTTTTACCACTTCATTACCAAAAGTCAAATGATAAGGATACTCTGGACTTGGTAGACCTAGCTCTGTTCTTATTTCATCAAGTCTAGGGCAAATTATTGGAATCCAGTGATAGTATCTATTACACTCAGCTATAGGTGAGTATGTAAATTCTATCAATTCACATTCATACTTTTTCCATAATTCTTTATTAACTGGTTCTTCATCACGAATAACAGTGATATGTGAACCCCATAATGTAGCTTGTATCTTACGAGTTTTGTATACAGACCTATAAAATAGCTCTCTATATAACCTACCTAACTCTGGACAGCAATCCAATACAGCATACCAAGATGAATTTCCATATCTTAATGAGCCTATAGATTTCATATCGAGTTTCCAATTAAATGCGTCATATCAGAATTAAACTGATTCCCCTAGAATGGCAATCTAGTATACTAATCGGTATACGAATGACGCGTAAGCGGAAGTAGAGAAAATCGAATTCTCGCCGCGATTTCTCACGGATAGTTTAGCAGACTATTCTACCGAACCAACAGGTAGCTTACTTCCATTTTATGTTCTTTACTTTCTAAATCCACACCAAGCAATTAATCCGCCGGTAATTAAACAAACAATACTTAGACCTATCAGAATTAGATGGTTACTGAAAACATCTTTCACAACCATTAAGCCAAGTGTGCCAATAAAAACAAACGCTCCACCGATTAGTCTAGCTAAGATTCTTGCTATTAGTTTTGCGAACATAATGATTCCTTAATATTAAGCGGGAAACCAAAAAATCGAATTTTGTCTTGCAGTTTCGTAGACTGCTGTGCTATCCATCACACTCGAATCCCATATCAGCAAAGCGGTTTATTTATTCTTTTGATTCCTGTACTACTCGTTTTAGTCTAATTTCAATCTCTACAATACCACAAAATTCACTACATGTTCTTTCCCTTTGTAAATCCTCAATAGAGGTAAAGAAAATATTACCGTTTGGATTTCCGCCAACTTCACAATCGAAATCGATTTTATCCATGTATCCAATAATTACATTGTTTTGTGCTGGTTTTACGCCAGCCTCACAATCACACGCATTTCTAGCTTCAACTTCTACATATTCGGAGATTTGTCCGGTACCATTACATTTTTTAAAAGACGTAAGATTTTCTGATTTATGTTCAGATGTAGCGAGATACGCATTTACGTTATTATATCCCGCATCGAAACCAATAATAGCGTTATCGCCATATTTTGCATTTAGTCTACCGATAATCTGCTTTAATTCACTTAAAGTGAATTTTTTATCGCCATTCAATCCTTCTTCAGCTAAGTTAAGAATCATTCATAGCTCTCTTCTACTGATTCTACTGATTCTACTGATTCTACTGATTCTATCAGTCTTCGTCTAATAGAACTAGATTTAGTGATTTCTAATATTCCGAATATTATATATATTATATTTAGTATCGGTATTAACGATAATATTAATTCTAGTATAAATATATCTACTATTATTGATTTGAGATTAGATGTATATAATTTTTTACTATAGATTAGTCTTATCCATAAAATGGAGATGTAGCTTACAATAACAGTGCTTAAATAGACAACAAGTTCTACTAACATCAGATTTCTCCAACATGACGACTAGTCACATGTAAATTCAGTCTTAATATAATTTTCAAGTTTAGTTACATAAAACGTACAAATCAAGTACGCTAAATCATCCTTAATACCAACTACTAGAGGGTCTGGATTTGGAGGATTGTAAGTTACTGTTTCATTATATGTCCAGTTATCTGCTTCAGAAATAATACAAACATGGTCAAATTTGTGAGTATTTGCCCTAATAATATTACGAACTTCCTTTGGAACAATTCCAGAAAATTTTGAAGTTAATTTAAATTGAATATTTTGAGTATTAATAATATTTTTACAGTTCAGAACAGCTTTCTTTAAAAGGTCTTTTATAATCGGCTTAACATGACGCCAAACCACATCAGATGAAATAGGTATTGTGAATTCTACTTGACCGCTATTACAGCGTATAATACCACTATAATAGCATTGCGTTGACTTAGTATGGAAGATACTAAATAAAGGATATCCATTCTTATCTTTCTTCGCAAGGAAGCTGAGGTCAAGTAATTTATAGTCTAATAGTTTCTGTCTAGATTTTGATTGTTCAACCTGTTTTCTATCAATATTCTCGAATGGTAAAGCGTTTTCTAATACTGATTCGTCAATTTGAGAAATTTGATAGACATTCTTTTCCGCGATTTCCTGAAAATTTACATGTTCTAATGTTTCCATAATAATTCCTTTATTAATATTCTTCAATTTTAGAGATTAGAAAATCTACTTTAGCTCTATGAGGCCAACTCATAGACTTGATATCTTTATCTCTACTTTGTTCTATAGATGGAACTGATATACAAAATACTACAATTACTAATAAAGTGATGATTGAATATACAATTACCATAATGGGACTCCCGATTCTCCACCCATACCATCTAACTGTTACATCTATTACATCGTAACTACTTATAGGCTTGTCAAATAGATGTGCTGTTTTATTTATCGTCTGTTACACTATATGGTCGAAGTAGGCTATAGCCGTTACGCTCGGCTTCTAAATCTTTAGAAGAGATTTGTGCATCTATCACACTCATAGCCCATATTTTATGTTAGATATAACGAGTACATACTACGGTTCGTGTTGGTAGATAATATAATTAGTATTCTTATAGTTCACGTTAGCAAATCGTATACACGACCAACCGCAAACGGTTTACGTTATTTCGTTATGTCTTGCAAGGACGCCCTAGTCGCCAATATAAGATTTATAGGTTCAGATATACATCTATACTTATTATTTAATAAATTACAGTATTTGAATCAAATTTGAAGAAAACGTGTATAACATATTGTACGAGTCTCTATCAACGCCAATCGAACGAGAAGGAGAATTATAATGAAATATCCACACAGACTAAGGGAAGAAGCTAGGGATTTAATGAAAATCGGAAAACGGATTAAAGAAATATCAGAGATACTTTCGGTGTCTACATCAACTGTTTCGCTATGGCTAGCTAAAGATAAACAAATCGTGTCAAAAAAATGTCAAAGATGCAAAGCGGAATTTATTAATATTCATAAAGGTAGTAGATATGTGTGTTATAACTGTAGACCAGCAAAAGATTTACCAATTATTGATTTAATCAATGAAACTAAACAATGTACAAAATGTAAAATTTGGCACAGCTTTAAAAACTATTGTGCTTTACCGGGAAGATATCAGTCTTACTGTAATACATGCCAAGCGTCCTATAAATCTAAAGCTAAGCCGCAAATTAAATCTCAGTATGTAACATACAAAGGTGGAGTATGTGAAAGATGTAAACAAACTTACCCTGATATTTGTTATGACTTTCATCATAGAGACCCATCACAAAAAGAATTTACAATTTCTTCACATAGAGCTTGTGTATTTACAGATACAGTTAGAAAAGAGTTAGATAAATGTATGATGGTATGTTCAAATTGTCATAGACTTATACATGACGAATTAAGAAAACAGAATAAGCCGTAAATAAAATTCTTAGCCATACGGTTATATCCACGAAGCAGGTTGTAGGATTTGAACCTACGCGGGTATAAACACCAATGGTTTACAAAACCATCCCAATCGGCCAGACTATGGGAAACCTGCAAAAGAGCAATATACAACTTCACATTTTATTTCGCCCATTATAAATAATTCTTAATTATATTGCGGAATGCTGGAATCGAACCAGCTTGGATTCATTTTTCAATAAATTTCCGACGGCTTATAAGACCGCTCCTACTCCATGTAGGCTATTCCGCGTATATTCATAACATTGAATACGTTATATTAATCCATATAGTTGTAGTAATCTGTTTTTATCTTCAGATGGTATATTTTTCATTTCTTCAAATATATATTATGATAAATAGTTTGTTTATCTATTTCGTTAGCTAACTGTTCGTTTGTTAGTTTGGGTTTCTTTTTGAACAACCAATTGAACATATTATTTTACCTTACTATCAAAAACTCAAAGAAAAGATTGGCTTTCTCCAAATCAGACGGACTAGTATAGCACGCGGCGGATAAAATGTCAAGCGTAGGAAGAAAATTATAGCAAAATTAATAACAATAGTAGTATTACTAACGCTATGAAACCCAGCCTTTGTATTTGCCGTAAGTTGGAGGTTCTTCTGGATTACGTTTGGCCTTACGTCTTTCTAATTTATTCTTCTGTTTTTTAGCGTAGGTATTAGCTTTCCCCCACGCATCAGCTTTCTCGTTTCTTAAACTCATAATCATCTCCAATTAATATTTAAATTAGTTTGAGGTCAAATAATCTTTGTTTTAACTTACCTTCTTCGTGTTTGATTTCTTGTAACACATTTTTATGTTTTTTAATATAATTTCTTACTTTAGAAGCAAATTGCTTTTCTGTAAGAGAAAATTGTTTTTGATAAATATTAATATATGTTTGGCTAACTTCAATTTTATCTGTCAAAGCCCACCACCATCTTAAGTCGCGTAAACACGAGACGTTATAATACGATTTTGTATAAAATAAACCCATACTTCTTTTGATAGTATTGAATTGATATAATCTGATTGGTAATAAGTTACCAAAATACATGGAATTTAACTGGACACTATTAGCCAATAAACCTTTTTCACTTTTATATGGAATACCAAGAGTTAATGGTGTATTAATTAAAAGTAAGCCAAATTTTTCAGCAAACTCTAAGTTATCATACAGTAAACGTTTGTATCGTTTTGCTATGGATATCATCCCGATTGGATTGACAAGTTCATTGTTACTGTATGTGTACTTGCTCATGTGGATGAGAATTGTTCTTGCGCGTTTAATATTCTCAATGGAGTTATCTAGATATTCTGTTTTCCAAGTTTTATATGTTCTACCAACCTGTTCTTTCTCTAACTCAATGTACATATCTTGAACATTTTCAATTATTTCATTAATCAATACTGACCACACCTGATAGTTAGCATCTGTTAGACTTTCACAACTCTTTTCATCTATCATTTTGTAGACCTCCTTTACACATTTCAAAACTCTTACAAGTTAATAATGTCCTATCCAAAAAATGTCAAGTGATTTTGAAAGAATTTTTTCGGAATTCGTAAAATCGCTCTAAGTCGTTTACGATGGAAAGTCTATTCTACAATGAAAAAAAGGGAAGTCAAGTCATAAAAAACAAAAAATAAGGGGTGTTTTAACACCCCTAGAATCAACTGATTAATTTTTAAAAATCCAGTCATCCAAGAGTCGTCTGATTACAAAATTAATTACTGCACTGAGAATCCAGTAAAAAATCCAGGCGACAAAAACAGAAGAATACCCGTAATCTGCTGGGTTAGGTTTAAACTTATCGTATATATATGCTCTACATTCGCTTTTAACTCTACGTTTATATTTTGCTTTTCTATCTTTACCGGTTGATAAACTGGATTTATTTTGTTCATACCAATCATAACCTAATGGCAATGTAGCTAACGCTAATTTACTTTGAGTACTTGTATAAGACTTAGTATCAGGAGATTGCATCGCCCATGTCGTAAACTGTTGTTTATTCATAATATTATTTGGATAGATAGAATCTACGTAGCTCGCTTCTATCTAATACTCCTTCTACTGTATTTACAACTTTGCCATCTACAATTAAGTCCCAATGTGGAACAGATGATGCGTTATATTTTACCCACAAAGGATTTGTTTCATCGTTTAGTGATTTTACACGTTCATGAATACCGTGATATGGTATTTTATTTTCGTTAGCTTTCTCATCACCATTTAAAATAATCCAATCAGAACCAATTAAAATCATATCTTGGTGTATACATGACCCACATCCGGCTTCAGCGCTCAGTAATCGTAGATATTTTTTAGGTGTAATAACTTCTGATGTCTTTTGGTTAGACTTCTCTGGTACAATTATTTTGGGTTGTACTTTGACTGGTTCAGGTTTAATTAAAGTTGGTAGAACTTTTACAACATCATTTACTACTTGTTGAACAGCTTTAATATCTTCTTCTTTTACAGCAACTGGTTCATTTTTTTGATATAAAGCTACACTAATAGCAGTAAAACCCTCAGCTGTAACCAAATCCTCAGTAGAGAGTTTAGTATAAGGTTTACTACAACCAATAATAGATAAAGTGAATAATATAAGTAAAATAAATTTCATAATTGTTTTTCTTTATTTTTTAAATCCGAGTAAGAGAATTAATAGACTAATAATTGGCGGACCAAATACAAAACCAAAATACATCATATGTGTTCTAATATTATTTTAGGACCATCTTAAATCTAAATCTTGCGGCTCAAAACCTTGGTAATTTGAAAACGCAAATGAGTCATTTTGGGATAAGATGTTTCTCTCTAATACTTGTGCGTCAATCCAAAAACTACCATCAGGTATATCATAATCACCTTTTGGTCCACTATTCCACACGCCCCAAGAGTTCATACATAGCGCGCCGGGACGATTATCATCTTTACATCCTATTAAAAGCATTGAGTGCGCCCAATTGCCCTGTGGAGATGCAAATCCGTCTTTTTGACGATTACTACTAAAACCTTGGTTACTAGCAATTGTGACCGGGTAAAAATTACTAAGAGCTGCTCTACATTCTTCCCACGTTCTCACTTGTGAATATGTTTTTACTAAGTGTTCTTTAGCGAAAGGTTCTAATTCATTTGGTACGCCATTTCTAGGCATACCCCATTGGTCAGCTCTAGAACTACTATATGTAGTTAAATCTATATTACCATATTTTTTTCTGACTAATGTTCCGTATTGGGCCACGAATTTTGCCGCCCAAATATTATTTGACCCGGCTCCACCGCCTAGTTGACCGCCAGCTATTTCGACTCTACTACCAGCATATATAACTTCACTAGCACATTCTGCTATCCAAGGTTCATTAGTACCAAGTATAAAATGCTGTATACCGGTCAAATTATCTACCATACCAGCCGTACTCATAGATACGCAATCCCCTGTGCGCTGAAGGCGCAATGGATATTTACCAGCTAATTTAACTATAGGTTGATACAATAATGCTACTTTACCTTCTCCAGTTCCATTAATAGGAGACTGACATATACGTGGCACACTTAATTGTTTAAGAGCTTCTTCGACCGCTCTATCGTCTCTATGCCATCCACCAAGATTAATGAAATTTTCTATACTCATTTTGAACCTTTAATAATTCTGTAATACTGTGTTTTAGAAACGCCAAACCTTTCATTTATCTGTTTAAATGAAAAATCTTTTTCTCTATATAAAAGAATATCATTTTCTAAATGCTTATACTTAACTAATTTATTTACTCTATTTTTAATAAAATTAATGGTATTAGTAAATTTACTATATTTTCTATTTAATTTAAATTCTGCGTTTTCATACAATTTCTGATATAAAACTTTTAATTCTTCTTTCTTTGTAACACGAAAAATATGTAAAGTTTGCTTACTTAAATGATTCCTTGATACTTCTCTAACTTTGCCAAGACCTGTAAATTTTTGCACATCTTCTAGATATTGTTTATTTAAACAAACTATGGAAAAGCAGTAAGTTTCTTTTATTTCATTAAAATATATACATCCGTCCCCGTCAAATAACCCTAGAATATACGTATATAAGAATTCCTGCGGAATATCTGGAAACTTCTCTTTTCCAGACTTACATTGAATAATTCCTAAAGATTCTAATTTATCAGCACATTGTTTAGAATTTATTCTAATTGAAACATATGACCGACCATTATTTTTGGCTATATCAGTGCATATTTCTCCAGAATATTCTAGCTCTGTTTTTATAAATTCTAATATTTCAATATCTCTAGCTTGCAATTTTATACATATAGTATTAGACTTTTTACCAGAAGTATATCTATTTCTATATAGATACCCGTCTGCTGTAATAAAACCTAAGATGTAAGCCATATTATGTGAAAAATTATCAAAATAATTATCATTACATTGATACTTTCTAACACAACTTTTATCTCTTGTAATACCCATTCTATTAGCTTTATGGGCTACCGCAGTTTCGGTAAAACCCAATTTTTTAGCGATAACAGCATTGTTCATATTTTGATAATTATCTACTAAAAATTTAGTATCATCTTCAGACCATATAACTTTATTATCTAAATCTAGTCTTGCAATTTTATGATTAACTGATGCCAAACTTCTGTTTAAATTTTTAGCAATTTCTATATTTTTCAAACATGTTCTATTGTTTATCAAATACTGAATTTCTTGCTCAGTCCATTCCTTTGCCATTTTCCTATTTTCTCCTTATTATTTTCCTGAAGCAGCCTTCAACGCCCCTTTTCCATAGAGGCTAAACGTCTCAACCATCTTCACACGTAGTGTGTCATCAATATCTCTTGGTTTCTTCAACTCAAGATAATTAGTCATATCAGCTTCAATCAAATCTGTAAACGTTTTATTCTTACTGATTTCCCAACCGTAATCTTTTTGAATACTTCCCACCACGCCAGACGGTGGTGCTAGTTGTGTTGTTTTAGTGATAGCTTTCGAGTTCTTCAAAAATTCTGATAAACCTAGAAATACCTTAGCGTGGTGTAGGCAATCTTCCTTAGAAGCATCTTTAAGAGACTCTACGATTTTAGGAATCACCCCCCTTGAGTCGTCGATTTTCCCGACGTTGTTTGAGTTAGTGTTGAAATTTGGTAATTTAACATCAGATGGTTGAATCAAACATCCTGTAAATATCAGACATAATCCTAATGATAAAATTACTTTCTTCATTATTACACTTTCTCCACTGAACTGGCTTCAACTTTAATTTTAGTCGAGTAGATTGAGTCAAACACATGAACGTTAAGTTGTTTGCATAATCCGACACCAACGTCGTCACCAGCCAATTTTAGTGCTTCGGCAATATCATTGATATCGTCAAGAATTGATGTATCAATTGTTTCTACAATTGGACCAACCTTAAAATAAGCTAAAATCTTAGCAAGCACTCCTTGTAATGTGAAACCCTGACCGTTTAAATAGATTGACGCAACACCAGTCAGAATAGTCATTATTAACTTATTATACCAAGTACCATCAACCCCCTGAATAACACCTGTGTTAGCTAACGCAAATGATACACCAGCGTAAGCTAGGATTAAATAACCTACAGTTTTAAAATTTAGAATCTTTAACATTTTATCCTCTTTATACATTATTCTTAAATGCTCTACGTACAGCATCTAGTAAACCAGAAATTATAGCAATAATAATAGGCGTCCATACTCCATAATCAAATTCTAATGCATATCCTAACGCGTATGCAAGAAAAGCTCCAAATCCATAAATTAATCCATTACGAACTAGTTTAGCGAAATCTATTTTATCTAATTTTTTACGTTCCGAAGTATCTTGTACGGATTCTTTAAAAGTATCATATACAAGTTTTAAGAACTCTTTTAACATTTTTTTCATCTTATCACCTAACTTGGAGCGGCTCCAATTGGAGGAAACGCGCCACGATTATCAGGTTTGATATTATTTTTTTGTAAAACTTTATCCAGTTTATCGTTAATCTCTTTAAGAATCTTAGTTTGGTCTTCTTGTGTTCTAGCTTTAATAGCTGTCACTTTATCAAAGACTAAAACTCCACCAACCAAGATAAGTACAATTATTGTAATATATTTACTAAATTTATCCATGTTTCACCTTTAATACTACAGCCTTATGAATATCATCTAATTTATTATGTGAATTTCTAATATCCTCGTGAATAATCTGGAGTTTATCAAATTTTTTTTGATTCCATACTGGTTCTGATTCAACAAGTTTATCTATTTTTTCTACCAATGGACTAAGGCATTCTGACATTTTTTTATTAGATTCTACTAATTCACTCATCCACTTTGTGTGTTGGTCTAACAATTTATCGCCACGATTACCTAACCATTTACATCCTTGCCATATACCAAATCCAACAGCGGGAAACACAACAAAAATACAGAACATAGCAAAAACTATAGCTAATCCATTGTTGGATAACATAGTTATCCACTGTTGGTCTACTGGCTGACATCCACTAATTGTTAGAAGCAAACAACAAAGTAGTATAATTACACTCTTTGTTTTCATTATTCTAACTTTCTAATTAGTATGCGTATTTAGCTGCGTATGCTGTAGCTGATGGAACTAGTTTACCAGTAAAGAATGTTAATTTACCTGGGACTGACATACTTGGTCTTGCGGCATAATCAGTACCAAAACTTACAGAGGCACCACGAGAACCGCCGAATGTAGCCGCGCCAGTAGCATAATTCCAAGATGTAATATGTAGTCTACGACCACTTTCTAATTTAGCGATTGGTCTGCGAACACCCCAATCTGAAGCACCACTACGTAGAGCGTATGTTGATACTCCAGCAATAGTTGTGCCCAATAGACGGACGTTGTACTGTCCTTCTGTTAGTTTACCAAAAGTACCGGCAGATACAATCTTACGTGTACCAATATTACCAGATGAAGCAGCGCTTACGGCAAGCATAGGGTGTGAACCGTATACGCTTTTGTAAACGCTATTACGAATAGTTAGATTATTGATTGTAGAAGATGTAACGTTTCCACCATTTAAGATAGTGCTACCGTTATTATGTACCGCTCCCGCTTTTACTGTTGTCTGTGCCATTATTCTTCTCCATACGGCCAACTGACCGAATATGGTTTCTTCCTAAGTTCCTAAAATTTATATATTTATCCAGTTCCCTCATATATTTATACACTGTTTTGCTTAAATTCCTCAAGAAAGGTAATAAACTTTTTTCTCGCGGTTTCTTTACAAATATTACGAGTTTTTGCTATTTCGCGGAAAGTCATATCTTTGACTAGTTTATCTCGCACCAAATCCCTAGTATCACTATCATTGATATCTAAAAGCATATCATTGCTATTAAAATCTTCATTATAAGAAACTCTCACTTGAATAGATTTATGTTTTTGATAATATTTAATCTCATTTTTAATGAAAGTTGCTATTTCCCATCTAATGTTATTGCATAAATAGGTTGTAAATTTAGTATTTTTAGTAATATCAAAATTAGACAAAGTTTTATATACAGCGTGTAATTTACAATTTTCTAATTCATCTTGAGTAAACAAAGTTTTATACTTTCTACTTGCTATTGCAGCACATTTATCGATTAACTCCTTATACTTTGTGTAAGTTGATGTGATTAACTGACTTGTAATTTTTTCCATTAATTCCTTTCCCGTAGTCCAAAAACGAAAAAAGCGAACTATCGACTAATCGACGTTCGCTAGCGACGTAACTTTAATTATTTATATGACGGCAAAAATAATAACTGTCTTTAAATCCCCATACCCATTTTGGAGTATAAAGTCTATATCCACACGATATTAAATTATTAGCACTAGAAATATTATCATATGATGTATATGTAATAATTCGTTTGTAACCTTCTTTGATTGATAACTCTTCTCTTTTTTTGATTAATTTACGTTGTAAACCCATACCACGATGAGACTTAAGAACACCACATCTTGAAAGAAACATTGTCTTATTAGCTGGATATGGTGTTAAACCAGCAAACGCTACAGGTTTTATACCATCATAAACTATCCACCACCAACTACCGCTTTTTTGAAAGAGCGGCGAGCCATAAAATAGCTCTTTATCAAGATTATCTAACACTTCTTTTATTTCTTGAGTAAGATTATCCGGTGTTGCTACCAGTTTGATTCTCATCGGTCATTCCTTGTCTTATCTTTTGATAATGTTCAGCGTTTTTCGCTGTAGATAAATTCAAGGTAAAATCTTGTTCGGTTGGCGGGTTCAACTTTAATAAAAATTCTTCAACTTCACGTTTGCTCATACCGATAGACTCACCAATATTTAATACACTTTTTTTAGTATCAGGAGAATCATTAAAAATGAATGATTTTGTTTGGTGCAATAAAATTTGGTCTAACCTAGTCCAATTAAACGATTTAAAGCTATAATCATACCATGCTTCAAAAGCTAACGGACAGCATTCCTTAACTATACCAGCGATGATATTAGCGTATTGTCTGATTTCCCATTGTGCGTGACTATCGCATCTTAACTTTAAGAAATGTAATAGATTATGAAGGTCGATTGACCAATAGAATTCTGTATATGTTGATAATGGGAGATGCGTGCGGGCGATTTCTCTAGCTACACCACTATTAATAAGAGAATTATAGATATACCATCCCTCAGATGTATTAGATTGAATACCCATTATTTCTTCTTCATAATAGTCTAAATCAAGTAAGTCATCTGACCTGCCTTGTTTATTATTCTTAGACTGAACTGACATTTGTTCGTATTCTGGAAAATAATTACACTCTGGTAATACTGAGTATCTCGCGCTTAATTCGTTTGTACTGGACATTCTATGTCTTATCCACTGTCTGGCGACAAAGATAGGGCACGAAATATGAAATTTAAATTGAACAAATTCGTAGGGCGAAGAATGATGGTGTCTAAGTAAATACCTTAATAGATTTCTTGTATCAGATATTCCCCTAGTTCCCTTACCATAACTAGTTCTGGCGGCAAGCTCAATATCTGAATCATCACCAAACACACCTTTTAATGCACAAAACCCATATTTGTCTAAAACGGAGAAATACTTATCAATTACCATGTTCTTCTTACTTTCTCCAATTCTTGTAGTTCTGTTAATAGATTTAATCTTCGTTCTAATTCTTGCATAAATTCTTCGTAGTATTCTGTACTATCATAAACTGAATCTGATAAATATTTTCTAAACTCTTGCAATAATTTAGTATTTTCTAATCTTTCTAGTTCTGTATCATTCATAGTTCCTCCGAAGTTAATAATTCGCCACCAGATAATGTTTCAGCCTCTTTATATAATGCGACTTTTTCATCATATTCATCTTTAGAATCTGTTTCTAATGTATCAACTTCACCGTTTGGAAATTGATATAATGCCCAATAAGCTTTGTTTTTATTTATGTTTTTAGAAGCCTCCATTAACCCAACATCTAACGGTTTATCTAGCAGCTTACTCTCAATAGATTTTCTTACTGTTTCAAATGTAAATAATTTACCAATTCCAATGATAAATCTATATCTGGTTAATACAGCAAATGCTTCTACACCTGGAGACTCCTCTATAATCTCTGCGGTATCTTTGGTAATATCAAAATTTGTATATCCAATTCTTAGCTCGAATTGTCGTAAAGGATTGTATTTATCATCTATATTAAATAGACCCATAGGGGTATTAATTAGTTTACCGGCTAGCGGGACAAATTCATCCATTTCTTCTTCAGGAATATCATCTTCATCAATTATATCTGAATTTTCTTCGATATCATCAATATGCATTGATTCCCAAGATATTTTTTTCATTCGTAATTTGCTCCTTATGTTTTAAATAGAGGTCTTTTAAAGTAAAGACTTCTCTGATTTCTGAGTATTCTTCTGTAGAAGACAAAATTAATGGATATAAATCTACTGTGGGTTCTGACTGACGTAATTCCATTATCCTTTTCTTATAAGATATGAAATTTGGCTTACGTACATGAGTGATAGGATTAAATGGAGTGACCCAACCAACGTCTGGATTCGGTGTCCACAATTCACTAAAAGTTCTCTCTTCTATAGTATATCCATCATCTTCAATTTGTAAAGGTAAATTACTAATTAATTTGAAATGATAATAAGAAATGAGACAATGGTGGCCATCCCTGATGAAATACATATCATATGGTTTATAAAACCTAATCTGTTGTATTTTCATGATGGGTATAGGTTTACGCTTAATCAATTCAATAACATTCTCGTTTTTTAGAATATTATTAATTGCCGATGGATTTCTTAGCGCGTTATGGGTAACTATCAGATTATCGAGTTCTAGTGGCATTTTCAATATTCCTAAATACATCACTTGGTTTGACAAGTGGTTCTGATGTTTTACTAGGAGTACAATTCTGTAGAGATTTTATTAGTTCTGTGATTTTATTAATCTCATCTAAAATTTTATTATAAGATTCGTCACTAACGTTTAATTTTATAGCAGATAAAATATCATCGCTATTTTTACCACATGTTAAAACTAACCATAAATCAGCAAACCTGTTTTCTTGTCCCGTAGGACATCCGCAAGAGACTCTAAATACATCACCATCTTTATAAAAAGTTATATATACTTCTGGTGAAGCGTTAGTTGATTCTATAGATGTATTGACAGTATTTTTGTAAAACCAGTTCATCGTTAACTAAATCCTCCATTCTTTTCCATCCACCCTCTTTGATTTTAAATAAATCAGGTATCATTAGACCATATAGCACTGCTAGACTATCATCCTCTTTTAGTACGTTAAGTAAAGAAACTTTATATACAGAACTATTAAACTCAATATATTCTTCCGCTAACTTCAAAACTTCTTGTTCTGGTGAGTTTTCACCATTGTATAATACAGATGGTATTTTCCCTTGTGAAACTAGTACCTGATATATTCTTGCATTAGGAGTCGAATGATTAATTGATAAAATCATTAATTGTAAGTTTATTTTCATCTAAACTCTCTTTCATTTTTTTAGTACAAGTTTGTATTCTTAAACTAATAGCTTGCGGACTTATATTTTCTTTTTTAGCCAATTCATAAATAGTCATTTTATCAAAAAAGTAACCAGTGATTGTGTCTCGATATTTTTCTGGACAATGTTTCATTAAATCGTTAACATTATATTTAACTGACTCACGAGTATTTACAATCGGTATCATATTATTGTCTAATGTGAATATCGCTGGTTTTTCTTTTTTACGTTTAATTTTGTTTAACAGAATTCTTATAGCAAATTTTGCGTAATACACTCGAAAAGCACGTCTAATGCCCTTTCCATTAAATTTTTTATCTGCTATCATCATAAATCTAGCTACTTCACCTATATTTTCATGGTCTTTGAGTAAAGATTTAGCATATTTTTTGATGACACGTTGTGCTAGGTCTAAATATTCTGATAATGTAAGTTCTTCCATCATACCTCCTTTAGTACGTCAATAATTTTCAATGCTGTGTTATTCCAAGTGAATTTATTTGCTGTAGATACACCAGCGTGATTAAATATATCTTGACCGCTTTGGTGGCGGTCGTATAGTGTGCGTAGAGAATCAGCGAATTTATCTATAAAATTCTGACCTAAACTAAGCCAATTCCCTTGACCATGAAACCAGATACCATCGTTAGCTGGTTCTAGACCATCACCATCTAGTAAGATAGAATTTTCATTGTTTAAAAATTCCGTATGGGCTGAATAGTTAGTAGCCACAATATATCGGCCAATAGATAACATCTCCAACGCTTCAAGATTCCAACCTTCGCCACGAGTAGGAAATAGACCAAAGTGGGCGTGTTTCATTATTTCGTAAACATCTGTATGTTGTTCTTGTCTATGAATGAATACTACTTTATCGGCGATTTTTGATTGTTTAAATTTTGCTTCCCAGATAGCGTTTTCATCTGGTTTAACAGGATTATCACAGAATAACCATAATTTATATTTATCAGTTGGTTTAAATGCTTTTTCAAAAGCTTCAATAATTGTACTATGCTTACGCTTTTCCCATTTGCCAGCACAGATGAATATTGTTTCTTGATTTTTAGAAATTGGAGTTGGCTTGAATATAGAAGTGTCTACACCTAAAGGTGTTATTGGAGAAATGATTTCGCATTCTTTTTTAACTATGTCCGCTGCCCATTTGGAAGTAGACAATACAACATCTAATGACAGCAGATGATGTTTTTCCGTAATGTTAAATTGGTCCAATTCAAAAAATGGTAGACCTACACGCTTTCCTTTACCAATAGATTCAGCCATAGAGAATTGGTGGTATACACGAAGCGTTGGTGCTAGATAATTGAATATATTGCATCCTCTTAACGCTTGATGAATATTTTGATGGTGTCGATAATCAGCAGTCATATTATGAGGATTAATAGGGAATAGAGCTACATCTACACCATTATTCATTAACGCAGATAATATTTCTATTCCAGCTACTCCGTAACCAGTTTGATTTATTGGCGCACAGTAATTTAACTGCATGTATTTTCCTCCAGTTTTTGTTCTACAGCAGCACGAATATCCTTTCCGTTTGCATACAGTCCTTTTTCGCGAATATATTTAACAACCACACTAATAGCTTTACCAAGATTATTACCTAATTCTATATTTTTAATATGATTAAAGATTTCTTCAACTGTTAGTTCATCTGGTAAGTAAGCAGTAAGAATAACGTTTTCTTCAGAAAGTTTATCAGAAGGTTTTAGTTTAATAATTTCGTTATTAGATTCCACACATTTTTTAATTACCTTAAGACAATCATCGTGTGTTACATCTCGTTTAGCCGCGATGTTGTCTAGCTCACCAAGAACCACACGTAATATTCCTTTTGCTGTTTCATCTTGAGATAAAATAGCACTCATTAAATGAGCTTTAATAGCCGGATATAGATTCATCATATTTATTGTAAGTCCTTTACTCATAAGACCTTATAGAGATTCCAACTGGAAATCTAGGCACAGGATTATCACCGGTAGTCATACCAAAATACTTAACAGTCATGAACTGACCGATTAAATTATCTGCATTATCCGTATAATCCTCGCGAGTTGAATTGTCTCCACGAGGTTTAACTTCAAACAACGCTCCATTTTCAGTTACGCATTGAAAGACAGCGTGACCATTTTTATCAATACTGTAGTCTGTGATTTCAAACTCGGCATCATCAAACTGTTTTACTTTTTGTAGGTCGTAACTTCGTTTATCTTTTGTGTACAACCCATCGGTATTACGTAACATAATACCTTCTTTACCGTGTTTAACGTAATATTCATGAAAACCAGTCACCGATTCTGGTGAGTCAATTTCATAAGTAGGTACGTTAACGATTAGTTTTGGTTGTACCTTAGTGAAAGCTTGAGTCAAAACATCCATTCTTTCTTTGTATGTTAATCTACTAGCCGCTAAATCATATACGTGGTATTGAATGTAATGAGTTAGTTCGTTTGGTTCGTCACGCTTCACAGCAGAAATTATTTTTTGAAATTCTAGACTATCACTATACAACTCACCATCAAGGCAAACACTAGCTTTAACAGGAGAGTTGACTAAAATAGAAATTTCTTGTAGTAGGTTTCCGGCTTCTTCAGTAAGGTGTTTTAGTGATGCAAAAGTTTTACCTTGTCTTGAAAGAAATACTGGAGAGTATGGTCTATTTGGTGGACCTACTGATAGGTCTGGGTCTAACGCTAGACAACGCACACCATCTAATTTTGGTTGGACATAACATGGAAACTTGATTTTATGAGAATGTTTGTCATAGGTATGAGCCAGCATTGGTCTAGGAATAATTCTAGACCTCATCATATTTTTGTCGTCTACGTAAAGTTTATCTTTCTGTTTGTTAACCTTAGATTGTGCCTCACTTACAGCTTGCTGTTGATGTGTAGTCTCGTTAGATTTTCCGATATTTTTTCCACCATCTATCACTGTCCTCTTGGTTTGCATTTTGCCACCAATTTTACCAAAGGTGACATCTATCGCCGAATAAGTACCACAATCAATTACTTTACATATCCAGATTTGGTCTTTTTTATACAATGTTTGGCTAAACAGATAACTCAATTTGGTCTCCTAGGTGTTCCACCATTTAGAATTGTTTGAGCATATATACGTTCATTCTGACATTCTTGAATTTTATTCAATATTATAATATTACCATAATTACCACAATATATCGCCCAACTTAAAGATACAGCGAAAATAAAAACGCTGAACACATTTGGAATTATTATTGGTGAAGGGTCGCCACAATTTTCTTCAGCATGACAATAACAGAATATACTACTACCTATAAAAAACAGTAGACTAAATACAGCCAACAAGATATAAAACATAGTCCAACTACTTATATATTGGTTGGAAATCAGCGAATGTTCTGATATCATAATTTTATATACTTGTTCCGGCGTATTATTAACCAACATACTCTTGATTAGTTCAATCATTTCTTTGTTTCCTTTTCATATTTTACCCGACTACCATCAGCTCTTAAAGAATCCATCATTCCATTATCAAGCCTATCGCGATATGTTATATAATCTCCATATTCATCAACACAGACAACCTTATCAACACTACCTAATATCTCAGTCTTAATTTTATCAACCATACTTGCATGGGAGCCAAATCTACTTGGATACTTGTACTTTGCTTCTTCCTTTTTAGCCATTATTTTTAATCTCCTGTATTTTATCTACCTTATAAGAAATTTGAAACTTACGGTTGCAATCTTTACAATAACCGATATCGACTCCACAACCGGAATAATTCTTTTCTATAATTGTAAGTTCTCGGACCATTTTTATGGTTTTCTTAGATTGTGCAAAGCTACAATGTGGACAATCAATATCTCTCATAATACTCTAAACTCCCGAATCTCATCTGTAACATCATCACTATCAACACAAATTAAAGGTTCACCACCTTCACCAAGCATACCATTAATAACACCAATGATACCCACGGTATTGTTCTGTCTGACTTGGACTGTAGGATGTTCGGCTAATTCATTATTCACAAGCGCTCTATATGCGAATAAATTTTGCGTAGCCTCTCTGTCTAGAGCTAACATCTCATTTAAAACTTTAACCACCATCTCAGATGTTACCATATCTAACTCCTTATTTGACTTCATATCCAGATTCCTCTAATAAATTGACCGGTACTAAAGAATACCAATCACCTTGACATCCCAATGACCGTAGTATTCCAACTTCTCCAACACCAGTTAACCACCCGCCCCAATTATCGTTTTCTTCATCGTATTTACAAACCAACTCTACTAAATTTTCTTCTGTAGTCCAAGGCACGAATGATACAGTTACAACATCTTCAAATACTTTAATAACCGTAGCCTTCTTCGCTCTACACCATTTACCATCATAGCAAGCGGCTACTTTATCACCAATTTTATAAATCGCTTTAGCGGAATTTGTCATTAATCACCTTAATCATTTCATCTAAATTGTCGTAGACTTTTATCTTGGATTTTGGACGAGCTAGTTTGGTTTGTACAATAACGTCTTCACGTCTAACATAATCTGGATGACATCCAACAAAAATGTTGTGTCCATGAAACTGTTCTCTATTCTCTAGAACCTTTCCGTACTCTAATAGAGTAATTGGATTCATCGTAGGTGGAGTAAACCAAAATAGAATATTCTTACAACGTGATATAGCCTCAAATTCCCAAGTAACCTGTTCCAAAGTTGTAATTTTATCATCCCATACCTTTCGGCGAGGATTTACCACAATCAGATATTTACCTGTTAATTTACTTGCAACGTCACTTTGCCAATCACCACATCCAGTAATACCACCAGCAAGAAATAAACTTTGTTGATGTACACCAACAATATTTGAATTATAGATTTGATTGTAGTCATCTGGACATTGAATGTATTTCATGAGCTAAAGTTCCATTTAGGGAAAGCATAACTATGGTCAAGTTTAACGTCTTCTTTAAGATAGGGTTTGATTTCTACAGTAATATTTTTCAATAAATCGCTAATACTAGTAGGATGTTTTATGGTGTCTGGCAACGACTTCATATATTCAATAACTATTTTTCTATACTTTGTCAAATGATGTCCTGTCAAGTCAACTTGTCTATCATCGTCATCTGGTGACGCAACACCATACTTAAACCAATAACCGTCACTTTTATACGCTTTGCGTATATCTAGAACAATAATCAAACCGATTTCATATCCGTAGTTTTCATATCTATCAGCTAGGCATACAGGAAAGTATAAATCTTCTCTATTCTTGGTTTTAAACGACTTCCCGACTATAGCGTATTGGTCATCTAAGTGCAAATCCCAAAACTTATAGAATGTATCAAATGTCTTCATGTAGTTCCTTTAGACAAATTATCGTTTTTCCAAAGCGGTTGTAAGTTAGTATAATGAAAACACTTAGCTTGTTCCGACGGTTGAGTTAAATCAAATTTTATACATGGAACTATATGGTCAATATGCCATCCATCATAGCCATAATTTTTCCAAGTCATACCATTCGCAAATTTAGATTCAAAATAATTTCTTAATTCCTCTTGAGAACATCCGATTAAAGACGTTATTTTTTTACATTTATATTTAGTGAATAAATATAGTCGCAATTCTTGTCTTAAACCTGTAGAAATTTTGTGTTGTGGATTGTCGTAATATCTAGTTGTTCTAGCTCGGTTAGCTAATTTTCTAGCGGAGTCAGTTTTTCTTCTTTCTCTATTAATTTTTAAAATATTTTCTTTATCGGACTCATATCTTCTTTTGGCCGCAGCTTTAGACTCAGTGGTTTTACCGTAAGCACAAGATTTTTCTAACTCCTCTTCTCTATGCTTTAGATACCAGTTTCTTCTAGTCTTTTTCTGACATTCCCTACAGTGATTATGTATTCCAAAACTAGCTTGTTTGCATTTATTGAATTTTTCAAACGGTAAGTCAAGCAGACATCCGCTACATTTTTTAGTTAAACTCATATTTGCACTCTGCAAATTCTAATGCTTCTTTGTATCCCATGAGTTATCCAAATAACTTTCTAGCTTCTTCAGCAGTTGGATATAACTTACATCCCCATACTGATAGATGCTTGCTACTATAGTTTCTATCATTAGCAAAGTGCTTATCACAAGCCTTTTGAAATGAATCGGCTTTCACTTGAGCAACAAAGTGACTTTTAGCCGGGGAATCCATTCCTTGAATCATACATCCTTCTTGGTAAATTTCGTATACTCCATCTGTTTTAACATCTTGTTTTTTGATGTAAATACCAAGGTCTCCATTTTTCTCAATAGCTTCGTTTTCGTATTGTCCGGCGAGCCTCCTATAAAACTCCTGTAATACGCACATAAGTACGCCAACAGCACGATTAATATATCGGTACCTCCAAGTTGTTTTATTATCCTGACGGGCTAAGGTTTCCAGTATAGAAGTGATAGTGTAGTTTAATACACCTTCTTTTTCATCATCATTAAATCTTTCGGCAATAACCGCCATCAGTGTGCTGATGTATGGGTCTACAATTTCCCTTTGTTCTTTACTAATATATGGCACGATTTCCTTTCATAACTACTAATCATACAAAAACCGGGGAGATTTAATCCTCCCCGGCATTACTATAATCATTACGATTAGTTATCTTACCAATCGTTTTCTACATCTTCTTCATATTGAGAATTAATCACAATATTATCCATTCCGTCTACATGATATGTGCGATAACCAATCTCGGCATTATAACATCTGAAAAAATCATCCTCAACTTCGCAAACATCCCAATTATCGCGTTGTGTAATTTCTCCATCTTTATTATACTGGAAGGAAATATTATCACCAACTTCGATTTCATATGTTTCAAAAAATACAGTATGATTATATGTATTTGTAGAAACCTTGTCGCCACTAGCTGTGTATAAAGCAGCATTTAGAGGAGCAATATAATCACCAATAACCTCATATCGACATACACGCATTTTTTGACAATTATAATCTTTGGGTACCGCTACGATATCCCTTGGATTAACTTTGACAATAATACACTTATCTCCATTATTATAGAATGAACCACCTGGGCCGGAATAGTCCAACGCTCCAACATGATAACCATAAGAACATTCATTACGTCGGTCATCATCCACCTTATTACGTTCCATTTCTACAATAGCACCAATGTGATTACTCACAGTGCCACTATGTTTATCTAGATAGTTTTCGCGTACAGCTTTATACGCAATAAAACAGCCATCTTCTGTAATTGGTAGAGCCTTATGTTGTAGGAAATCGAACCCTTCATTAACAGAAGATGAACTTGGATTCTGCATTAAATTATCCAAGAACTTAAGCAGTGGATTGAAATCTAATCCTTCTTCAGCATAACGTTGGACACGATTAGCTAAAGAGTCGTGTACTGGTTGCCCCTTATAATAAACCTGACCGTCTACATAAGTAGCATTTTCATTACATGTACGTTCTACTGCTGCTTGTACAGTGTTGCGTTTGTCGTAATATTCTAGAAATTGTGCTTCGTCCTTATTTTTAACAGCTTCACGCAATTCAGCATAATAAGGATGTTGTTTATTAGCCTGATATGGTGTGTTGTTAATAATCGCGGTTAATGAGGAGTCTAATAGGATACTGTGCATAATAAGACCTTTCTTTTATATTTAGGATAGGTAAGTTAATAGTTCTGTAAGTTCTTTATAATCTTTATTTCCACCATATTGATATCTCTCACAATGAGAGATTACTAATAGTAATAACGGCGTGTTAAGTTTGATTAATTCTGATTCTAATTTAGTAATCTGTTGTCTTAAATCCTGTACAGCGTTAGAGTTAGAGTCAGGTATATTAATATGATAAATGTTAGCAGGCGGATTCTGTTTATAACATTCCACCAATCTCCAAGCGTTTTGCAACTTTTTTAAGTCGAGATTATTATTAGTATAATATTTTATTTTCATAGAGTCAAGCAAGTTAAGAAAATTTGTGTATTTTTTGGGAAAATTAAATTTACGAAATATTCTAGTTGTTTGGCATCCTTGTATGGTGTCAAATTTATATTTCAGTTCCTCTAAACTAGATAATTCTGGCACATTATATAAATATGTCATTTTCTTAATGTAATCAAACAAATTAATCACATCATATGTTTCTTGAAGCCATTCTTCCTTTCTAGCTCTGACTCCGTATATATCAATTGTGTTACCTGTCAATATTTGAATAGCCTGAATTAACTCTTTAATCTTTTCGTGGTCAATAATCTTTTTACCGTCTCTATCTACACCCGCCCAATTTGAAATTGGGAGATATACAGCATCTTTTGGTAGTTTAGTATGGTCAAATCCCACCCAAGATTTAGCCGCATAACTATTATAAATAAATTTTAATACAGTATCAGTATCACCTTTAATACCAGTTCTACTTGGTGTATTTTTCACTACTGCTGGTAGTGTGCTGGTTTTGATAAACCTATCTTCTGGTACTCCAATTTTTGCACATAGATTCGTAAATTCTTGTGGATACTGGTCATTTGGTTGAACTAAAAATATTTCAATTTCTTTACCGTTCGCTAATTCAGCTTTCATATACTGTTTTATACGTTCGATAGAACCACGTTTAATATCAGACACATAGAATTTCAAATTTGCATCTGGATATAAATAACTGAAATTATCGCTACGAGATATATGGTCTGATGACCAGCTATATTTCTTCTTAAATGAGTGATAGCTTAACTGCCATCCTCCCTGTTGAGCAATATACTTTTGAGAATTGAGAGGTTTACCTTTGTAGCTAATATTATCAATTAAATGTCCAATAGCCTTATTCAATTTGGTAATTACAGAATTACGGTATACCATAGCATCCCATTCACAGACACAAGCATCTATAGCGCCAATTATATCTGTTTTAAGTTTATCAATAATTGATTGTAGTTTTAATTTGATATTCAGAATGGTACGATTATCATAACCTAATCCTTCACGTGAAGCCTCAATATCAACGTCACCAATCTTAAAATTAATACATAATGGAGAGTTTAGTAGTTGAATTTGTGCTTCAGTTAAGTTTGCGTCTGTAAGACTAATTGGATAAGCTACGTTGCCCATAATAGCCAACGCCTTACTGGTTTCCTTACAAAAATACCAGTCTGGTCCAGATGGTAAATTTTTATCTTGTTGGTGTCGTTCAATATTTAGTTTTAAACCAATAAACTGAGGTAATACGGTAAAATATTTGTATACTTCCTTCGCCTTCATAACAAAATTACTAATATCTTGAGATTTAACCAAGAATTCTACTTTAAGACCACTAGGCTCAGATGTAGATTCTTCTCCTAATTTGGCGATAGATGGGTACTCATTAGCTCCAATAAACGCACTATATGTATATTTAACTCCGTCGTGAATTGAGGTTACTACGAAGTCATTAACATAAGAAAATGGTGACTTTGAGCCTAGACCTAAACATCCAACCAAATCATTGCTTCCGGTTTTATTAGATTCAAAATACTTAGTATAGATATTCAGGATATCTTCTGGAGCAATACCAGGACCATAATCACGAATATAAAAACTGGATTCATCTTTTGTTGGTAGATGTACTTCAAATGGTGACTTATTACCATTTACAATATGAGCATCATACGCGTTTGTACTTAGTTCTCGTATAATCGCTTTAATCTTATCTGAGTAAAGACCAGAAGATAGAATACGAAAAGCTTTCGGCGAAGCCTTAATTGTGAAAGCGTTGGTTTCCAACTCTTCACTAACAGTTACTTTACGTTTACGTTCTAATAGTTCCATTATTATCTTTCTTATTAATTTTCAAGTGTATTTTGTTTTACGCCAACATGTACTAGAACAGTATTAACAATATATATAATAAATATTCCAAGTGTCAATAGAAAACAACGTTCTGGTTTTACATAAATTGCAGTACAAAGTATGGATATACTACATACTATTAATATAACCCGCGTAGCTTTATATTCACTAAATATTCCTTCAAATAATAATGCCCCCAACTGCATACCAAAAATAGCGATTTTAACCAACCAGTAGCAAGTATCACTGGAATACAACCAATCGAAGCAAGTAACCAGTTAATTTCAAATAATGTCATGATGAATATCCTTTATGCCTGTGGTGTATGTACTACCGGTAAACCATATCCCGCTGTTGGTCTAGCTAATTCTGGGTTTTCTTTCATCCATTTTTGAATCCAAATTAATTGACCACATCCTCCACCAATATCGTCTTGTCCAGCGGGGTCAAATACTCTGGTTCTATAATTCTTAGCTTGTAACTTTTGTTCAAATTCATTAGCCATATCTTTTTGTCGTTGATGTGCTACCGAAATAGTTTCATCTCGTTCACAAATAACAGAAATAGTAGCTTGCCAGATATTAGGATGAAATAGTTTATGCAGACGTTCTACGTCATCATCAGTATTATTATTAGGATGGACACAGTAATTAAAGAATGGCGTTCTACCAGTTGCTTCAAACCAATCACAACCTTTATTAGCAATCTCTTCCAACGTGAGTTTTTGTTTGAAAGGAATTAGTTTTTCTCTAGCTTCGTTTGTAGATTCGTGTACACTAAATTGTAATCCAATTGTAGGAATTTCTTTGGATACCTCAATTAGTGATGTATAATCTACCTTTGGACCAGACGTACTAATTAGTAACATAGCTTGTGGATACAGTTTATGTAGTTCACGCATGGCCTGAATGAGATTTTTAATATTCATCATAGGCTCACCCATAGACATAAACATAATTTGTAGACGTTGAATATTTTTTGTATCTACACCAGTCTCTTGTAGTAGGTGAACTGGTTGTGAAACTATTTCTTCTGCTGATAAACTACGTACAAAATATTCTCCAGTGCCACAAAACCTACAACCAATAGGACAACCAGATTGAGTAGAACAACAAATAACTGTTCTATCTTCATATGTAGGATACTTATATAATACTGACTCTACAGCAGCGTCATCCTTTTCAAAGACATATTTCAATACGTTTTTATCAGAACTTACTAGTTTACGAATATCATTCCACATCTATAACACCCTTTCAAGTAAATAGTTTCTTCAAAATAACTTCCTTAGACTCCCGCCATATATCAGAAATTGACCTACCTGTCTTGCGTGCAGTAAATAGCATACCAGAAAACTTTGTCGCTGTCAAGACCTTTTCTGCGAATTCTTTCTGATTTTCAATATTTTTATGAGATTCCCACGCCGCTTCTAATTCTGTATACGCATCGGTAATCTTAGCTTTCATATCTAAAATAGTTGGTTCTAGATTTGGCCAATAAGCGATAATTTCATCCTCTTCGCCACCCATGATAAAACCAATTAAGTTCTTAGGTGTAGCCAAGTTACCGTTATTGTGTAATCTGTGTAACTCCACGTACTTGATTGATTTCACCTTAAAACGTAAATTATTCTTATCGCGTAGAACTACACCTTCAAATGTTGGGTCTGTTTCTGAATGTTTTTTGAGAAATTCATTTACTCTATCAATACCACAAAAATATTTATCACCAACAGGATTTAGTTCTGGGTATATAGTTTTAATATCATACCAATCTAATTCATCTTCTTCAGAGAAAACACTAAGTAAAAATACAATTGGGTTTGGGTAATCTCTAACTACTTTATTGTATCTTGAACATAACTCAAATATATATGTAAAATTAGTACTTAATATACTATAATCAAATCCAGTATTTTTCATCGCTAATTCAAATAGCTGACGCCACGTAATACCCATACCGTTGACTTCGCCACTACCAAATGAACCGCGAGTATTAAAATGCCAAGCATTATTATAGAAGTAAACTATTGCCAGACTACCATCTTCCTTATCTTGACATATGCAGTTGTTCCATTTAAATAATCCGGTTGTAGATTTACCAGCTTCCTCCCAATTAAAAAATCTAGGAAACGCTCTAGCGACTAACTTCCAGTTGTTATTTCTATCCAATACCAAACCTCTACATTCACGTACTATCTCGTGGGTTTTAGGAGAATCTATCTGACTATAATTAAGAATAACTCGACCATCGGTAGGATGACAAGTATTACTGATAGCATACTTCGCTTCCAGAGAAGCTAAAGCTTTATCTATATCATCGTACTGACGTAGGAATTCTTGAGTCTTCAGCATGATTTTACCTTTGATTTTACGTATTTAAATTTTAAATCAGTGTGATTATTAATATTCTTCCAATTATCTTTTTCGTAAGTAGCAAACTTAGGATTAGAAGCGTTTTTATATACGTCTACTTGAAAGTTAGCACGTAGTAATGTCTCTGCTGTAGCAACAACACATTGATGATAGTTTACACCAGCTAGAATGACTTGGCGTGGACAAGCTAGTTTAGATACGACACTTTCTATTTGGTATCCGCCAGACCTGTCGTTCTTTCTAACTAAATTATATGGATAATCACCAATTTTTTCCATCACTTCTTGTATCGTAGAACCATATACCGGGTCATCAAACTCAACGAGAATAATCGGATGTTTTTTTCTTTTTTGTTTATCAATTAGAGTAAGCGTGTTATTCACAACTTTATCATACCAAGGATAAGATGGTTGCATAAAATAATCTTGTACATCTATAATACACAACGCTTTCAATTCAATTCCTCCTTACTAAATGGCTCGTACCTATCTAACATACGCTGGATAGCTTCTAGTGGTACACCATGTTTATTCCTTCTCGATAACTCTTCGGCGTCATGTTTCCAACTTGTTGTTGGTTCAATACACATTACCGTATATCCATTAGCTTTTGCTAGTTCAATGTAAGGTTTACGTTCTTTCCTTGTTAGATTGGTATTATCGACAATTACGTATTCAACACCATTCTTCATGGAATCTTCAACAGCTTGTCTATTTTTATTATGATAAAAACCAAGTTTAGCTGGGTCAAATTTATACTGACCTTCTACCATAAATCGGTCATCGGTTGACCAAATTACTACACTATAACCTTCTGTAGTATAATGATGTTTGAGTTTTTCTGCTAATGTACTTTTTCCTGACCCCGAGCAAGAACACATCAAAATCAATGTTTTAGCCATTTATAACCAACCTTTCATTTTTAGATAAATCATCCCAAATTTTGGGACATCTCCTATAACTAGGATTAGACGCTTTTCTATATGCTACAACATTTTGTCCAGCTTGTACTAAATCTTTAGCTGTTTGAAATAAACACTGTGTCCAATTAACACCTATAAGATGAAAGTTCACTTGATTTAACTGAGTATAGAAATTTTTCAAAATATATGGACCCGCCGATGTACGATATTTGGTAATTAATGATTGATTTTTATAGTAAACTAATTCATTCGTAATTCCACTTAATAGTTTACCACAATTAGCATATTCTACTACACAAATATGACATCCTTTATTTCGGAATAATTTCGTGTGTTTAACTAAATTATAAATCAATCTGGTGTGTTCATATCCTATAAATCCATATTGGGCATCAATTATAATTAAGATATCCCGATTCTTTGAAATATTCGTTGAGAATTTTTTCATGGTCAAACGCCAACTTTACCTTTCCATCAACAATATCACGAATATCAAACCAAGCAAGTTCCTTAGCATCATCTGCCGCAATAGCCTTTTTAGCCTTTTCTTCTGTGATATACGCATCATAAACAAACGAAATTGTACGTTGTCTTGGGTCTCTTAGGGGTGTATCCACGAATTTAAAAAAGCTAATCTCTTCTCTATCGAGTTCTAACGATACCTCTTCTTTCACTTCTCGTAATAAGGCGTCTTCAACTAATTCTTTTTGCTCAATAAATCCACCAACCAACGCCCACATATCCTTATATGGGTCAAACTTCCGTTGGATTAATAATAGTTTATCTTGCGTCATATCTTGGGATTCTTGGATAATTATCCCATCCACACTAGTTGACATCATTTCAAAAGGGTAGGTAAACATATTTGGTCTTTCTAATAAAAATTTGAAGTTTTCGTGTATAAACACATGAGGTAATAGTGATATCATTTTACAATAATAATAGGAGCGGTAATGTACAAAAGTAAATTTACGTTAAATCATCACTATTTTGATAGTATCGATACGGAAGACAAGGCATATTTTCTTGGCTTATTATATGCTGATGGGTGTAACTATTTTAATTCTAAGTCTAATAATATTTATTTATCGTTACAAAAGAAAGACGAGGAAATACTTAAAAGGTTCAACCGATATTTAGAAACCAATAGACACCTATCTTATACTAAAGCTAAGATAGCTAATCATAGCGATGTGTGTAAGTTAACAATTAATAGCAAACACGTATGTGAAACTTTGATTAAACGGGGTTGTCCACCACAGAAAACTTTTATTTTAAAATTTCCAACCGAAAAACAAGTTCCGTATAAACTAATTAAACATTTTATTCGTGGTTATTTTGATGGTGATGGTTCAATCAGTAGTCACACGCATAAATCCGGGTATATTAGACTATCTTGTTGCTTCGTATCTACATTAGAATTTTGTAGTTCTTTAGAAAAGCTAATAAAAGCAAAATTTGACTTTAATTGTTATATTGATAAACGTCATAAAGACGCCAAAAATAACTTTAATCTTAGATTAAATAGTAATGATAATATCATTGCCTTTCTTAATTGGTTATATGAAGATTCTTATATTTATTTAGAACGCAAATTTCGTAAATTTCAAGAACTAAAAAATATAGTTGAACAACGTAGACTATTTACTCAAAATGATAGAAAACGAATATACCAAATAGATGTCAAAACTTTTAAAATTCTACATATATTTAAATCTGTAGCCGGTGCCTCATTGTCTACAAATATACCAGAACAAAGTATTATTAACGCCGCAACACAGTCTGTTACTAATGCTTCTACTGCCGGAGGATATTTTTGGGCTTATGTTGGTGAATACAATACTATTTTTGGTAAAATCCCACAAGATAAAAGGGTATCTGTCGGTAAATTTAATTTAAAAACAAACAAACTAATTAAAAGTTATCCAAGCGTCAAATATGCCGCAGAATGTCATAACATTGACCCTTCTTGTATATGGCAAAATCTATCTGGTAAGTCTAAACAAAGTCACGGTTTCCTATGGAAGCGTATATGACATTATTTATCTTTCTATTTTAGAATAGTAAACTGGCGAAATAATTGCTTCTTAGCTATTTCATTTAGTTGAGAGAGAGAAAACGTAGATAAATCGTTTAATTCTGATAGATTATAGACACCAAAAATCCCAGTATCTAAATGTACGATTTCCCATATTCCCTTTCCACGAACTAACATTGCGTTATAAACACCATTGTTTAATCTACTCCCATTTCTTAGCATGACTTCTGATTCGGATGACTTGATTAATTTAACGCCATAAGCCAACACAATATCTTGTGGATTACAATTACCTCCAAGCCGCACATGACTTAAATATGAGATTGGGTCTGGGTGTACACCCTGTACTTCACATTCATATACTGTTAATTCTGGCGAATCGCCCATGAATTTTAACGCTGTCTCTAAAGTTTTAAAGCAAAAAAGATATTCTCCGGGAGTTTCACAGTATACGTATTTGTTTTCTTGATATTGCTGATTTTTATTATGCCAGTTTGGAGAAGACGAACACAAATTCTTTTTAACAACCTTATAGTACATTTTAGTTCCTTTCATTACCATATATAAAATTACTTAACTTCCTGACTACTAATTTTCACAATCTTCTTTTTATTGAGCCATAATCCCTGTAAATTACAGAATTTAACACTATCGTTTAGTTCACCAAATAAATAATTATCGATAGATTGTGTAATTGATACATTGTGTTCAATTCTAATTGTTGTCTCACGACCTATCAATCTAATATCAAGTTTATATTTCTTTGTTTCCATTTTATAGCTCCCAAATATTGATGTCTGATTCGTTTATTGTTGTTGGTTTGACCAACGCTACGCAATTACATAGATAAATAAAATATTTTTCATCTAGGTCTCTTTTCATTAAATTGATATCTTTAATCACAAATTGTACGTTATCCTCTATATATCCTTTTAGACTGTCAATTCGGTCTAAAGACGCTGTACAACTACTGTTTTTAATCCCAAAACTAATAGGTATATTTGTTAACGCACATCTTTTATTCTGTTTTTCATAAAGAGTTTGTAAATATTTTTTTGAAAGCGAGAATATAATATTTCGAGTAACAGCGGACTTTTTTAATTGAGAGAAATATGAACCGCTAATATCTGGAAAACCAGCATAAGCTGGATTGTTGCATCCTAATAGACTAATTTTGTTTCTATGAAAACAGCCACAAGAAAGAGTAGTTAGTGATTTAACGGCGTCGGTTCTAAGTTCTATTATTTTACCACAATCACACAAACACTCACAATAGCTTCTTTTTTGTATCGTTTTTGTTTTGACTTTTAAAATAGTTAGCTTTCCGTACTTAGCACCGATATAAAATTCGGCAGAACGGTGTTTAAAATGTGAAGTATCTACACCGTATTTCTTACATAGTTCCGACGCTTGTTTTCTATTAATATTGAGAGTGTTACCCACTGATATATAAGAATCTGATTTTGCGGCGGCTTGCTGTATTTGTTCTAAATTAAATTTCATATACTGTTATGTCTAACTCCTTACTACACACTTCTTCCACAATGCCAAATACCACTTCTTTTGTAGAGCCAGATAGTCCACATCCCATTAAAGGGCAAACGATATTTAAATTTTTACCTTGACAAGCTTCTACAACCCTATACATACACTCTCTAAAGCTGTCTGGGCGAAACGGCGGATAGTATACCTTTTGTCCATTGATGTTAAATTTATGACCTCCCGGAACGGACTGACTGATTAAATTACCAAACACTACATTAGAATCTTCTTTAGTTTTGACAAATTGTACCTGACCTAGTTTAAATGTAACATTACCGTACTTTCCTTTTGTAGCTAACTCGTAATACGCTTGTTGTACAGATGGATATAGTTTAGCTGTGACCCCGGCGAATCCCGAGCCGAATCCACCGTGGTCGTTCACGACATGCAATACCACGTTCTTTTTATCTTTACTAAGATTATCGAACAAATTACCCTTGTGATAGCTAATCATTTTAACTCAACTCCAATCTCTTGACAGGTTTTTAATAAAATTAACTCGATATTGTCGCGATATTTATAATGAAAACCACACCATATATCATATAACTGAATAGTCCTACCATCTGGTAATACTCCAGAAATACATAGCCACCCATCTATATTATGGTGACGTTTCATATTGTTTGAGATAGTTAATCCAGTAAAGTACGCGTAGTTTGGTTTATCGCGATAGATAATATCTTCTATACAAAAATATTCTTGCATACATAAATCCAATATTTGTATATTATCGATGCTATGCCAGACAGACAAAAACGTCAATCAAAACCACGACAGCCACAATAGTAGTTATCGGTTTTCTGATTTGGCTTATATTGGAAAAAAGCTAAATTTTTGTAATCTTTACTTGCAGCTTCTGAACCACAGTATCCACATCTAGCCATACGGGTTAGTAATTCTGTAGGAATTTCTTCTACTAGCTTTGTAGCTCCGGTAGTAAGTTGTAAATGGATAGCACATACGGGTTTACCGCTTAAGTATGAGTTTGGGGTACATCCACATTCTAATAGCATATTACTTTTTCACTTTCCCAACCGATTTACTAGCCTTCGGAGTAGGCTTGATAATATCAACTGTAACTCTGGCCTTATATCCCGGACAGTATACCAAATCACCATTACAATAACCGTATAAAATATCGCCCACATTTTCCCAGTCTGGAATTGAGTGATATAATAATCCGTGACTTTTACCGCCAAGATAGTGTAATCCAATTGATTCTGTAGGAACATCCGTTAGATATTGTAAATATTGTTTCTTACCCTTGATACGAAATATCATTCCGTTTTCTAGTTCAATCTGAGGAAACGCAGTACTTTTTGGTATACGATTAGTTAGTTTGACTTTATCGCAGAAAACAGCATCGGTTTTATACGATAAAATATATCGTTTTAATATCGATTCATATTCATGAGGATTAACAATTTGGCATTCCCATATCTCTTTTGTTTCTTCTCCACTATCAAATTCTTCCGCAGCCTTTAGTGTAGTAAATACAAAAAACGCCGTCTTATTTACTGTTTCTGACTTATCATGCCAGGTTTTTGGTTTATACTCAAAACTCCGATTATAAGCCCTTAAAACATTGTATTTATTTTTATACACAACTTTGTAATATTTCTTATTTGTCATTTTTATTCTCCTTATTCTCACACCAACGCGATAGCCTTGGTGTAATCTGAAAACAAATCTTCATCTACCATAGCGAACAATTTACTGTAATTCCATTCATAATCTTTAAAACACCTACCGTCACCATCCCAATCATTAATCAATCTATAAATTTCTCTATAAATAGCTTCATCTGTTGATGAACTAGCTGTAAAACCAGCTAATCCGAGTTGAGCATAATCTGGCCCATCATTCCAGTCATTTCTATTTTTTTGTAGATAATGGGCTAATTTAAGATATTTACACTTATCTAAGATAGTATCCAGAATTTCATACTCTTCGCAATCTTTATCCAGTTTATATTTAGTAATTAAATATCCTAGATTCAGGTTTTTCTCTCTCTCAGCTTTTTTAGCAGCCTCTTCTTTTTCCTTAGCTAGTCTTTCAGCTTCTATTTCTTGTTTCCATTTTTCAATTTTAGCTTTTTCGTTTGTATAAAAAACCTTACTATCTCTATGCCCGGTATTACCATTACTGATACCAGCATGTCTTAATCCAGCATACCACGCCTCGTCCACATCTTCATACTTAGTATAACTACGTTTTTTTAGTTGCCGTTTGGTTTTTTTGAGTCCTGTAGACTCGCACAACATAATCAGTTTTTCGCGTAGTAAATTATTATGCTGACTAATTTCAATGTTTTTGTTGTCTATTTCTTGTGCTTTAATATAAGTTAATTCTAATGCCTCTAAAGCTTCTGTTGGATTACTATATGGTCTACTCTTACCTAACCAATATCCGGCAGTAACCTCATTGATACCTTTGTATTCAGACCAAGCACCAGAATTACTAACATACTTCTTAAACTTCCCAAAATCACTGTTCTTTAGCTTGGCAATTTCCGCATCCTTACTTATAAGTAAAGCTTCAATCTTAGGAATAGCTGTTTTAATGTAGTCTAGTTCGTACATGTATACCACCACGGCCTTTCTCGTTTTGTCCATTTTAACATAGACTTACCATTTTTATCAATTTGTTTGCCTTTTATGTAATAATTTCTGTAGTTCTCAACTACGTTGTCACCAATAATAAATTCTGGCTTCATACATGACGGCGGTAGTGTGAATAACCCATCCACACTAGGTATATTACAATAACAATCGAGGATAACATCGAGAGATTTGTGACGTTTGCCGTACCTAAAAGTATATTCATTGCCTATCTCTATTCCTAACTCACATAGCCAGCGATAGTTAGCTGATGACGTTCTAGCCCATATAGTACATGGATGATTTTTGTGTGCGGTTTTATATTGACCTTTACCATCACCCACTACATTACGAGCAGAACACAATAACTGTGCCGCCTCCAATGTTTGTTTAACTATATGTTTGTCTATGTAATATGATACGTTAGTTCTATGGTCTAAGTCAAGAACAAATATATTCAATCTCACCTTTCTCGTTTGAATACCAAACTCTACCAACGTTAAAAGCGTCAAGCACTATTTGACAGTTTGGACACGGCTTACTATTACACAGTTCTCCTGAACTGTTCAGGCGAAGAACAATAAATTTTGTTCTACTACTGATATAGTGCCTACCATACATCTTAGATATACAGTCAATCTCAGCGTGAAGAAAATATTTTCTATATGGCTCCACACATCCAAATTTATTAGCAAACTTAATTGCTTTAATATTGTGACAGTGAGTGATATTTTGACCAATAGATACTAATTTATTACGCTCGTAGGCAAAACAGAAGTGAAATGATTGATACCCACGCTTACTAGCATACGCGTTGGAAAACAAGGATTTTGCTAGTTGTATTGAATTGTCAATAATTTTCATTATCCAACTCGTTTGATTAATTTAATTGCATCACAATACGCTGTATTCCAAGCACAATTCTCATTATTATGTTCCAGATATTCTACTAACGCACGTTTATTTTGAGATTTCCATAAAGAGATAAAGTTTTCTAGTTTTTGTAATCCTTTAGCGTATTTATTATAATGGTATACTGGATTTAATGTTGAACAAAGATAAATTTGTAAACCAGTTAACTGCCATGAATTGTGATAAGTAAATCTGCGAGCGTCCAATAACTGACTAAATACAAATATTTTAGTATTATCAATCTTGGGCCAAGTCCATTTGCCAACCTCGTATTCAATATTCAGTTCATTAATACTATGAACATAAGCCGAGTTAAGTTTACCATCGATATTACAGACCACTTTGTACATTACTATGCTCCAATCATCGAAATACGAACGTCGGTTAAAACTTCACCTAACCAATTAGTACCACGCCACTTAGACTTATCATAAATATCCTGGTTATCTTCTGCTAAACCTACTCCCCAGATACAATCTGTAGGACTGGCTTCTACTAGAAGTGTACCGCGAGTTTTAAATAAATCGTCTTGGATACCGACTTGTAAAAACTTTTGATAACAAATTGAGAACATAATATGTCGAGCGACAGCGTTCCATTTTGCTTGGTCGAAACCTTTAACTGTTCTACCTAATGCTTTTTGTTCTCTAGGATGTTTCGCTTGTCTAATTTTATCATATGTTTCATAATCTTTAAACAACTCAGCTTTACTAAGCATCATACCCTGTTCGGCACAGTTTACAACGTTATATGTATGCGGCTGTAAGAGAAAATAGTAATAAAAATCACCCGAACGATACCAGTTAGAAAATACTCCACAATAAAACGGTGTAATCTTAGTTAGATTTTCGTAAGCTAATTGCATTCTCAATTCTTTCCAATCTTTATAATTTTAAAGAAAGTACCCCCAACTCCGAGTTGCACGGAGACCTTGGCTTTATCAGAACTTAAACCGATTATAAGTCGGCTGCACTACTGTTATGCTATTGGGGTATATGCGATTTATACGAACATCGCGAAACGTATCTTTAATTAGTTTGCAACTGCAAGTTGCGTAGTTGCTGACATTTTCTTCATAGCACGACCAACAGCGGTTTTCAATGCAATCTTACGATTAAATTGATATCGCCTGGATTCTATCGCTGTACCAATATAAGCATCGCCATCTGGTGATGTAATCTCCACTCGTGTAAAACCACCAAACAAAGATACAATATGTGGAATCTTACGAGCTTCTAGTTCTTCAATTTCACTACGACTCATAAACCGTTCTACTTGTCGGAACTTATTACGATGGATTTCCATAGTCAATACACGTCGCAAGTGACATACACGCACACGATTACCATTCTTACGAAGTTCATCAATATTCATTTTTACTCTCCTTATAACAAAAATTATTTGCGATACCAGACGAAAAACAACAAGAATTTCCGCGTCGGTCTCACCATCTTACCATGAAAGCGGTAGAATGTCAAGCCTATTAAGGAAAAATTAGCAAAATTAGTAAGATTACTCTTAATTAATACACCTGTTCTAGTAATTTTACACCATCACACAACAAAGTGCCTTTTGGCACATACGTGCTACATACGTCATATTTTTGTTTCTTTTTTCTCATGTGCCAAAAATCCAATATTGCTTTATCTATATTTTCCAATCGGGTATTAGGAACATCGACAATCATTTTAATCTTTCTAGGATTAAGAATCTCGCATTTATATATATATGTTCCATATCTAAAATTTATTGCATTTTCCAATGTATCGAATACAAATAACCCGTCTGTACCTCTGACTGGATAAACCCATTCATTTAATGAGTAATTAAGCGTAAAGTCATAAACTCCATTAAGTGATTGGTTTCCGCGTATTAATTTTTTATAAGCAATAATTGTATCCATTATGATTTCTCCAAATATTTATTTGACACAAGTTTAAGAATAGTGCGACCAATCCACTTATTGGCGCGTTCTACTATCGGTTTAATTACAATACCTTCACGACATGGGCAGTTACCCAATAAGCTGGGTTCTTCAGCTAACTTTTCCATCTCATCCTTGTTAAATGGTATATTTCCTAGCTGTGGCACTAAAGGAACACTATATTCAATACATAACTCATGTAATTGTGCAACATCTAGGTATGTACCATCTGGTCTACGTATATCGAACGCTCGGAATTTTACATTACCGGGTTTAGCGTCGTAATGGAAATTCTTTTGTACTTTACCATAGACTTCACCATACAGAACTACGTTCTGGTTATTAAGGATAAATTCTTTTAGTGATTGGTCGTTGTTGAACGCTGTCCAGTAGATATTAGCAACGTCTTCTTTCATCCAGAAATTTCTACCACCAACATATACCTCTCCGTTAATACAACCAATTTTCATTTGGCTGCCGTGGAGTTTTTCTGTTACATTTACAATTTCTCCATCTACCATTGTTCTCCAGTATTTGTGGTATGTGTCCAAGTCATACTTAGTTAGATACGCAAATTCTTTTGGCGTAGAATCAATATTACCTTTTGTACCACCAACTTCTTCTGGTGGATTCCAATGTTCTACACCAAGAATAGTCGCAACATCATCACCAACTTTGCTACCTTCTGGTGCAGGTACAAGGCAACCTTGACTATATACTTGACGTAGTTTCTTTACCGTCACCCGTCTCATTTTATCCTTACCTTCTACAGCAAGGAAAGCGAATTCTGGGCGTGAAGTATCCACAATACTATCAGGTTGTATATAAGCTACCAAATCACCTTCTTTCCAACAATCCAACGCGATAACTACAGTATAACTACCGAATGGTCGAAATATACCAAGCTTGTCCGCGTTAGGATGTTTTTCGATTACGTCTAAAACCATTACTGGTACTTCATGTGTTGAAGTCATCATTATTCCTTTCTAATTGTAGCGTTGTGGTTTTTAGCAAACTCTTCCAATCTAGACCAAGAAACACCGTGAGTAAAATTTTCACCGTCGATAGTATCTGTGGTTATACTATTCATATCACAAGACTGAAATACCATAAACTTATTCTTGCTAGACTGTGCCAATACAACATTAGAATCACCAACCGAAGTCCAGATAAACTTATCACCTTCTCTAAGAATTTTATCTTCTTTCACAACCTTTTTGATAAGTTTAACACCTAAGAATATACTACTGTTTTTCATAATGTCAGAATTAATATGACTTGGTTTCCAAGCGTCTACATCTAGTGTATCTTTAGAGATTTCACCATGACATTCACACTCAAAGATTTGACAGCCACCATTATCCCAATCGTTTTCTTCAATAGCTTGTTCGGCTGCTTCAAGTGTATTAAATACAAATAATCCACTACCTAGTTTAGTTGGGAATGTCCAAGTATTTAATGAATAGCGTACCTTATGGGAATAACTTGGAGTATGTGTATACTTACTAGCGATTGATTCCATAGTGTTTGTAAGAACTTTGTAATACATGTTATACTTCCTTATAATCGAAATATAGGTATCGCTTACCGATAGACCATAACCATATCTAATAGATAAATTATTATCAATTTTTTCACATTGTGATTCTTTAATATCAGATAAACAGTCAATTAGAATTTTATCATTCCACATTTGCCATTTTCCGTCAATATATTTAAGTATACGAGATGATTCTTTGTTTGTACTGAGATAAAATTTTGTACCGTTTTTAAAACCGAGTAAAGTTGGTTCCATAGTAGATAAATCTCCTAATCTAGAGTAATAGTTGTTAATAAGACTCCTATATAAGTAAATATTATAAGGTATTTACAATCCTCTGAATATCTTTTATCGCGTTAACGTATTTATCATTGGCTACGCCAATGTATTTGGAAATTGAACCGTAGTGTTGTTCTAAGCAATCAATTAATAGCTGACGAATAGCCACATCATCTGGTTTATCACGTAGTTTACTATTTTGCTCTAACTCAATTAGATATTGTTCCTTAGAGTTAAAGAAATCCTGTACTTGTTGTAAAGTCCAGTTGCCTTGCCTGATATTCTTAATAAACTCTTTATCTCGGCGTAAATCAAGATAATGATTAAGTAGAATTTGTTCACATTCTAACAATAGGCGAACTACGTGTCCACAGTTTTTCGTGTCAAATCCGAATTTTTCTACCAATTCTTTACGTTGTCCAGTCTTTTTGTTGTGTACATTTTTTAGCTCCGCGTAAGCATATCCTCTAAACTTTGGTACACATAACTTAGAAAGGAAAATTTCCCGTTTAGCTCTAACCATTTCGGCTATTGGTGTACTGTACAATACACAGTCCCTATCTGTATACATCATATCAATAATATTCGGATTACCATTACGCAGTAACGTGAAGAGTTTAGTTATAGAGAATACCTTAAAGTCATAGCTTCTATCTTTATATTCAACGTGATGTTGTTGCCATTCATCAAAAATAGGAATAGAGTCATAACCGTATATAACTTCTGGAAACAGATATTGCTTCGGCGGAATACAAAATCCTGTAACATCAATATCGGACAAGTCCATATTAGTACCGTAACTGTAGCTACCACCAATAGTTAGATACTGTGTATTGGTTTCAACAAACGACGGGATACTATTACCTAGTTTAAATTTTTCGAAGTATGAAGCGTTACTCATAGCTATACCACTCGCTTAACTAAACAAACAGCATCACAAAAAATAGTATTCGGGTACACTATACTGATATCCTCGAATCCTATATCTTTCTTCTTATCAAATATATCGTCAATACGACCTAGGCTAGAGCAGTAATATGATTTATTAGTTGGATTTAAAACCAAACACTCATAAATTTCACAACGATGGTTCTCGCTAAGAAACTGTTTCGCGGAATCAAGCTTGGAAAAGCAGAAAATCTTACTACCATCAACTTTAGGATATACTAATTTTCCAACCGTATACTCTAAGTTAAACCGTTGTGGATTAGTGATAAATATATCACTCCACATACTAGCTGATACTGAGTATAATTGTTTACCGTTTCTTTTAACTACTTTGTAGTATTTCATTAATCTACCTTTCTTGTATCATTATACACAATTTTATCATACATCTCAATTTCTCTCATTATAGATGAGCGTAAACACAAAAGACAAAATTATGACAATAGCAAGCATGACGCAGGTTGTGTATATCATTGCGACCTCAATTCTGTTGAACTAATGTTGACACCGAGAAAATTCTTTACTATTCGATGCCTATCGTTATTTATCTTTTTAACATATACATTACTTCTTTCGTAAATATAAATGTGCGTATTTCCTAGAAGTCGCAATTCATCATCTGGAATTCTGTTATATGTATCTGAACCCATAACAAAATCTGGTCTAATACCATTAAATTCTAAATATGTATATTTGCCCACGAACTTAGGAATATTAGTTAGCCAAATACCGTTAATATTTCCAAAGTCTTGTTGCACACGCTCTAATAATTCATAGAATGAGATTTGACCTTTATCGGCATTATCATAAGAAATCTCTATATCTAATGGTCCATAGTGTTTAACATGATGATTTATAATAGCTCTATGCCCATCATGTAATGGGTTGAACGAACCGGAATAGATAGCGCCGCAAGGCGTATGGTTATTTACTGGAATAAAATAGCACCCACCATTATTAAACGCGTCAAATACTTCCTGCGTATATCTATACTTGTGAAAAACTGATAGTAAAATGATTTCATATAAAAAATTTGTTAAGGCATCTTCTTGTTCTTTTCTTGTTTTCTGGGTGAATATAAGTTTTTTGTACATAAAAACACCGTCATTATCCACCACGCATACATAACCCAGATTTTCTCTACCCTCTCTTTCATTTGATTTTCTTAGCGATGCTGTAACCCCAATCCCAAAATTTACGCGGTCGTATAACATATTATTATAAGCCGCGAACGCTAATTTTCTAGCAACATCTTCGGAACAATATTTTGGCTGACGGCCGATTAGTTCGTCAACAGCCTCGCAATTATAAGGCACCTGAATATCATATAGATATTTTGATGCACCACCTTTATCCAAGAGTAGTGGAATTACACCAGTACCACCGCCAGTAATATATAAGGAAAATTTCATGATAGTTTACTTTCTAATAATACCACGTTCAATCATTCTGTTAATGATTACGTCTGCCATTTTAACACGTTCATAATCACGCACAAAAGACGTGACTATAACAATTGCTACGAAAAGCACAACATACCATACTATTTCTTTAGTTTTCATTTTGCAACCCTTCGATTAAACCCTTACCGAATTGTTTACTCTTGCGACCAACCCATCTACCAATAATACGACTTTTATTATAGTTAACCTTATATTTTAGGATATCATCAGACGTATCAAAAATACCATCTCTACCGGCAGATACTAATGTCGTTGTAGTATGGATTGCTATCGTAGCAATTGAGATAAGACACTTTCTACCATAGTAAT